TTCCTGATTTTATTTCAGTTGTTTCTTTAATCCAAACATCTAATAACTTTTGATGTTTTTCTGTTTCTACAAATAATTCAACTAATGCTTTTGTATCTACTTGAATATGTCTTGGAATAGCATTGGTCTGAATAGGAAAAAACTGGAAAGATTTTCTTTCTATTTTCTCTAATTCTAAACACATAAAAATCATATGTTTCAAATACTTATAAGGAGTAATTTTAATATCATAGTAATAACTGGTATCAAATGTTTCAGGAACAATTTTATAACGATTTTCTTTTAACCAGTTATGGTATTTTTCATCACAATTAAGAGTATTATTGATAATATCGTTTTTAACTAAATTGATTTCTTTGTAAAGTTGTTTTTTGAATTCTTTGTTTTCCAACTGGTCTTGATACAAATGCTTAAAATAAGAATTTACAAATCGGTTAATATAATCAAAAAATCTCATTTTAATATTATTTTCAATAGATGTAATCATAGTTGTAGCGTAATAATCTAAAATAGATGATAAATTACTTCCATCTTCTAATTGAAAAGTATGTAATTTTTGAAATTCTTGCAATAAAATAGCATTATTGCCTTTTGGTTTTTGTCCCGAAGAAGATTTAACTATTGATTTCATAGACATTGAAATCGTATCTGTTGTAATTTCAGGTATTTCTTGATTATTATGATACTTGTGAAGAACCCATAATCGTAATAAAAAATATGTTTTACTTGTAATTGCATTTGTTCTAATAATTGCTTTTTTTAAAATTTCTAAATATTCCTTAACTTCTTTTTCTTTCTCTAAATCTTTATTAAGAATAGAGGAAATATGAAGTTTCAAACACCGATATTTATCCGGAGGTTCTTTTTTAGAATTCATCCTATATAATTTATATAAAGAAAATATCTTTAAATAAATATACGCAATTATATTTATTCCTAAATTATTTATAACATTCTACTTTTTCACCTTTTCCATTATAAACCCAAATTTCATAATTATATCCTAATGCTTTTCCTGCTTTTTGTTTAAGAAATATACAATCTTTTTTCTTTTCAGCAGTCCAAGTTGATTTTATTTCAACACATTTATTTTGACTTGTAATAAATATATCTACATAATGCCTATGTTTTTTAACATTTTCATCTTTGTACCATATTTCGGGAACATTGGAACAACCAGTTATAATATCTTCTTCTAAAATGCCGTTATTAAATAATTCATCTAACGCATAATTTTCATATCCCTGAATTTTAATTATTTTCCCAGATGGTAATTTATAATCTTTAAACTTATATGAGTTTTTTGACAATTCATTCATATAACTGCTATTTTGTGAAGGATGTTTGTATCCATACTTTTGTATATTAGTTTTTATCTTCCTATTCTGTATTTCTTCATTTTGAGAAGGATTTTCAACTCCATAATTTTCTACCATTGTGTTTTTTATTTTTTCTTTTATAATTTCTGATTGAAATTGATTTTCAACTCCATATATTTTTAAACAAGTTTCTTTTCTTTTATTTGTAATTATTGAATTTGCTAATCCTTCATCGCCAAATTTGTTTTTAATTGTATCTTTTTTTTTATTCTGTATTTCTTCATTTTGAGAAGGATTTTCAACTCCATAATTTTCTACCATTGTTTTTTTGGATTTTTCTCTTACAATTTGTGATTGTAGTGAATATTCGACCCCATATTTTTTTAAACAAGTTTCTTTTGACTTCGCTTTTACAAATTCTGATTGTAATGGATTTTCAACACCATAATTCTCTAATATTGTGTTTTTTATTTTTTCTTTTATAATTTCAGATTGTAGCGGTGTTTCTACACCAAATCTTTCTAAACATGTTTTTTTTACATTTACTTTTCTATTTTCTTTCGTATGAAATTTACAATAACAACCACCATATTCAATAATACTACGAAATCTTTTTTGAAATTTTTCATTACATCCATTAAAACTACAATTACCTTCAATAATAGCATCTCGGTTTATTTTTTCATTACTATAATCCTTTGATAATATTATGCTATTATCTTTACAAAATTCTTTTAAAACCTCATGATTATATATTTTCTTATTATTCATAGTAATCTATTTTATATAAAAATACAACTTTATATAATCAATTTTTTATTTTATTTTTCAGATTTTTCTATTACTTTATTTTTTTCCTTTCGTTTTTGATATGCTCGTTTTCTATATTCCTTTAATTTTTCAGGATTTTCCTCTTTTAATTTTTGTAGATAATTAGAACCTAATTCCTTATATTTTTCTTTATTCTTTTCATAATATCGTTTATGATTATCTCCATTTGTATATTTCTTTAATCGTTCTTCTAATTCTGCGTTCTTTTTTTTTAATTCATCGTTTTCTTTTTGTAATTCTTCCATTTTATATTATAGTATAAATATTTTTAATATTTTTTATAAATATTTATTATGAAGCAACATACAGAGGATTATAAAGAAACTGCTGTAAAATATTATTTAGAACATAATGAGGATATGCGAAACACTTGTAAAATATTCAATTGTAAATTTCAATCGTTAGCAAGATGGATTAAAACCTACAAAAATAATGGAAATATAAATAGAAAAACTCGTAAAAATCATAATCTCAAAATTACACCTGAAATTGAAAAGTTTGTTAAAGAATATGTAAGAAAATACAATACAACAACTTTATGGGAATTATCTAAATTGGTAGATGAAAAATACAAAATTCATCTAAACGATAAAAGTATTTATAATATTTTACATAAACATAAACTTACAAGGAAACGATTACGAAACAAATATTATCCTGAAAAGAAAGAAGGTCAAGAAAAAGAAGATTTGGAAACTTTTTACAAAAAGTTGAATGATTTTGATTACAAAAGAACCATTTGTTTAGATGAGACATCTATTTACCTGAATATGACACTTACTTATGGTAGAAGTAAGAGTGGAACAAGAGTAATCAAAAAGACAAACAAATATCCTTATAAAAGATATAATTTATTATGTGCTATAAGTGCGGATAAAGTAATTGGATGGAAATTATACCCTGAAAGAAAAGGCGGTGTAAAAACAACCGATATTTTAGAATTTTATGATGAGTTTATTCATTCCAAATATAAGAATTATTTGGTAATAATGGATAATGCAGTTATTCATAAATCAAAACTAATAAGAGAAAAGATAGAATATGATAATAATCATTTATTATATAGTGTTCCTTATCATCCCGAAACCAATAGTATAGAAGAGTTTTTTAGTCAATTAAAACATTATATCAAAAAGGAAAGTCCGAATACATATGAAGATATTTATAAAGTAATTTCTAATATTTTAGAGAAGAAAATCACAAAGGAGCATTTGTCAAATTATTTGAAACATAGTTATAAAATATACAAATCATAACTGGGTTTTGTCTCATTTTTCTTTCCGGTCGGTGTAATTTATACCCCGTGTAAATTTTCCTAAAGATACGAATTTATTAAAACATTGTTTTTATACCCTTGTAAACATCACACAAATGATTTTTTGATGATTTCACTCATCACCGTTTGTTCGGGGGTCAAATAATAATATTTTCCATCACCTTTTCCTAAATCATCCGAAAAACTACGCATCAAAATTTCTATAACAATACATAGTCCTAATTGTGAAACAAACGTCGTATTATCATCAGTGTAATAGGTTGATTTTACTATTTTGTTCAGAATTTTGATGACTTTGTCTTTGCCAGCATCGTCGATTCTTGCGCCGAAATTGTTGCGTTTTTCGGTCATATCTTTTATTTTGAAAACCATTTCTTTTACGTTCGATTTTTTCGATGTAAATTGGGTAACAAATCCTAATAATGCATTCATTTTATCGGGTGTTCTCGGAATAACATATTGCAACAATTCTTTTCCGATGATTTCGTAATCTTCTTCGTCTGCTTCGGTCCATATAGTTTTGCCGTTTTTGGTTTGTTTCATCATAATAATCAGGGTTTCGTCTTTCATAACCGTTATTCCCACATGTTCACTTGACTGTAAAATACGTTCGTCAAAATAAGTTTTCACCCTTTTTTCGTATTCAGTAGAAGGTTCGGCAGCAAGGGGAGAACCATCATACAAATGGTGAATAATCGTCATTTTTTCTTGAAACGGGAGGAGGTCCAGGAAATGGTCTACCATGTATTTTTTGATGGATTCGTCGGTTATGTTGTATTGTTCTCGCAATTGTGTAATAGGTAATGTATGTAGAACCTTTTTGACAGTAATCGTTTTATCGGGATTCTTCGCTTTCTGGATTTCTTCGTATTGATGTTCTGGTTTAGAATAATACACCACCATACCGGCATGTCTATACCAGTTCTTTTCACCCTTGTTGAGAACTTTTGTATTGAATACATATTGCATGGAGGTTTCTAAATCTTTCATTATGGCACTATACGAATTGGTTGTTGAAATGGTGGATGGTGCGACTGCTGGTGCGACAGAGACCTCTGTGGACGGTTCGAGCGCGGATTCTTCGGATGGCGGAGGGGGCATGTTTTTAGAATCGGCTATTTTCAAAAAGATGGACCGGCGTTTGTATTCTACTGGTGCGCTTCGTTGATAAATGGAAGCATTTTCATCGGTGATTTCGACGGGTTGAAATGCGTAATAGGCAGTATCGGTTTCTGCGTCGTATTTATCGACCAGACGACCGGTTCTCCCATAAGCATCGACTAAATATTCATTTGGAGAAGTAATCAATTGCGAAAGGGCACTGTAGATTTGTTCATAGGGATATTCTTTGACAATGTTGATGGCGGCGATTAATTGATTCCTTTCATAAAAAACATGAGACGCAATAGACTGGTCGGACTTTGCACTGCGTTTCGGCGTTTTTTCGCGGAAAAGTTCTCGAATTCGTTGCATGATAATCTCTTGGTTGGATTGCATATAGTTTGTGTTATAGTATTCTGTTTTGTTAGATTTCGATGCGTCGATGGTTTCTTTCGGGATGCATTTGTAATCGCAATATTCCATATAATCACATACTTCGGTGAAAGGTCGGTCGCCGATTTTGTAGTCGATGGGGGTATCGGATGACGATAAATTGATCGTGATGTTTTGATTTGCGGCCATTTCGTTCAGTTTTTCAACAGTGAAATTCGTTTGTTCGATGTTGAGCATGCAATCGACCGCCATGGATTTCATCAATCGTGTGACATTTCCGATTTGAATGGCTTTTTTCTCGGCTAAACGATAGACATACAAATCAGCGGCTTCTTCTTCTGTATCTAATTCTGTTCCGTGTAGATATATTTCGACATTGCGGTCTTCAAAAGGTAGGGCACAATGACTGAGATTTCGGACAGCTCTTCCGATAATTTGTTCAATACGATTCATATTATACCATGGCTCGAGAACGTGGATCTGGCGTATATTTTTGAAATCGAGACCTTCTGCCCCAGCTTTCGAAAGTAAAATAACACGGACTTGTTCACCATGTTTGTTGTCGGCGTTTGTTGCATATTTGATATCTTCAGCATTGTTCGCTGAAAATGATTTGTCCCCCGTAATCATTACGTATTTAGCTGGATGGAACGGAGCGTCTGTCTCGGTAAATTCACTTATCGGTTTCATTGTCAATGCATCTATTGCACTTTTTGGAGGAGTTTTGAACAGATTTTTCGTATTGGGTGCGCTACTGTATCGCGAAAATCCCATGGATTCTAAAGCGAGAGCAACCGGCACGATACCGCCGTCAATGTATTGTGAATATATGGCGACGATTCCTTTCGACTTTTTGATGATGCGACCTATCTCGGCAATTTTTGCACTATATTTAGGGATTTCGGTTTCGCTGAAAATTTCACCATAGGTTTCCGCTATTTCGGGTTTGTATTCAAAATTATAACGAATTTGGACACCTGCTTGATTTTCTTGCGCATAATTCATGACGTGTTCTAATCCGGATTTGCCTACGATGGATTCTATTACATTTTCATTTTCAGTGGAATCGAGAACTGCGTTTGGATAGACCATGTTGAGTGATTCGATGGGGTGTTGTAGTATAGTATATCCGAATGATTCCATGTTCTCGAAAGTGGGCATGCGGCGTATTTTGCCTAAATTAGTATATGTGTCATAGGTTTTATTTTTCATGATGTTGATGATTTTTTCGTAGCCTTTTTTTTGATATTCGCCTATGGTCGTGATGTAAATATGGACATGTTTGATAGGTTCGTCGATTGTAGTACCATTCATCTGGATTGTGGGATAGGATTTGTCTTTGAAACTATGCTCGGGTGCGAACGTTTCTGGATAAATACGATAAGGGAACGTATATGGATTTTCTCCGCGAACGTAGGATATATATCCCGTAAGTTTTCTGATTAATAGGTCTCTTCCGGATTCCGTGATTTGTCCGTTTTCTGATGTTTGCGGTTCTCTGAAATGTCCGTCGGCGTCAAAGACATCGGAGATTTCGATGGTTGCGCGTTTGTCGTTGATATTCATGAGATTAACGAGCCATATGATTTCTTTGTAAGAATTGAAAAGGGGGGTTGCCGATAACAACACCATGCGCATATTTTGCGAATGTTTAGCGACTTGCATCAACAAGAGTGCGGTTTTCTTTTTCTCTTTGTTATCACTAGAAAGACGTATGTTGTGAACTTCGTCGATAATAATCAGGCGATTGTCGAATAGTTCTCGTATAGATTTTATGAGAATTCTTTTACGTTGTTGTTTCGTCATATTTTCGACATTGGCGGTGCTGCGCTTGATGGCGCTGAAAATGTAATTCGATAACTGTCCATATCCGATAAACAAATAGTATTGATTGATAATTCTTTTCACAGAACTAATGACTTTTTCTTGTGTCATCCCTTTTAGACTGGTTGGATTGATTTCTTTCAGCAATGAATTGCCTACACAGGATTCGATGTTCCATAAACCGTCGGAACCTGGTATTAGTTGCAATTTTCGTTCATCAAACAATTGTAAACGAAAATTGGTTTGAACATTGGGGGATGCGACAATGAGAATCCTTTGTGTAATATTCATTTGTTTCATATATGCGCGCATTTCTTCGGCGATTCCTATGGAACTGCACGTTTTTCCACTGCCCAGACCGTGGTATAGCAATAAACTATTGTATGGTGTTTGTAAGGATAGGAAATTTTTCACGAAAATCTGGTGCGGCATCAATTCGAATTTAGCTTTACATAGTAATTCTGCTTGTTTTTTAATGTCATGAATAGCGCCGTCGTATTTGGTATCTGCGAATTCTTTGTGTTGTGCGATTTTATCGTTGAAACGGGGGTCGTTTAAATCCGGATATAAAAAATCATAGGGGTCTGATTCATTGGATTCTTCGAAAGTTTCTTTTTCGCGTCTTTCTACATCCAGTAATTGTTTGTTTGATATGGATGGCTTTGTGTTAGTGGCGTTGTTAGTAGGAAGTTCTTCTTCGGGTGCAGTTGTCGTATTCTTTTCATTTCGGATTGATTTTTTTGCAGGTGTAATCGCAGGCGTTTCCGTAGGTTCGTGTTCAGGTTTTTTTGCGGGTTCACAAATTCCTGTTTTTTTATTTTTACGAGTTCCTTTAGGGCATTTTTTCGTATCTGGTTTTTGTTTTACATTCGCTTCGGGTTTCGCTTCGGGTTTCGCTTCGGGTTTCGCTTCGCATTTTCCAGTTTTCCTATTTTTGCGAGTTCCTTTAGGACATTTTGTAGACTTAGCCGGACTATCATTAGCAACACCATCTACATCCCGTGCATTTTCATTTATACTTTCCACTATTTCATTAATCGGTTCTATCAATGAATTTGCAAAGGGGTCGAGTGTGCTCTGAAATTTCAAAGATAAATCACTCGGTTTTTTCTTTATCGTTTTATTTCCATCCGACATAATAGTATTATATAATACTATTATATCTTTTTATGCCTTTGAATATACGAAGCTACACGGCATCGTGAATGGAAATCTTCGCCGGTTATGAACATACTAATTTGTATTTTATCAAGCATGCATGTATATTCGATATAACTTTTATTTTTTCTAAATTATAGGGTCTGATGCAAGAAATACACTGTTCAATTGTTCTCCATGATATCTCACTTACTTCGGTTTCTTCAAATTTAGTTGTTATTGTGCTGTTTTCATAAGGCATAAACATGAGATAATATTTATGTTTGTAGGATTTGTAATTCGAACCCATAAATATTTCTTCAAACGGTAGGATATTATGAATATTTTTCAATAATTTAGGATTATATCCCGTTTCCTCATAAAATTCTCGCAATGCACAATCGTAATCTTTTTCATAGTAGTTTCGCCGTCCTTTAGGAAATCCCCACTCTGGTTCATTCCATGGTTCAAAACCCAATGTTTCTTGAATAATCGAGTCAATCGAATATATTTCATTATCACATACCACACCTAATTTCAGTCGTGTGAATTTATCCATAGAATCATGTTGTTCTGATTTATATTGATTCGATAATTGTTCACTACTACCCCATAAATCTTTCCATAATTCGTCAAAATCCATAGTCTGTATTCTCTTCTTCTCAGATACCGTCATTTGTTTAACCATATTGATAATATAGTCTTTATCGGTGATTGAATATTTCCCCCTCATAAAATCAATATATCCTAAAGTATCTTTCCTTCGAATCATCAAATATTCATATTGTCCGTATATATTCAAACGAAATGCTATTACGCCAAAACTTGTAATGGGCATTTTACATTGATTGAAAATATGACCATTTTTCCCGCAATTATTACAAAAATGTTCATAAGTATTCATATTCGGATTTTTTCTAAATATAAATAATCATTCCTTTCTATATAGTTTCAAAATGCAATATGAACCTTCTGTATGGGGACCTCATTTCTGGTTTTTTATACATACATTGGCATATTCTTATCCAGAACATCCGAATGCAATCACAAAGCGAAAATACTATGATGTCATACAAAATTTACCGATTTTTATACCCGTCGTTGAAATGGGAAACCGATTCAGTGAACTTCTCGACAAATATCCAGTATCGCCTTATCTGGATTCCCGTGAGTCATTCATTCGATGGACGATTTTCATACACAACAAAATAAACAAAATGATAGGAAAAGAAGAATTGACTTTCGCAGAGGCCTATCATAAATACGCTGACGAATACAAAATAAAACCGATTTATTTAGCGGAAAAATTGCGTATAAAAAAACACTATTTGTATTTCGCGGCGATACTTTTGTGCATGGTTCTCATTTATCTCTATATATGATTTTTTCTAATGATACTATAACTAATGAGATTTGAAATTGTTTTAGTATTGATAACCGCATTTTTGATGGCAAACATATACACCGACGGAAAATATATGAAACTCGCATTATCGTGGAAGAAATATTATCAGATGGCAGGCATAGCATTCGCCGCCATCATGATTTACTGGTTAATGAAAAAAAACCCGTTGTATGCAAAACAAATCATAACCACGTCGAATGATTATTTGAAATATTTACCTGTAGATAAAAACGCATCCATGGTGGTTTCACCTATTCTGGATTTCACCGCGAAATACGGATTTTCACAAGAACAACTGGGTGGCGCACCGTATTTATCAATGCCACCATTACAACAACACAAATCGCAATATGAACGTATTACACAATCCGGAAAAAACTCGACAAAACGTTCTGTAAGTGAAACAAAGAAAAAATTCGTCGCAGCAAGTCAGAAGTGGACATGTGGAAAATGTGCAAAACAATTACCAGCATGGTTCGAGGTGGATCATAAAATCCGATTAGAATATGGAGGCAGTAATCACGTAGATAATTTAGTCGCTTTATGTCGAGATTGCCATGGAGAGAAAACCGCCATGGAAAACCTATAGTATTTCGTGGTGACCGGAAGATGCAAAGGTGGGCGACAATTACAACATTTTCAAATCTTACTATATAAATTACTTTGTGTATAATATATAAGAATATGTCGGACGATACAGGATTAATAGAAAGACCTCGGATTCCTCATGAATTTTTACACTTTTTGAATAAATTGACCATACCAATCAAACAAATCAATGAAAAAATCAAAAAAATCAAAAACAAAAATGTCCGGAATGGGGTTTATGGCGGTATTTTTATGTCACTTATCGCATTATTACTGACATTTTCACCGTATCGTACTTCGATAGCATTTATAGTAGGATTTATACTGGTCGCATTAGTAAGTGCAATCATAAAATTTATCAAAAAAACACAACAATATACAATTAGTCAACGTATCGGTATTGCACTCGGATTTGCACTTTTGTTTGTATTTTGTGCAATAATTATTATTTTAGTTGATACGCAAATAGGTAATCCGATATATGCTATTATTACGGCGTTAGTGACGATTGATCTTACTTTATTGAAAGATAGTGCATCTGGTCTATTCACATTTTACAAAGATTCCGGTAAAGAAACGTATGACCAAATCGCCGAATTATTGCAAATGAAAACGAAAGAACACCGTGAAATGCTTACTGGGTGTTTAGTAAAATATTTAGCAGTTTTGTTGGTAATCGGTTTGATATGTATGATATTGATAAAAACATCTTATGACCCGAGTGCAATGAATCGAAATACGATGTCATATGCTTCATTAATGATAGTTCCGCTATTGATAAGTTTTTTCATATTTTCACCAATGGTTAAATCCGACGATAGCTCGACAGTAATAATGTTGGCAGGTGGATTCATATGCATGATGATTGCTATTTATAGTTATTATTCTACTTCATGGACCCCAAATACCATTTATTATGGCGGTTACGTGATGAATATATTGCTCTTGATTATTTTGATAGTAGGTCTAGGTATCATTTTCAAGGTTTTTTCAGGGCAACTGAAAAAATTATCTGGATGGCCTGGATTTTTTTCGAATTTGATGTTTTTTATTCCATGTTTACTCAGTGATGGTATGCAATATTTATTTCAACAAATAAACATAACACCTAATGTGGTAATAATGTTATTATTTATTGAAATTGTATTGATACTATTGTATGTGTATGTTCCTGTCATCATTGATAGAATATCGAAGACAAATACAGCGCTGATATTAAACCGTCCAGTATTCATTGATAAGGAAATTCCGATCGGCGATAGTTCATTATTTTTAATGGAAAAGACTGACGATAGTACTTTAGGCAGTTCAGTATATAGAAAGAATTACACATTTAGCATGTGGATATATTTGAACCCACCGACTCAAACAAGCGATGAATACATGGATGGTGTAAAGATATTCGATTATGGTAATGGTAAACCGAAAATATCGTATAAAAATAAGTCTAGCAACACTCGTGCATCAAACCAAGATATATATGATATTACATTTACGAATACGAAAGTTGATGGTAGTAACAATAGAGTTGATACCAAGTATGAAATTAGTTTACCGAATCAAAAATGGAATAATTTCGTTTTCAACTATTTCGGTTCAAAAGTGGATTTGTATATAAATGGTGCTTTAGAGAGAACGTTCGAGTTCTCGAACAATATGCCATTATATTTACCCACGGACGTTATTACTGTCGGAAGTCCAAATGGATTAGACGGTGCAATATGCAATGTAAATTATTACAAAACGCCACTGTCGTCGGACAAAATTTCGACAATCTATAACCTCCTGTTTATGAAAAATCCGCCAATGAATCTATAAAAAAATATCTTTTTATTATATAATTTATGGAAGTTATTGTGATTATCTTGATTGTTATTGTTGTTATTTTAGCATATTATTTATACAGGCTTTCAACTAAAAAAAACGATACTGCTAGTCAATTGTATTATTTGAATACACCTACTATTATTGGTTCGGATACTTTGACGAATCCAAAATCCGCACGATTTTCTTACACAGCATGGGTATTTGTGAATACATGGAATATTCCTACTAACACAGCCAATATGAACAAAGTTCTATATAAGGCACAGGGAGGGTCCCCTGCGCAAAATATAATAGAATTGAATTTAACATCAAATAAGCCAATATTAAAGACAACGGTTTATAACGATCAAATAATTATAACAAATAATTTCCCTATTCAAAAATGGGTATATGTAGTAATCAGCGTTGATTCATCGACGGTGGATTGTTATTTAGACGGAAAATTAATTGTATCTAGAAAATTAAATAATATTGTAACTATACCATCTACGTATGCTATAACAATCGGTCCAAATCCATTAGATACATATATAACTGGATTTAAATATTATGATACCCCACTTAATCCTCAACAAGTATGGTCCTATTATATGGCCGGTAATGGATACGTTGGAGGTAAATATACTGTTAATTTAGAAATAAAAAAAGATAATAAAGTAATTACGTCATTTCCCCCTGGTTCTTCATCTTAGAATGTGTGGGGGTGGGGGGAATTTAATTCTTGAAAATATATAAAATTATTTTACAACAAAATTTAATATAATTATATGTTATATTGACATATAATTATGAATAATTCAGAAACCACATTACAGCGCATGCAAAATACATTATCAGATACATATGGAAAAGCAACTGAATCGTTATCCAGTATGTACAATAATGTATCGAGCACCGTAGCCGAAAATTATGATAAGGCAGCAGATTCGGTATCCTCCGTGTCAAATAATATTTATGGGCCTATAAACTCATTAAAAGAATCTATATCAAATACAGTCGACGAGTTTTCATCAGAAAATGTAGGTACAGCCAGTGCCGAGTTTTTAGAATCAAATAGTCTTATTGCCAGATTTTCTTTTGTATTGATCGTCGTTATTGTATTTGTCATTTTATTACGTTTAGGGATTTATTTAGTCGGTTATTTTTCTGAACCGAAGGGAAATCCATACATTGTCGAAGGATTGCTACCCGGTTCAAATCCAGTTCATGTGACGCAAGACCCGAAAATAAAAGATTCGGTAACTATATTACGTTCAAACAACCAAAAGACGGGTATTGAATTTACGTGGTGTGTATGGTTGAACATTACGGATATAAAACTTGTCACAAACTCAAATACAAGCACTATCTATAATTATCAACATATTTTTAATAAGGGTGATAAAAGTATTGATAACACTGGTAACAGTTTTGACGTATACGGAATTTCAAAAATTAATAATGGTCCAGGTATGTATTTACGAACTTCATCCGACCCTACTCTATACATTGTAATGGACATGGTTTCTTCTCAGAGACGTGCCGTAAATATAACCAATATACCTTTGAAAAAATGGTTTCATGTTATTCTTCGCATGCAAAACAATAAAATGGATATTTACATAAATGGAGTTGTTACGCAAAGACTCACCTTTCCAAATGTCCCTAAGCAAAATTATCAAGATGTTTATGTTTGTCAAGATAATGGTGTTTCCACTGGATTCTCTGGCAATTTATCCAATTTACTTTATTATGACCGTGCATTGAACATATTTGAAATAACAAACATGGTATCAAAAGGACCAAATCTTTCTACAAGTAAGCAAAATTTAGCAACCGCTACCAGTGGTTCTACTTATTTATCTTCATTGTGGTATACGAATAAAATGTAACATAATTGATTGTTTAGGATTATTTCAAGATATACATATATATATGTCAAATTTATTGATTGATTCATCTCAATGTAACGTATTACTGCAATTACGTAGATCCCGAAATGTTATAAATAGGTCATTACGATTTGACAATTTAGCATCATCGCCATATCCTATACATACACAATATGAGTTAGATATGAGAAGAAAAGCTGAAATATTACAATATAAAGCGACTAATAAAAATGTTTTTCAGAATAATTTAACAAAATCACAATTATATTCTCAAATGATAAATGGGTCATATCAAATCAATCCTGTAACGAATAATTGCCCAAATACAATGATTTCAATGCCTACCTATTATTCCGACGTTCCAGGACCCGCACAAAATTTATATTTGAATCCAGAAGTCCCATTGTATAATTTGCACGTCATTCGTGAATACACCGATTTCTATTACGCAAATAACGATAAATGGAAATATGTATCTTATTCGAACATAATCTCGAATCCTGATTATGACGTATTAATTGGTTCGCTAACCATCCAAAATGGAATAGATGATAATGCTTATACGTTTTCTTTGCGCATTCCAGTCAATATTTATATGACGGGAATAAATAATACAGAAATAGATAAAACATTGGATTTTATTAGAAAGCCATCCACAATAAGTATATCTAACAATATATCTTGCAATGTTTACTATAATGATACATTGTTAAATTCGAATAATGTGGCAAAACCAGTCAATCCAATTACAGATAAAAGTGATATATATGATATTACTCTAAATACCCAAAATTCAGGAAACAATCAATTCCAAGCAAACATATTTGCAGGATATATTACATTTAATAATATAAATTTGTATACAGTAAATGGCTATACATATGATTTTAAAATTAATATCAAAAGTATACTCAATACAAATGATGAAATTTACATACAGCAAGATGATTATTATTCAACATTTGGCACATATTGTGTGATAAACTCTAATAATGCGAATATTGATATATCGTGCAATGCTACCTCATTGAATCCATATACAACAAAAACGGTAACCCTTACCGGAAGAAATACAAAATACGAGACACATTCAGATAGCATTGTATTAGACGCTCCTGCTCCTGCTCCTGCTCCTGCTCCTGCTCCATCTCCTGCTCCATCTCCTGCTCCATCTCCTGCTCCTGCTCCATCTCCTGCTCCTGCTCCATCTCCTGCTCCTGCTCCATCTCCTGCTCCTGCTCCATCTCCTGCTCCTGCTCCTTCTCCTGCTCCTGCTCCGTCTCCTGCTCCTGCTCCATCTCCTGCTCCTGCTCCATCTCCTGCTCCTGCTCCTGCTCCATCTCCTGCTCCTGCTCCTGCTCCTGCTCCTGCTCCATCTCCTGCTCCATCTCCTGCTCCATCTCCTGCTCCTGCTCCATCTCCTGCTCCTGCTCCTGCTCCTGCTCCTGCTACTATTACTCAAACATATAATATTACAAATTCTGGTTTAGGTGCATATGCAATAAATGGTAATAATAATGCAACAATATCATTAATTCGTGGAAATACATACAATCTAGTAATAAATGCAAATGGGCATCCTTTTTGGATTCAAACTGTTTCTGGTGGATACAGTATCAACAATATATACAATTCTGGTGTAACCAATAATGGAACACAAAACGGCACTATTATATTCACAGTTCCGAGTAATGCGCCAAATACATTATATTATGCTTGTCAATTCCATTCAAGCATGCAAGGAAGTATAACAATTACGTGAAGTATACAAAATTCATAGCAATGCAATATACATCAATTATATTATACTGATGTATATTTCAATTATTTATGTCAAATTCGAGTTCGTCGCATTTATTTATGATACAATATGCTGCATATTCAAAATAATCACATAATTTCTTTGCAATTAAGATATCGTCGTCAGATACACAATAGTCAGTGGCAATAAATTTATTGAATATTTCGGCGGGATTTGTCACATAGAATTCGCATTCTATTTTTTTCACAAGGGGTATTTTTTCAGACAAAGCAACTAGATATACTAATAATTGTTTGTATTTCATATAAAAGTTTTCATTGTTGAATACTAAATCAAAGGGTTCGCAGATTATTCCCGTGTATTTTTGTTTGTATTCTGATACACTTGATTTTAATTTTATGGTATCCGATAACCATTCAATTGATTCGACCACATTTCGGTCAATGGTGTATCGTGTTTCGTCATGGACAAAATATTTCAGACTTTCTAACAATTTCACTATATCTAACTGTTTGAATTCGTTTTGCAAACTTTCATATTGTTCGATTGTCACCGTCATATAGGACCCCCCTCTGACGTGATTTATTCCATAATGTTGCATGTAATTTTTGACATAGTAGTCCACCATGACGGGTTCCGTGATTTGTATTTTTTCGATAATACTCAATGGGGGGTGTTCTTTTGCGAAATCGCACTTGTCGACACATTCATTCATAATTTGATAATCATAGATGTTTTCGCTTTCAAACAAAATTATGTTTTCGCTTTCTAGTAAAATAACGTGTAATAGTTGCATTGTTCAGGGTCGACAATAATAGATACATATAAAACGATATATTTATGTGTATTTTCATTAATATATATTTACATCGCCCTATTATTGAGGTGGCGGTGGCATAGGTTGAGGTGGCTGCATTCCGGTGAAAAATGCACCGGATTCATAAATTGGTTGTTGAGGAGGTATTGGGCGATATGGAACGTTCGGAGTGAGAACTGGATTTAGACACATTTTTTGCGATGGATATACTTGTCCAGATAGACATTTGTCTTGTTCAGATACTTCAATGCAGCCTCTGCGTCCTTTGTATTCACCGACAAGGCACCATCCGGTCTTGTTTGTTGCAATCGGGTTCTGAATCGGGTTTTCACTTGTGTCTGGTTTAGGCTGTTGCGGTGGTTTTGTCTCACTTACTTTGTTTAATGCATTGTCTAAACCGGATTTGGATTGTTCATTGACATGACCTTGACTAGCATCGCGTAATATGTTTCCAATGGACTGAATAGAACCTTCTGCAATATCAATACCGGTCTTTGCGGTATCGCCTGCAACATCTGCGCTAATATTCAATAATGTTCCGGTGGTATATCCGAAAATAGACAATATTTGCGTAACGAGTGGTCCAAATATGTTTACAAATGTTTGAACAATATTGCCTAAAATATTCAATAGATTTATGCCTAAAAATGATAGTAACAACAAAATACACAATAAAATAATAATCCCGTTTTTCGCGCTAAATAAATCATTATATGATTCTCCAGGTCGCAATGATTCAATCGTAGGATTTACAGATTCCATTATACTATTTTAGGATATATAATTTTTCTCGTTTGAATAATAATTAATTTATATGGGTATATATCAACATGGGAGTATTCAGCTTTATGGAGACGTTTTTCTTTATCAGTTTAGGTATTACTTTTGTCATGATCATCATGCTTGTTTATCATTTTAAACAGCGAATGATTGTGTTAGAGCGAAAACACGATACTATGTTTGACATAGTGAATAATATAGTAAAGCAAATTAAAAATATGCAACTGCATATTAGTTATTTAGGCGAAAATCAATATGTCAATGTGCATGGTGGGAATCATATGAATGATAATATAGTACAATTTGCAAATGGGCTTCCTCCGATAAACATGCACGAGTTTAATATGAAATTCAATGATATGAGTGAAGTAAATATTATAAAGGCCGAAGAGGACGCCGAAGAGGAGGACGAAGAGGACGGAGAAGAGGATGACGAAGAGGATGACGAAGAGGATGACGAAGAGGACGCCGAAGAGGACGCCGAAGAGGACGCCGAAGAGGATGACGAAGAGGATGACGAAGAGGATGACGAAGAGGACGCCGAAGAGGATGCCGAAGAGGACGCCGAAGAGAAATCAGAACCATCAAATATAAAAGTAATCAACGTAGAAATAAATGAGATAGATACAACTAATTTAGGAATAGTAGATATTGCACAAATATCCGAAATATCTCAAATAGAGGAAGTCACTAAATCAGCCAATTTAGAAGAAAATATGGAAATCAACTACGATGAAATTGTTATTCACAAAATAGAAAAAACAATCGTCGATGACAACACCGCTACAGACACTTCAAAAGAAAGCAAGGACATTTATAAAAAAATGAGTCTATCTATTCTCAAAGCAACTGTCATAGAAAAAGGTTTATCAACCGACCCGAGTAAATTAAAGAAACATGAACTTGTAAAACTATTAGAATCAGCCGATTCATTGTGAACGAATGAATGTACCCATGACATTCCCTAAATGACGTTCCATTTCAAATCTTTGGCGGTATAAAAATATATTTACTCTATATAAATGCCAATACTTGGATTAGACATCAATTCCGCATATCCTATATTAGCTGAACCTCCTAAATCAACCTATGGATTTCAAACACACAATTTATACAAAGATTTCCCTCCTTTTATGAATGACGGCAGAGTATTAGTCGCTTCATGGCAACAAGAATCGGTGACAAACAACAATTTGCTACAAGCTACTGGTATGAAATCCAACTGGGAATACCGAAGATACCTTACTGAAAATGCAACGACAATCATTCAAAAAGAGCAAGCCGAGTCATTGAATGACATAGGATATATTGCACGATATTCGACTGCACCAGAACAGGCTAATACCGTTCCATATTATTACAAATCCTATTTAGATAACACTCAGCCTTTCGGATACCAATCCAGTGATTTAAAACAATTGTATCTCACTGCAGAACAACTGAATGCCCGCAAGATGGCACCGGTTATTACAGAATCTCATTTACTAAATACATATACGTAGGAGTTTTTTGCATATATAATTTTATATATGCAAACCATGTGGTGGAAAACGCCCAAATATAATAACAAAAAATTGAAAGGCTTTTTTTGTTTTGACAATAACATCATTAAGACAACAACAATAATAACAACTAGCTTATACAAGTCATTTCCATTGTATAAGTTCTCGGTAGGAGAACAAATGTTTCCGCCACAATTTTGTGGAACGAAAGATACTAAAAGAGCACCCATGAGAACACGGTAGATTTCTATCAGCAAAACCAATACTACGTTTATTTTTTGCATATTATCTTGATTATTGAGAACTTCGCGTATTTGAGAAATCATCGGGTTTCGACTGATATAGAATTTGCGGAGAAAACGATTTAGGAACAATGATAGGAATAATACACATCGATGCCCATTCAAAAACTGGCGAGTTTCGACATCGGTATCAAAAACATGGCGGTCTGTATCTTTGAAACCCCCACCACCACAGGGGCGCCCTCCATTCAAACGTGGGAAATACTCAATTTGATGAACACCGAACCATCCACCGCACATACATGCAATTGTCCCCTGAAACAAACGAAAAAAAACGCACCGATAAAGCTCTGCAACAAAAAAGCCAAATACAGTAGACCACCAGAGAAAACCTATTGCGAGAAACACGCGACACAATCCACCGAATACATCATTCCCGATAAATCAATCTCACCAGCAACCCTGAAAAAACACACCTATGAAGAATTAATACCTATAGCACAAAAATACAAAATATTCGAGAACAAAGATTTAGGAAAAATAGCCTTCGAAAAAACGCAACCTCCACCATCGATACCCACCACAAAAAAGGGCCTCCTAGAAATAATCATCCCCTTTTTCGAAGAAAATACCTACAAAGTTCTCGTCGACCCTAAAAAGAAAACCGCAAACAATACTGATTTGATATCCATCGGAAAAAACATGACACGTCTATTAGATGAAATACCCGACATGACAAACGGAACTATTACACATGTTATACTGGAGAACCAAATCGGTATTTTAGCAAATCGGATGAAAACGATCCAGGGTATGTTAGCACAATATTTTATTATGCGAGGACGCCACGATATTCATATAGAATTTGTGTCATCGGCAAACAAACTCAAAGATTTAGCAAACACAAAAGAGACCGAGAACAATTACAAACAACACAAAAAAGACGGGATTTTCTTTTGCAAACAATTCCTGGAAAAAAACACAGATTTGGGGGAATGGTCCCATGTTCTCGAAACACCAAAGCGCGATGATTTAGCCGATTGTTTCTTGCAAGGAATATGGTATTTAAAACGGGAAAAAATAATAACTTATGCGGAAGACTTAAAAATAAATAGTATATTATTATCATAACATGGAAGTAATTGATATTGGATTAGATAATTTAGAACCAATTTCATTGAATTTCAACGATGGACCCTCGTCGTCTTCAGGATTCGGTGACGCAACTCCTTCCGTCAATTTCGGAACAGGGATTGAATTGTTGATGAATGACAAGAAAAAGGCATCTACTGGAAACATTAGCATTGATTTAGGAGAACTAGACAAATTAGAAAACGATTTGAATGATTTGTCCGGGGTTTCTTCGGGCGGTGCAAATTATACCACACCATCCACACCTACAGGAGAATCGAAATTACTGAGTGGTTTAGGAAACATGTTTGGATTCAAGTCTGGAGGTGGACCTAGTCAACCCGAATCCTCTACAAATGATTCAAAACTAGGTTCTGCAACAGTCGAAAGTGTAGGTAAAACAAGCACCTGGGACGGATTTTCAAAAATGAATGACATTCCGATTGAGTCCAACTCTTCGAAACTATCCGACCGTGAAAAACGCAGGAAGAAACGTCTGATGATCAAGAAACTGGAGGAATGGTATGAAAAGGGTTTAGTCAAAAATATTACTCACTTTAATATGGATTCTCAATATGAAGAGGTCGAAGATGAATACGAAACTGCATTAGAAGACAAGCGTAAAAAGGACAGCATTAAACTACAGGGATGGTGGTTCATGACCTTTGTCAATTCCGTCGAATATGCGAATGCTGCATTCGACCCATTCGGGTTGAATTTAGACGGATGGGGAGAACAAATCAACGAAGATATTGACAGTTACGAAGAGATTTTCTCCGAATTGCACGATAAATACAAGGGAGGAAAGATGGCTCCAGAATTGTCGTTGTTGTTGCGCATAGGGTTCAGCGCAGCCGTCGTCAATTTCACAAACAAGGCTCTTTCTAGTGCTACTCCTGGATTCAACGATGTAATCAAACAAAGTCCAGAATTGATGCGCATGTTTACAGATGCCACAGTAAACAGCATGAGTCAAAAATCGCCGGGTTTTGCCATGGCGAACAATATGATGCAGGACCAAAAATCACAGAGACCTAGAGGCCCTCCTCCACCCGCCCCAGTAGAAACGAAAAATCAAGGACCTATGCAAAGACCCGGTATGGTTTACACCGAACGTCCTGGAAATCGCCCAGACATCAATGCCAGTCGTGGTGCCATGTTCCGCGAAGAAGGCGTCAGTATGAACACTCCATATGCAGATGTGAATGCACCACCACAGCGACAAGAAATGCGCGGTCCTCAAAATAGTGATATAGATAATATTTTAGCAGGATTGAAAACACGCACCGTCGACATTCATGAGCAAAACAACGAAGACGATAGTATGATAAGTATTAGTTCACTGCGTGATGCGCAAAACAACAGTTTACCAAAGCGCAGTAAACGCAAGCAGCGTTCCGATAAAAACACCATTTCATTGGATATTTAGACATGCGTCCATGAGACTCCACCTACTACGTAATTTATATTTTTTTAGAAAAAAATGTAAACAATATTATTATATTATTATAGAAACAAAAAATAACACATGGACCCATTTGCAAAAGGATGGCAAGTGTCTTCAAAGCAACCAGCAAAAGTAAAAAAAATCGACCAGGACCTTCTCAATGCCGCCTATTTCGGAAATGACCGCGATGTACGCAAATACATTGCCATGGGCGGAGACATCAATTTCATGGAAGACCGAGACGGCTGGATGGGAATCCATTATGCAGCTCGGTGGGGCAACATTCCCATGCTCAACGCATATTTGAAAGCCGGTTCAGATGTGGATTCTAAAACAAAAAACAAAGAAACCTCGCTGCATAAATGCGCGCGATGGAATACAAAAGACTGTGCCATACTCTTGTTGAAAAACGGCGCAAATCCTACAATCAAAAATTCAGACGGCAATATTCCATCCGATATGACAAATGAACCGGAAACGATATTCCTCCTCGACCATTTCGAAGAATACATGAATATACGACGAGAACATGGAATACAAGATATTTCCTATAATACATCCCAAAAGTCAAAATTTGCCAATATAAAATCACCCGTGGCAGAATACATACGCAATAAAAACAGAAAGAGGAGTTTTATCTTTTTCAACCCACCACCCCCAACAAACAGGAAACAAAATTGAACATAGATTCAAAATAAAATAAATCTATAACACAAGAAACAATACCATGGAAGAAAAACTCGACGCGGTTCAATATGCACGCGACCGATTGTTATCGGTCCCCCTTCAAGATCGCGACGCCGATTATGCGAAACTATGCACAGCACTAGAACAATATTTAAAAAAAAATTGCGAGCACGACATGATAACAGATTTGATTGACATTGATCCAGACCGAAGTAGAACAATAACCTATTGCACAAAATGCATGGTGACGTTTTCATAATATAGTTGAAAAATAAACCTATCTAATATACATATATGAATTTACAAAAAGCATTGAATCGCACGGTATATGCGTCGTTGTTTGTTCAAATTGTCATCGGAATTCTTGATATTTATGTTTTTACACTGCCCGTGGTAGCTGAACTTTCCGTTTTGAAAAAATTATTAGGCATTGAAATATTTGTACAAATCATCGAAGGTAGTTTTTACACATGGTTTGCAACAAATATACATAGCATCAAAAATGTAACACCTAACAGATATTTCGACTGGGCAATTACAACGCCTACTATGCTTTATACGTTGTGTGTGTATCTGGATTTTATCAATACAAAATCAAATGTGAAACACAAAAAAGATGACGAAACCGATGAGGAAACCGACATAGAAAAACATATAATAAGTGATCATGAATCCACTAAACAATATACTTTGATTGACTCATTCAAAACAAATGCTATCTATTTGATTCCAATTTTTTTACTGAATTGGGCAATGTTACTTTTCGGATATTTAGGCGAAATCCATGTTATACCTACCACACTGGCAGTCCCATTAGGATTCATTCCATTTTTAGCCTATTTTATCATTATTTATCAACAATATGCTAAATATACACAAATCGGTCAACTGATCTTTTGGGCATTTTCAGGAATATGGTTTTTCTATGGAATTGCCGCAATGATGTCTTATTATTGGAAGAATATACTGTACAATGTTCTCGATTTGTTTGCTAAGAATTTCTTCGGATTGTTCCTCGCGCATGTTGTTTACGAACAATACAAGATCAGTATTTAGATTCGATAGATATAAAAACGAAAACCATGATTTTTCGTTTTTATCAAACTTCCTACAAATTATTTCAAAAAGTCTTGTCCTATAACAGAATCGCAACTACCCATGTTTCCACCGCGTGTGGTTAATAATTTCAAATCTTCATCGTTGAAACACAATGGACCGGTGCTACGAGAATATCCCATACTTTTTCCGAAACAACTTGGATCTCCAGGGGTTTTACCATAACGGTCTAGCATTTTAGGTGCATTATATGGACTTGGTTGAAGGGCAAATCCTTCAACTTTAGCAACATTAAATGTAGATGATATATCATTGCTAGATGGTAACAGCTTACTCATCCACTTCATGTAATCGCCTACGATATTTCCACTAGCAGGTGCAGTGTTGCCGGTAACAACTGGCGCCACTGGTTCTTCGACAGGACCTAGTGTTGACATACCTTCATACGGAAAAGCTTGGTCAAAATAGGATGTTTTCATATATGGAACATAGTTAGAACAAGTAGAACTGGTGATAAAAATAATGACTATTAATGCGAGTATAATAGCAACATATATTGGTTGAAATTTCATTCTATAAAATACGCGGATAAAATAAAAACGGCTAAACCATATCGTATGATTCTAATAAATACAAGACCACATTAGAAAATGTCCACGAATTCGTATTATGTATTTCGTTGTTTTTTACGATCAATGACAATATCATTTTGTGCTTGTAATCGTCAATTTTATCTCTAACGTTTTGCATAATAGGTGCGTTCTTGACAAAATAATATCCAACTAAACCAATAACTAATGCGATTACCATAATAGCCGATTCTACAGGCGATTCGGTTATATTGTCGATGATGTTTTGATATGAACTCATAGCTTCAAATATAAAATGGGGCAATATTATATTTTACATCAAAACACATAAAGACCAAACGCCATTGTTTGTATACGACCCATGAACGCCGAAGAGAAACTCAATTTAAAAAAATTATTAGACAATTCAGATTGCGAAAATAATACCGAGACAATTCGTCGCGTGAAACATAGTGTAAAGATACGAGATGATATTCGACGCTTAGAACAGTTGAAAAAAACCGATGGACATATGCGCGCGACGGACCCACAAGAATTTCTAGACCTCTGTCAAAAACAAGCGTGGTTTTTGTTCAGTAATTATACCGATATTTTCAACAAGGTGTTAAAAGACGAACTTGATTTAGGAATCATGACACAATTGCTGGGCGTCCTAAAAATGATTGAAGACGGCAAAGTCGACCAGCATGAGGGTTCGGTAATGGTCGGAAAAATTTTGAAAGAGTTATACGTAGATGCTGCCCTAAAACGTGGTGAAAATTTAGACCGAGAAAATGCGGAGCAAAAAGTGCCGCCAGTAGAAGGAAAACCGATTTCATGGAAAGAATTCAAACAAATGTCTGCGAATTAGGTGACCCACCACCCCACCCACCCCCTCAATCTTCCAGCATCGTCATTCGCAAGGTCGTTAATCCCGTCGAAGTGTTTTTTTGTGAACCACGATAATGGGACAGATACAACGATTCCGCCAAGGACATTTGCCCCGAATAAGCACGTCCAGTTCGATGTTTTCGGATAAAATCAACATAGGCTTGGATATTGCCATCGGTTTTCAAAAAATCGAATGACCCATGATTATGTATCATGGTCCATTCAATAAAATCATTCATATGAAACATTAACAGAGATTTAATAAAAAAATAGGAGAACAAGGTAGTCGTTTCTTTGTATTTTTCGAGAACAGCCTCCTTAGAGGCATCAGAATCAACAACTATATCACGAACTCGCAAATCATAATGTTGCAGAATTTTGACACATTGTATCATAGAAAATGTTATCTCGTAACATAGATGGTTACGAACTTTTTCATCAAATCCGCCTAAATGTTTCGCGTTTTCTGGACCACGGGATTTTATCATTTGAAAATGCACAAACATACAGGTATGGATGAATTCCGCCCAGAGTTCCGAGTAGCTTTCGTATAATCGGACGTCGCCTAAACTGGGATTCAATCCATATATTTCTTTGATGGCGCGGTCGGCACGGCTAGAATCCATGATGGAAAAATCCAGCCCCAGTGAATGAAATGTCTCATGGATAAACACTTTGAACCATTCTTCTTCTCGATACAAATGGATTTCCGTGGTTTTCGTGCATGAAGTGGTGAAAGCCGTGTTTGCATGGGTTCTGCCGATTTCAACGGATTTCGATTCCGGCATTTTTTTCTGCAATGGTGTCAAATAAAGATAGACCATCAAAACAGGAGAACATTTTTTAGAAGAATATTGATTTGCAATGAACAACCATACAAAAATCTTTTGCAAATACTTTAGCCACGTTTTTGCGGGATAGGATTTCTCAGTGCTGGCATAAAAAACCACAGATATTTTTCTCCCAGCGATGGTAAACTGATAATGCTTGTGAACAGCCATGTCGCGCTCGATGGTCGCCCTGAAATCCGCTGGTATATACGAATAATTTGACCTGGATGGTTTAGGGGCAGCGACAGAATCATCTATAGCACTGTTCTCATTGAACCATGCTAAATGGGCTTGAATAATTCTGTCGTGGAAATCATTAATGAATTTTTTCTGCATTCCTGAAAACTGAAGAGATGAATGATTTGAATTGTATAATTGTTTATAATGTTTTTGTATGTATTTTTGTAAATCATTTGTTATTTGTTTCATAATGTTTTTGTATATATTCATAGCATACAAAAACATTTGATGTTATAACTATACTACCGCCGATTTTTATATATAACAATCACACCTCGGGGGTAATTTTGATAATTATCCTGGCTTTTTCGTATAATTCATCAATATCTGTTTTTTTTGTTAACGAATCTTCAAATGCCATATTTCCAAGGTCTTCCGCATTGATAATAAAATGTAATAATTCTTTTTCAAAGTGCTCCTTTAATCCTTTTGCAATTATCAATATTTGTTCCGCTACTTCAGTTTTTATTGTTTCTTTTAATTTTTCAGACAATCCAATAAAATGAGTAGTTGTATATTCGCCTGAAAAACTAGATGCATTGTTTTTAAAAAATTCATTTAATTTATCTTTTAGTTTTCTTATATTTGGACGTGTCTTGCAAAATTCTTCTATTTCATCTTCGGTTTTTCCTGACATAGCTGAAACGAGTAATGTAATAAAATCCAATTCATTATTGTCAGATTTTTTGATATCATTAAAAATATTAATTACGAAGGGGTCTAATATACCTAGAATGTAGTGTAGCCAGTTTTCGTCAAATCCGAAGATTGCTCCATATATAGTTCTAATAGCAGCGAATGCATTTATTTGACGATTATATCCAACAACATAAGTATAAGGTAATCTCTTAGAAATAGATGCCATTTTGTTAGAAATATATGCCATTAGTGATTCACTTGATTCACTTGATTTATTTGATTCATTTGATTTACTTTGAATAACTGAACTAGTAACAGGTGGGTTTATGTTATTAGACGTGTTATTCGAATCAAAAAAATAATCATGCATCGAAGGAAAAACATAATGAAACAATGTTCGTCCTAAAAAAATCATAGGAGTATCCCCATCTTTACAAATATTTTTGTTCCATTTTGTACAATATGCTTTGAAAATTTCTTCTGGGGATATATCTATATTTTTTAATAAATTATATGTGAATGTTGATTCCTTTCTAAGAAGTTCTTCATTCTTGGTAATTTTAGATTGGATTTCTTTGAACTCTTCAGAGCTTATCGACTCGGTGTTTTTCTGAATACCATATTCATTTCTAGCAGCTTCACTTAAAAAATAAAAACAATGGAATATCTCTGTATGATTTTCAAATATAATTGTGTCGTCTTTAATTTCTTTGTTTTTCAATTTTAATAAACATTGAGCATTTTTTTGTTTTTCGTTAATCTTGCTAATCAATGCATTAGTTGGGTTAAACCATCCTACACTAGCTATTTCACTAAATTTAACTTTTTCTTCTTTTTCTGCTATTTTTTTTAATTCTCTCTCAACATCCACTTTGAGCGACATGTTATCGTTTTCTTTATTTTTTTGTTTTAAAGCTTTATCTACAACCCCATTAAAAAAATCTTTGGTTACGTTTTTACCCTGGCCCATATTTGTTTTAGAATCAAGATAATTTGCGTTTCTTTCTATTGGGGCTGCTATTGCTTTATATATTTCTTTTTTTATAACAGGTACTTTTACTGTCGTCGCAGCTTTTATAAATTGTTTTGCTGCTTCTTTTAATACGTCTCCTTTACCACCACCTTCTCTTTTATAATTTTTTCGGGTGTTTCTTATTTTCTTGTTGCGTTTGTGTTTTTTTGATAACAGTCTCTTTGATTTTTTGTTATTCATATTTTTAAAAATCACTTGATATATATTATCTAAATATTATAAAATTGAATTCAAAATTATAACAACACCGGATACAAAATAAAATAAAATAAAAAATTGCATGGGAATAAAATATTTGAATAAATTTCTATTAGAAAAATGCAAAAAAACCAGCATCCGAAAAATACACTTCAGTGAATTGTCCGAAAAAACAATCGTGATTGATACCAGTATCTATTTGTATAAATTCGCTGCGGAAGACGCGCTCCTGGAAAATTTCTATTTATTGATTTCCCTTTTCCGAAAATACAATATCACTCCGGTTTTCATATTTGATGGGCGACCTCCCATTGAAAAACGCCAGTTATTAATACAACGGCGAATTGAAAAACGGGAGGCAGAAGAAAAATACACCGAATTACAAAAAAAACTCGAGTCAACAGGTATATTTGACGATTTGCTTTTGAAAGAATTAGACTATTTGAAAAAGCAATCCACCATGATAACCTATGACAATATTCAGGACGTGAAGGATTTGATGACTGCATATGGAGTAACATATATATGCGCAGAGGGTGAAGCAGACAATTTGTGTGTGCAAATTGCAAACACAAAAGCATGGGGATGTATGAGCGACGACATGGATATGTTTGTCTATGGTTGTCCCCGCGTATTTCGCACATTGAACATGACAACCCATAGTCTATTGTATTATGACACCGAATCGATTTTGAAAGATTTGAATATGGACATAGGTGCATTTCGCGAAATAGCAGTATTGTCGGGGACGGATTATTCGACCATGAAAACATCGTCGACCACGGTATCATTGCATGCAACATATACCTATTACACAAAATACAAAAAAAGTGGCACCACACAACCTTTTTATGAGTGGTTAGTTCAACATACGAATTACATTGACAAAATGGATTGTGATAATTTGTATAAAATTATCAACATGTTTGTATTGAAACATCAGACATTCGACGAATTTTGTAACAAAACCATCGATATGGAACTGTTAAAAACTACTATGAAAAAGGAGGGGTTTTTGTTTTTAGATGCCAGGTGATGCGTGAAAAAATATACAGGTTTCTGTATATTTTTTTGATTTAGTTATTTACAAAATGATTTTACAAAATGATTGTTTACAAAATGATTGTTTAGGCGGCGGTTACATCATTTTTTTTGGTTTGGCGGCAAGTAATTGTTCTAATTCAGCAATGCGAGCAGATTGTTCAGCAAGTAATTTTTCATTGTTAGCAATAGTTTCACGGGCAAGTTCAAGAGAATGCACAAGTTGATGAATATTTAGTTCAGAAGCTTCCATCGGTTTGATTTCAGGAATAGGAGTCTTGTTGATTTTTGCAGGTAGGAAACGTTGATAGGTGCGATTTTGACTGCTATAAAAGTTGACAAAACGATTTGCGGATTTGTTGTAATATCCGCCTAGACGGAATTCACCATTGGATTTAGGATGATTTAGGTGATTGCGGATTTTTTCACTGTCTGGATACCACTCTTCAAAATGAACGAAAGCAGCAAGAACGGTGAAATTTCCACGTGGTTTTGTAATCAAATCGACTCGCTTCACTTTTCCGATGCATGCTTTGTTTTCAAAGTAGTCGGTCAATCCATCTGAGTTTGCACATGTTTTGTCATCAAGCATGATGTCTTGGGGAATCATAGGAATGTAAAGACTGTTCCATGTGTCTTCGACGGTAGTAGCATTGACGGTATTATCCATAAAGGTTGCCATTGTTTTGAGTTAAGTTAACGAAAAAGTAGTAACGAAAAAGTAACGAAAAATATAAGATATAAAGCTGGTTATTGTTATTGTTGTTATTGTTTTAATGCTGTTATTGTCAAAACAAAAAAAGCCTTTCAATTTTATGGCATTTTTTGATATAGCTCTTGACGTATCCTCATCAACAAGATATCTAATTTAGGCGGTTCGCGACGAGTAAAGTGTAATAGTTGTGCTCGTTTGGTTGCCAATAGGATTTGTTTCATGTCTTCGTTTTGCGTGAATTTAGCACGCAATGCTAGTTTACGTTCTTCGGTGTATCGCCCTAATGCATAGTCCGCATCGGGTTTGACATGTTTTGGTCGTAATATTTTTTTACCGTGTTTACCGGTTTCACTGCCTGCATGGGCGGCAATCTCAGCGTCTGTTGCAAATTCACTATTTGAATCCAATGAAAACATCATGGCGAAATCGGGGAATCCTTTTTTGAATTTAGCATATTGCAAATAATGTTCAACGGATGCCCATTTTCTTCCGTCGATTTCCATCACGACACCTGACCACATATCATCAAGTTTGCGTCTCCATTCTTTGTTTTTTGCTAAATCAATGTAATCGTTCCTTTCGGATTGCACGATGCTTTCGCCCGACCCTTTCCCTGGTTTTGCCGAATTTTCGGATTTCGCATGGAACATGAATTTAGGCGATTTATCATAGAGGTCTTTGTCGTTCTCATCATCATCATCATCATCATCATCATCCTCCAAGGGTTTTCCAGAATCTGGGTTGAATCCTAGTTTTGTTTTCATATTACGGAAATCCTGTATCAACCAGTAGATACCGGCGTTTTTCTCGAGACATTTGTTAATTATTAATACTTTTACACCATAAGGTATTTCACTAAATTTGAAAATTCGTTTTGCTTTGTATGTAATAAGACGATAATGGTTACCACTGTATGTGGTCATAATGTAAAAATCTGGGTTGAATGCACCTGTTTCTTGTAGTTCTGAATTGATTTCACCACAATTCAATACGCTGTCCAGGGATTTTTCATCATATGATTTTTCCGAAAAGATGATAATTTTTACGTTGAGAACACGTTCTAGCGTAGATATAGCCCAAGTATCCGCCCAGAATTGCGATGTTTTTATGTATTCACGATAGTCTTCAATGGTTTTGATGTCTTTCATATATCCTACGTATTCGTTTTTCAAGGATTCCGCCTGTTTTTTTTCCGCGGATTTTTGTTTGTATTGTTCTTTTAACTTTTGTGTTTCATTGATGATTTCATCCCGTATCTGTTTGTTGTCATTTTTCTTTGCGCGTTTTTTGTAGAGAACATTCGTCGATTGCATGGATTCAAGTTCCTTGTCTAGTTCATCGATTTCGGTTTGAAACCCTTTGTATAATTTCATGTGTTCCTGGAAAACCGAATCAGTCACTTCTTCGGCTAAAATATTACGCAGTTTTGCAACGGTTGTGATTTGTCCATTTTGCTTGAAAGCTTCTCTCAAAACGGCGAAAAAACAATCTCCATTTGATTCCACCTCTAGAATGTCATAGTTGTTATTTTTCATAAAGTTTTCTATCCAGTTGTTCTTGGACGATTTTTTGTAGGCTTTTTTCAATTCGACCGCGTCTTCTTCGGTTTCTTGTTTCAAGAGTGCAGCGGTTTTATGATGGGAGTCGATTTCAAATATTGAGGTTGCGTTGTGTCCTTTTGTTTTTTTCTCTAAAGTAATCACGTCCATTTCATTGTCAAGGGATGTATCGACGTCTAAATCAATCGTTTGCTCACATGATGGGGATGATTTTTTCATCGCAACATGCAAATGGTCATCGTCCTCTTCTTCCGCAAATGCTTCTTCGCGGTCTACAGGCATCGACTCGGCAGATTTTTCGGGGGCTGCGTTCATGCGTTTTATAAATTCCTCTGTAACAAAACTGAACATCAACGGTTCATCAAAACCGTCTAAATCTATATCACCATCCTTGTCTAAAACGTCAATGGCGTGATTATTCTCTATTTCGTAAACACCGATTTGTGCATGTGTTCGGTTATTATTAACCAAATAAATCGGAAAATACAAGACGTTTTTACCACTATAGGTGTATTTTTGTTTACCTAATACAAATTCGACGGTTTCGCCATGTATGGTCATTTCATATACCGATGATGCATATCCTTTGTCTTCGGGGTCAATTTTTCTCGTTTCGACATAATGAATTGAATCGTTTATTTTTGATGATACCATGTTATATATAATAATATGTTTTTATGTTTTTGCGACAAATTTAGCATAAATAAAAAATAAAACTATATAAAATTATAATTATGTTTTCAAGATTATCCTATGAAATGATGAAACATTGTATACAAGAGCGTCCCATACAAAAAAATAATAGCATTATTGAAATGGGCGCCGTGAAACGAAAACCCCCAGTATCAAAGGAAATTCCTAACAACAAACAAATTCGTTGTTCTCATCTAAATAAAAGAGATGTATGTGGTTTTCGATAACGTAGGTATAACACAAACAAGGAGACGTTGATTATCAGACTTATTACACCAGCTATGATAAGAGGATAATCGCCAATAAAAAAACCGTGAAGTAACCATAACATATTCGTTGTCAAAATGAGCAACAATGAATACATGGACAAATCGTCTACACTTTTGGTTACATAGGTTTTGTATAATTGTGGAAACAGTTGAATACAATTTACCAATGGGGCTACTATTGCTACAATTGTGGGTAACATTATTACAATAGTGGGATAAAACAATCGAGGGAATTGTTGTGTGAAAGATTATGCGTTGTATTCTCCGCGTTCTAATTTATCCCAATCAACTTCACTGTTTTCATTTGAAGTATTTTTGTAGAAAAAGACAATTGCGCTAAATAATACATTTTTGTTGGGTGAAATATCATAAACTAATGGTATTATGTCATACGATTGGGTTGACTCCATGATTGGAACGACCTTGTTTTTTCTGATTGCAAAGAAAGAGTTCATGTTATTGATGTTGGTATTGCGAAACAATAACAATATTTGAATCAAGCTTTCAATTTTATATATATGTTTTTGCCACAACTGTCATATGTAATTATCCAATTGTCCAGCTTGTATTCCTTGCTGAAAATATTTTTCTATTCGCGATGGATGCAAAGTAACTGCTATAAGTTCTTCTTTGTAAATCGCGCATCGCGCTCCGATAGCATCATAATCGATTTCAAATATCGGCATTGTAAAAGATAAATTTTCATAATTCATATGATAAAAATAATCCCACATCTTTTCTGGATAGTCTTCGTATATTTGCGTAGCATTCGGATTTTTCATCAAGTGTTCCCAACTTATTCTATGTATATTTTTTTTCAATAATGAAATAGCAGCTGGGTTTTCGGACAAATTATCCCAACATACATAACCATATTGATATTTTGAATTTAAACCAGTATAATTGAGTTTATCAAGATTTTTTTCTATCAAATGAATAGCATTTTCATTTTTTGCTATTGAAGCCCAATAATTGTTTGGTATTATATGCAAATTTTCTTCTATTATATGAATTGCATATGGATTTTGACATAATCCTCGCCAGAAACCAGACAATGGAGTATTTTTTATTTCTTCTATTTTTTCTGGATACTTTTCCAAATATTTTTCAAACAAATCAAAATATTCAGGTTTGTTGATTTCCAATATATCAGGAATACAATCAATGAACAACAACTCGTCGATAATTTTTTGCTGGTATTTTTTTACAAGATGAACAAAATTAGGGTGTTTCAATAATTCTTGTTTTCCATGTTTGTTCAATGATTGAAAACACAAATCGAAATATTTATCTATTACATGAATCGCATTTGGATTTTTTACAAATTCATTCCAGATTATTTTTTCTGGATGTCTTGCCAACATTTCTGCAGCAAAGGGATTACATGATAAATGTTCCAAAGCATATTTGTCTGTCAATAATTCTATGTATTTTTCAATAAAATACATTGCATTTGTATTTTTACACCTCACGATCTTAGACCAATAGATTTTTTCAGTTACACCATTTTTCAATTTGTAAAAGTCAAAAGTATTATTATAGATGTTCATTTTATTGATAATATATTCTATGTAAATGCATATATTATCAATTTTATATACAGACTCATAGGTGTTTTTCTACAATATCCATATATTTGAATACTACGCGATTTGACAAACTAGTCTTATCTTTTGCTTTGTAGGCTGCGAATCTTCGTATATCAGGTTCGATTTTCATTTTCCACAAATCCTCGGTTTTTATACTGACAGGTGACGATGTTATCAACAAGAACAAATTTTCCGTGATTTCTTCTACTTCTGGTTTGCGATTTTCTTCTTCAATGTATTTCTCAGATAATTCCTGCATTTCGATGATCATGTCCATGACCACGGGTTGTGTAATCACTTGGTTTTTTAATAGATTCGCCATGAAAACGGTAGTCGCCTTTCGCTTTTCATTTTTTTTGTTATTTTCGCAAAATCCGTTATAGTCCTCATTTTGGTCCACTATACAAATGGTATGAATCGACTCTATATACTGTTTTAAAAAAGGTTCTATTACATCTTTGAAAATTGCAAACATGTCGATTAATTCTTTATATAATTGCGAATATAATTCGGAGTAAAATTTGTTTGAAATAGCCGTGTCGAAAATAAACTCCACTATTTTTTGCACGTTTTGGTGACGGTCTTCATCCATAATTTCTTTCACCTGTTCAATGATTTTTATTTTCAATGTATCGTATGTTTTTGTAGAGAGTTTGTTCAATCCACTACGCAAATCGGACAATTGCTTTTCGAATCCTTCTTTTGATATTTTCATAATATTCGGTTTGATTGACGATATCATCTCCCATTTTTCGTCCATTTTTCGCCCATGATTTGATTGCTTTTTCATAGAAGTATCATTGTATTCCCTGGGCCTAGGTTTAGAAATATCCGTTGTCGTTGTAATTTCATTTTCTAACTCCTGAATAATGTTCAAAATACTGGAAGACAACGAATAGGGTGCTTCCGTTTCCATTATTTTTTGAATAGCATCCAAATTATAAAAAAACCCGGTTGATATCATTAGTGAGGGATTACACTATATTGGTTTCTTACAAAAATTCTATATTGTTTTTGCATTTATTGTTTTGTAATTACAATATATCATGAAGAGTCAAGGGGGTCACGATTTCGTTACAATATACGATGGCAATTTTCGTCATCTCGATACAATCGAAAAATATTCAAAGGTTATTGTGCTGGATTTAGATGAGACTATCGGTGATTTTACTGAAATGATTATTTTATGGAAAATTGTTCAATCGCAAAGTTCAATGACTCAAGCTGATTTCAACATAATAATGGAAATTTTTCCGGAATTTTTTCGCATAGGCATATTTACCATATTGGAGTATCTTTACAGAAAAAGACAAAAAGACCACTGTAGTAGCATATACTTGTATACAAACAATCGATATTCACCCGAATTTCCGAATCTGATTGCACAGTATATTTCGTATAAATTACGCCTACCCGACGATTGCGTATTCTTTGACAAGACGATTTGCGCTTTCAAAATCGGCGACAAAATAATAGAAAAAGACCGGAGCGAACATAAAAAATCGCACAATGATTTTATTCGATGCACGATGTTGCCTAAATCCACGGAAATCTGTTTTATCGACGACTATTTTCATAAAAAAATGCGCCATGATAAAATCTATTACATTCAACCGCTCCCTTATAATCACGATTTATCACCCAATATTATTGCAACCCGTGCATGTTCTCGAATGCCTCAATGGTTTAGTGAAAAAAAAACACTCACACAATTATTATCAATTCGAGAACATCTCGATACAAAACAATATGAAATACAATGCAGGATATCTCAAAAAATCATGTATTACATCAAAGAATTTTTCCATTTAACAACCTTTGTTCCGAAAACCCGCAAGAACCGCAAGAACATAGGTAGATTTACGAGAAAGCGCGCTAAATACCATAGTGAAAAAAACATCCCATAAATATATGGAATCCCATTTATGGAAAAAAATTCCGGTAGATATATTCATCAATCATATTTCGCCTTATAGTTATCATCAATATGACACTAATTTACTGAATGATATACGTAATTTTAGACTGGATTACCGCATCATAATCAATTACTATTATTTTGATATGAACGAGTATTGTTTACTGGTTGATTTACTATGGTTTTGTAATAAAAAATTGTTGTTTGAAGTGGTATCCCATTCATTCATGGATATACTCAATCGCAACGTCACGTTCAAATCATTGTCTCTGGGAAAAAAATATGAATACATACAGAAGCATTTTTATTACAATGGTAACCTCAAGACTATGCAAAAAAACAGATTTATCTTAGGATTAATGACGCCCAGTGAACGAACCCAGTTTATCAATGAATATATAATAGCATATTATGAATGATCCACATATTCGTTTGCCATCAAAACCAATTGTTCTCCCATGGACAATTTCTGAAATGTCAAACAATCATCGAATTTGTATTGTATGAATCGGTTCTGATTGTTCTTTGTGAGAATATGCATTCCATTGTCTAGGAATTTGATATCCACGACGATACCTCCATTCGTCAATGTTTTTTCGCCAGTATTTTTGCGAATCCATCGGACGTTTTTCCCTTTGTGCAAATGACATATTTCTTCGATGTATCGATAATCCGCGAGTTTGTTGCCATATTTAGATATATATGGTATATCATGTTCTCGCAAACAATCGTAGACGGATTTATGAATGGTGCTTAGAGATTCTCTTTCTAAATAATCGGTGGAACCATCGCTTTCTAAAGAATCGATGATAGCGTCTACATCTATTTTCGCGAACAGCGCGGGGTCTTTCAATGCATCGTCGTATATTTGTTTTATATTTATCATATGAAGTCTATGATAAATATATTTATGTTTTTTATGTTATCATTTCATTATATTGATTTATAGAACTAACTAACAATATTTAGCTAAATATTTATACAAATTTGAAGTATGGGGCATTACCACTTCTGCCGATAGGTTTAGTGATACGAGTGAAGTTCATGCGTGTCATACTAGATTGTTTGCAACATTGACCTTTTGGAACACCGTTTGCATTGTATGCAACAGATGTCCAACTACTGCGGCCGATTTGTGGGTATAGACCTGGTTTGTTATTTCCACCACCTTGGTATTGGTTAGTAATACTTGCCATAGAAGCTGTTTTCTTTGTAGCTGAATAGACCATTCTTTATATATTGTCTAAATATATTATTTTTCGAACCTGTATCAAAATAACAAATCGAAAATTGATTTAAAAAGAATGAGCCAACTTATATTAATACCTACTCATTTGTGCGATTAATTCATTCTATTTGTTGGAAATAAAATGAACACGGCTAATTACGAAAACATACTCGACGATGATATCCGCGTTGAAAAAAATGGGAATGGGACCGAAACCCTCATTTTCGATCCATACAATTCGCTAAATAAAGTGATTGACACCGACAATATACAACGAATATTACAAAATTACGGAATTAAGATTCCGATTCATAACGTAGAGCTATACAAACGAGCTTTCGTTCATCGGTCTTATACAAAACGTCCGAACATAGAAAACAAACAAAACAATATTGTCATTATGCCTAAACCGGATGATTGTTTGTCTTTGTATACAAAATCAAATGAGCGCCTTGAATTTGTGGGGGACGGAGTCTTAGAATGCATTACTAAATATTACTTGTATCGCCGTTTTCCTAAAGAACAAGAAGGGTTCATGACCGAAAAAAAAATAGCACTCGTAAAAAACGAATCCATCGGAAAAATGGCACTTGAAATGGGTTTGCATAAATGGTATATATTATCTAAACATGCAGAATCGAAACAAACCCGGACAAATCTGAAAAAACTGGGATGTCTGTTCGAATCCTTTTTAGGCGCCATGTTCCTGGATTTCAATAAAATCGCCATTCATGATGACGGTAAATGGTTCGATAATTTGTTCGTCACGGGTCCGGGATTTCAAATGGTGCAAATTTTCGTGGAAAACGTCTTCGAAAAACATGTGGACTGGGTGAGTCTCATTCGCAATGACGACAATTTCAAAAATATTCTACAGGTAAAAATACAAAAAGAATTCAAAGTCACACCCTATTACATGGAAGTGTGTGAATATTCTGCGGAAACTGGATATCATATGGGCGTCTATTTGTGTTTAGGGCAAGCTCCCTATGATTTAGCACATTCGGATTCGGTGCCGTTTTCGCAGTTTCAGAATGGATACAGTGATATACATCAATCTATGTCACAAATGGGTAAAATATTCGTATTTTTAGGAGAAGGTAAACACAAAATAAAGAAAAAGGCGGAACAGATTGCATGTGAAAGTGCTATATCATTATTGCCTTGAGCCGCTGCATGTGCCGCCTTTGCCGCGTTTCCTAAGGTTTTTTTTGCGACGGGTTTTGCCGCCATTTTTTTGAATGCGTGAATATTCAGGTCGTCGTGTGGGTTCTATTTTAGGGCGCCTGATTTTTTTCATCATTCTATCTATAAAAGTTTCTTTTTTTGGTGGATATTCAATGTCAGTTAAATATTCATATGCATTTGGTAATTCATGATTGAATTCATTATTCATATTTATAATACGTCCGGTAGGTATTATTGTAGATGCCTCTTCTGATACATATGTACCAACGGTATTTATCCAGTTTGCTTTTGTAGGTTCAGGTGAATGTGATTTCGTTTTCGGTTTTGGTTTTTGTTTTATGGCAATATTTGCACGTTTTCTATACTCATCGCCTCTATCGTTTTCCATTGGTACTATTTTACGGGAAAACCGCGATAAGACATTGGATAATATTTTTGGTTGAGGTCTTTGAGGTTTCTTTCTTGTACCAGACATATATATTGATTAGCGATAATTATATACAATAATATAGGGATATTGTATATAACGCAATGGAACAATATTATTTAACACAAATGCAGTATAAAAAAATACCGAAAAAAAAGGAAAGCGTGAAGATTCAAATCGTGCGCGAAGAAGAAAAACTTCCTCCACAGCCTGAAAAAATAGAATCATTAGAAGAAGGTGAAATAGTAGAATCTGTTGTCACAAAACCCGTTTTTGAAATTGTGGATTTACGAAAGGATATGGAAATTGACCGAATGCTTGTTATGAAGCGATTGCAAGAAAAAAAAGTAATTACTGTACTTCAACCGATTGATAAATCAAAAAGAATCCAAGCTATTCGATACGGGGATGAAATGGTTGATATTCCTAAAGAACCTCCTCGAAAAACGAACGTGGCTATTGTAATAGAAACCAGTGAAGAGGAGGAGGAGCCTAGTTCCGAAGAAGAACCCATGGACGAACCAACTGAAAAAGAACCAGCGAAAGAATCTGCCGAAGAACCCATGGAAGAAATCACCGAAAAGGAAGTGGCTAAAGAACCCGCCGAAGAACCTGCCCCTGAAGGAGAACCTTTAGAAAAACCAAAAGAAAAAAAAGCAAAAAAAGCGCCTAAAGAACCCGCCCCTGAAGGAGAACCTTTAGAAAAACCAAAGGCAAAAAGAACAAAAAAAACCAAAGAACCCACCGAACAAGAAAAAGCCGAAAAACTCACAAAAACAAACGTGCTAGCCCGTCTTCCGAAACCTACCAAAATAGTCATGAAAACATCACCCTATTACATGACCAACCGCAAAGTCTATATTCAAAAAATCAGAGAACTTTTCAACCCATACAGCGCAGAAATCGAAAAAATGAGTGAAAATATTACTTGCAGTTCCGAAGTCGAAAACGTGGATTTCAAACTATTAACCCATCAAAAAATAGTCCGCGATTACCTGAATTTATACAGTCCATACAGAGGACTGTTACTATATCACGGTTTAGGTAGTGGTAAAACCTGCACCAGTATAGCTATAGCAGAAGGCATGAAATCCGAAAAACAAATCGTCCTAATGACCCCCGCTGCCCTGAAAACGAATTTCTTCGCAGAATTAAAGAAATGCGGCGATCATCTCTATCGCAAAAACCAATTCTGGGAATTCGTGAGTATCGCAGGACAACTCGGAAACATCGAGTTATTGTCAACATCGCTAAATATTCCAAAAACATTTGTCGAAAAAAACAAGGGAGCCTGGTTGGTCGATATCAAAAAGCCATCGAACTTCGCAAACCTTAGTTCAAGTGACCAAGAATCCATCGACGCACAATTAGACGTCATGATTCGCAGTAAATACCAGGATATTAATTACAATGGGTTGAATCCAAATATCATGAAAACATTGACCGAAAATGGAACGAAAAATCCATTCGATAACAAAGTCGTCATCGTCGATGAAGCCCATAATTTAGTAAGTCGTATCATCAATAAAATCAAAAAACCCGCATCCATCAATTACAAATTATACGATTATCTGATGAAAGCGCAAAATGCCCGCATTGTTCTCCTTTCCGGAACCCCCATTATCAATTATCCAAACGAAATCGCAATATTGTTTAATATTCTCCGCGGCGCCATCAAAACCTGGACCATACCAGTGGCCACAAAAACCGAAAAAAAAATCAACCGTGATACAATCCTCGAATTGTTCTCTACGAATGGAATAACTCAATACGATTACGTCGAATATGCTGATAATAAAATTACTATAACACGTAATCCATTCGGTTTTGTAAATACATTCAAAAAAGAAAAACGCGGCGGTGGGTCTGGAGAACCTAGCGACATGATGGATGTCTATTTATCCGGAGCAGGAGAAGGAGCAGGCGGCAAATCGAAATCCAATACAAAAAAACAACATGCAAAACACCATGCACCAAGACATAACAACACAAAGAAATCCAACAACAAGAATTTACCCTATGTCATAAAAGATGGCGTAATCCATATCAACAAACAACCTGAACAGGAAATCACCGAAGAAGAATCCATCGATTATTACAACCGCACACAAATGGACCAAGATTTCCACAAAGGTGGTGCAAATGAATTTGAAAAATACACCGGCGTAAAACTCGACGAAACCGGAAATATCACCGACGAACAATTTATTACACAAATCAAAAAGATCTTAAATAACAATCAAATCGAAGTAATCAATGGACTCATTAAAATCGAGTATAACACCCCTCTTCCAGACAATGTAGACAAGTTTTTGAATACTTTTATTGATACTACCAACAAAACAATGATAAACGAGAACGTATTCAAACGCCGTATTTTAGGACTGACATCGTATTTTAGAAGTGCGCAAGAACAATTATTACCGTCTTTTGTGATGAATGGCGACAGTATCTATCACATCGAAAAAATAGAAATGAGCGACCACCAATTCGGAGAATACGTGAAAATTCGTAAAACCGAAATCGAACAAGAAAAAAGGTCAAAACTAAATAAACAAAAACAAGAGCGCGCAGAAGCCGCAGGTAAAAACGACGATGTATTTAAAATATCATCAACCTATCGCATTTTTTCAAGAGCCTGTTGCAATTTCGCTTTTCCAGCCGGATTAACACGCCCTTTACCGGATCAAAAAAAGAAAAAAAATGAGGAATCCGAAGAAGGCGAAGATACCGAAGAAACCGAATCCGAAACCATTGATGCTGTTTCTGTCAATGACGAAGAAACCGTTGAATCATCTAACGACAAAAATCAAGTGAAATACGCCGAAAGAATTCAAGCTGCTCTGACTACGCTGTCTAGTGAACAACATTTGTCAAAGGAGAACTTGATGGAATTGAGTCCTAAATTCGTGAAAATCCTGGAAAATATACAAAATCCCGAGAACGCTGGATTGCACCTCTTGTATAGTCAATTCCGTACCATAGAAGGTATCGGAATTTTGAAATTAATCCTAGAGGCCAATGGTTTTGCGGAATTCAAATTGAACTACACAAATGGCACATGGGATATTGAAAACGATGAAGACCTATCCGAAAACCCGAAATTCGTATTATACACGGGAACAGAGACCCCCGAAGAAAAAGAAATCATCCGTAATATTTACAACGGAAACTGGGATATTATTCCTAAAGTCATTTCGGATAAATTGAAAAAAAAAGCCACCAACAACAAAAACGGCGAAATCATAAAAATATTTATGATTACATCTTCGGGAGCGGAAGGTATCAATTTGAAAAACACGCGTTTTGTCCACATCGTAGAACCATACTGGCACAATGTGAGGTTAGAACAAGTCATAGGACGTGCACGTCGTATTTGCAGTCACCAAGATTTACCAGCAGAATTGAGAACGGTCAAAGTGTTTTTATACATCAGTGTATTTAGCGAAACACAAAAAACGGACAAACAAAATATCGAAATTATGATACATGATTTGTCTAGAATCCGCGATGACAAGGGAAAACGACAATCTGTGTCAACTGATGAATCCCTCTTCGAAATTGCAAATATCAAAACCGACATCAATCAACATATTTTGAAAAGTATCAAAGAATCCGCGATTGATTGCACCCTATACAAAAATTCGGAAAATCTCGTATGCTATGGCACAAACAAAGGAAAAATAAATACCAACGAGTTTTCGTCATATCCAATATTAGAACTCGATTTAGGAGAACGTGAAGACTTGAATGTAAAAACCGCCAAAATAAAACTAACAAAAACAAAACCTATTCATGGTATTTCGTATGCTGTCGATAAAAAAACGGGCGAATTGTATGATTTAGAAAAATACAAAACTGGCCAGTTAGTAAGAGTGGGAAATATATCCAATATGGAAGCACTGCCTAAGGCTCCTTAGATAGTGGCTCAAAATAGTTCCCATCTTTTCCACAATATTTTTCATATTTTCGACAAACGTTTACGTCTAAATAATCTTTCAATATGTTTTTGTTTTCTACATACAAATACGTAAACAATTTGCATTTTTCTGGAGTGTATTGTATGTTTTTGTTAGCATGAAGTTGATATTTTCCGCCTAGAAAATATTTACAGTTTGAACATTTATTAGCAACAGCATTGCATATGTGCAATAGTAGATATAGATACAATAGATACATTTATATATTTATACATTTTTGTTGGGGGACAGGTCGGTCTACAATGGATTTCTAACCATGGTAATCACAGAAACATCGTCATATCCACTTGCAGGATAATGGGATTTTTCTTTGTATATTTCGTCGGGGGTCTCTATACTGCGCGCGACTTCCCATTCTTGTTTCCATCTAGATTCTGCTAAATCCGCTAATTGTTCTCCGTCGAGGTCATTCATTCTAGCTCTATCGTCAGGATGATGAGGTGCAAAAACATCCCATAACCCATCACTGGCTATAATGATTTTCACGGAGTCGGTGGGTTCAAATGGTATGGTCATTTTTTCTGGCGCGAATTGTGTGATAGAATTATGTCCGATGGATTGGGTAGGTGCTAACTGCGCTAAGCTATTTCGACTGGTATCAAAATATTCAATGGTTGCGACTTTTGCGAATCCAGTGCGTTCCGGTGAAATAATATGGGGTATGGATTGATATTTAGCGCGGACGGTAACATCAGTTCTCGATTCCATTCGCAATCTTTCATTTTCATTATTCCAGTTGTGCTTAGGATTATGATAAACAATCTCGCTGTTTATCATAACATATAATTCCGAATCTCCTAATGAAAACGTTTCGATGCGGTTGTCGTAGAGTTTTGTGAACAAGAATGTTGCTCCGCCATTATAAGTTGAATACTCCATGTTTTGTTTTGTATTTCTGTAGAAGGCGATGTTTTGGTCGATGTTTTCAATGCGGGCCTTGTTTATTTCATCTAGCCTGGATTGTATTTCTAGATGCGGATTTTCTGCATTGAGAATGGTGTCTGTATTTGCGGTGATAATACCCCGTATGTCTGAAACGATTTCGTTGGGACCATGTCCGTCCGTAATAATTCCGTAATCATAGGTTTCCCCTGTGTGTGGGTCAATTGCAATTCCAGTATAGGCATCGTCTTGCGCGCTGCATAATTGGAGAACTTTTTGTTTGATTTGGACTGATTTGACTATAAATTCCATTGTTATAGTTGTTCTGATAAAATAGTTGTATTGTTTTGTTCCGATAAAATGGTTGTAAAGACTTTGTTAATATATGCATTAAATAATTGACAAAAAACATTGATTATTTGCAATAAATCAATTTTATGCAATCATAAAAAATAATTATATAGTAGAAACCGCGAAAAAACATGGATAAATTGCATGTGCCAAAACGATATATTCCAAAAAGACTCACCACAAGAGATTTAGCAAAACAGAAACGAGAACTTCGCAAATCCCGGAAATTATACAAACAGGGGAAATACTATACGCGCAAACACGTAAAATCGTTTCATTCTAGACCATCTGGACACGTCGAGTATGCTCGCAAACTCTACAAAATAGATACTATAACACCTTCTGCGGAATTGGCTGAGAAAACGAAATGTTCTCAGGATGCTTTAGAAAAAATAGTGAACAAAGGTCGCGGGGCTTATTTTTCGAGTGGGTCTCGTCCGAATCAGAGTGCGGAATCATGGGGTTTAGCGCGATTGGCTAGCGCGATAACTGGGGGTGCTTCCAGTGCTATAGATTATTCTGTGCTGGCCGAGGGATGTTCTCGCTCGAGCCCTGCGCTGAAAATGGCGAAACGATGTTTGTCCATTAAACGCCGAGGGAAATCGTGCAATGCGCATTTGTATCATGGGTCTCTTTAGTTGTTATTGTCTTGTGTCATATGCATAAATGGAAATATGAAGATTTCGTCGAATGATTCTGTGCTGGGTGATGCAAATATACTAGGCGACGAGAAGATGGGAAATCGATATCTGTCGATTATGTTTTCGTCGGTGTCAGAACCATTGCTTTCGGTTTCATTTTCGACATCGGACTCGGTTTCATTGTCGATATCAGAAGAAGACTCGCTTGAATTTTGCTCATACTCAATGGAATCTCGTAATTCAACATATTCATTGTTGTTAATCATGCGATTATCAATAGTGAAGAGTTTGATTATATTGGGTTTTCTGCAGATGGGGCAGTCCATTTTTTTCGACTCTATGCATTTTTCTCTGCAATGGAGACAAATGTAATGTTCACATATAGTGGTTTCTTGTGTGTTCTCTAAACATACACAACATTTTTGATTTTCTTCGTAGGGTATAAATTGTTCTTCGAGTTTTAGCAATTCAAAATCGGTGGAACTTACTAAATCTCCGTTGTATACTTTGTAGGTAGATACGACTTTTTCAATGTATTCAATCGCGCCTTCAATGGTTTTGTATTTTTTGTATAATAGAGAATATTTTTGCATTTTTTTGTTGTTAGCATTTGTGGTCACTTCACAAATAATATTGATGGATTCAAAATTGACGATTTTTGTTTTACGATGAATAACGGCATAACAATACACCCCGTCAATTCGGATGGGTCGGAATGTATATGTTTTGAATTTCAGTAAATGTTCTCGGATACTGTTGGCTAATTTTTTGAGAGATTCTTTTTTGGATATTGTTTCTGATGATTCGCGTTCGGACATATTAGAATCTACAAAGATTTATTTGCGGATGAACGAACGTTTTCCATCTATCTAATAAAATGGTGTTTCATTAATTTATATAGGGTGAAATAAGTGACTTCGTCATTGGGAGTCACTCTAAGAAGAGCTCTAAGATTTTCGTCGGGATTGATTTTGCGGTCATTCTCCCTATCTACAAGACCTTTGTCGCGGATATATTTATTGATTTTTTTACTAACATCAACGCGGCTTATTCTAGTTCCAAGAGGAACGCCTAAAAACTGAGCAAGCTGGTCACTGATAAGGGTTGGGGCTACGAATCCGCTAGGCATTCTTCTAGAAGCCTGTGGTTCGACAGGAAGGGGGTCAGACGGTTCTATCTCCTCGATTTCCTCGTCATCCTCTTCTTCGAAACCATCCAGAGTTCCGCATGCCCTAATATACTCATGTTCGTCTTTACTCAAAAAGGATGGTCGTTGGTTATAGAGAAAAATGTCCTGGAAATACAATTTTTCTTCCAGTGGAACATTTTCGTCTGCAATATATTTGAGTAATTCGGTTTTGTTTGCAAGCATGTATTTTTTATCGCTGCGTAAATTGAATAAAATAAATCCATTTACAATGGAATTCACAATGTATTCAGCTACTGGCATACCGAATGTATTCAGAGTTTGATTTTTGACAAACTCACGAATGGCAAGTCTCTCTGGCGGCTCATTTTCAATAATGGGAGGATTTGATTCGTATTCTTGTCTTAGGCGTTGCATAGTTTGACAACTCATATTTCCTGTGGTATACAATACTATATCACTGCGCGTTTAAGTTGTTTTGAATAATATTTTTTGTATTATTACGATACATGGTAACGATTATTTTTCGAATCAATTTCGTCGTTTATAAAATCCATCTATTTATCCATCCATTCTTTATGCAAATATTGGGGGTGTCCCCACCTAGAGAACATTTAGGAAAAATAATCCCCCACCACAAAAAAACAATTATTCCGTTAGAGATATAAAAACATTGCGTTAAAATCTCTATAACACGAATCACTATGAACGAGGCAAATAATGTTCTTACTATAAAAACAGTTCAAATTCAACCCATTCGTAATATGATTACGGCAATCAAAGATATTTTGACCGATGCCACCATGACATTCACAAACGATGGGTTGAAAATCATCAATTTCGACAAAACCCATACCATTTTAGTGAACGTAAACTTGAATTCACAGCGTTTCGAGCAATATGATTGCAAACCTGAGAAAATCATCGTCTGTGCAAATACTCTGCATTTATTCAAGGTCATTTCAACCATGTCAAACGACGATACTTTGTCGATGTATATTGACCAAGCAGATTATCATGATGGTATTGTATCGCATTTAGGATTACAATATGATAATGGGGATATCAAACAGTGCTATAATCAAAAATTGCGATTGATTGAACCTGACACGGAAGAGCTGGTTGTTCCCGACGTGGAATATACCACTGTGATTAATTTACCTACCGCGGATTTTCAGAAAATCATCCGTGATTTGAATGGTATTTCGGACCGTATTGAAATCAAATCCGTGGGCAATGACCTGATTTTTTCATGTGAAGGTAATTTCGCCAGTTCGCGCATATTGAGGTCGGAATCCGATGGATATATGGAATTCATCCATAAACCAGGTGCATCCGTTGTCATTCAGGGTGAGTTTTCGCTGAAATCGCTATCCCATTTTATTAAATGCACTCCTCTTTGTAGTCATTTAGAGATGTATTTAGGCAATGATTTACCGTTGATTGTCAAATACGATGTAGCTTCTTTAGGCGAAATCAAACTATGTTTAGCTCCATTACCACCTTCATAAATATACAAAACAATGGTCAATTATTTAGTAATATTTGACCATTCTAAAAAATACAAAATATACATAGGCTTATCCATTCACGTGCTTTGCTAAGAACCAATCGACTGAACTATTCTGATGCATTGATGGTTTTCTTTTCAGCAAAAGGTGATTCATTGTTTTTATAATCATAATATAATTTCAAAATCAACGTTACTAGATTCAAGGATGTATTGACAGAATAATTGATAAGTATAAATGTATCTACGTTGTTTATACCACTATAAACAGTGCCTAATGTTCCACCTACTAGCCATAATATTGATGAATACCTTGTTGAATCGACGTTTTTTATTTGAAATATTGTCAAATAAATTTCAGGAAAATAGCCGATCACAATAAATGCAGATGAAATAATCGATAAATAAACAGTATTCATTTATTAGAATCCCTTTTTTTGTCTTTATCTTTTTATCATAAAAAATCTTATTTTTATAATAAATTACACTTTTTCTTCGCAATATCCTTCGTTCTCATCCATGAACAAAAAAGCATTACCTTCGATGCTAATATCCTCCCATGCTAAATTTCGTACAATAGGTTGATGATTGACTACAAAGCCGACCCATACGCCTGCGATACCGGATTCTTCGCTCCATTCATTTTTCACCCAGCAATTCGGGTATCTGTAAAGCAAAGTTTCCATCCATTCATAATCCGGATTCCATGGAGTCAACATATCAAAAATGATACCTCGTTTTCCTTTTTTTACTACTTGGACGGTTTCGCGTTGCAATTCATTCATAATGAGTCTACGTAATTCGCCCGTTTCATCTTCGCGCTCGCAAGTGATAGTTATATGGTTCCAGCAATCGTTCGGCATATATCTATTTATACGGTGTTGTTTTTATACCTTTTGAAGATTCAAATCTTAGCCGGTGTAAATGGATGCAAAAGGACATATATTATACGTTGTCACTGAGCCAATATTTTTCAAGAAAATGTTATCTTTTTCCACGCAATCAATTTTTATTCCAAAATTGATTTCCTCTGTTTTTTCATATATATGGCGACTTATTTGTATAGTATCCGCATCTGCAGTGGATTGTAATCGTGCTGCTACATTGACTGCGTTTCCTACTACACATAATCGTGGAATCTCATTTCCTAAAATTCCTACATTGACAGTGCCCAGATTAATGCCTATGCGAATACATAAAGGTGCATCGTCGGGCGTTTTTATATTTTTGATTTCACTCATGAATTCAATTGCTAACAAAATAATTTCTTTTATCACGATATGGTGATTGTTCTCTTGTCTAAAAATGTCACCGACTACCATATACGCATCACCGATTGTTTCTATTTTTTGTAGATGGGGGTATTTTTTAATAATAGTATCAAAATGATGATAGATATTGTCTAATAATTTGAATATAGTGTCTCCGTTATGTTTCTTTGCTAATTCAGTATAGTTAACTATGTCCATAAACATGATGCAAATCATATCAATTTCTTTGTTTTTACCAGAACCAGAACCAGAACCAGAACCAGAAGTAGGGGTATAATTACTATCACCATACCGACATTTCATAAAATCGTCGTCTAAATCAAATGGTAATATTTTTTTCAATAATTCTATTTTTAATTTTTCGCTTGTATTTGGTATCTTATCTAGAAATTTTCTTTTACTATAACTGATTAAATTTTTGCAAGCAGGTGATAATTTCACATTATTGGTTTCATACTCTTTTATTGTTTTTATCATATGAGACGTAAAATTCACGCTTTGTAAATCCATGGTTTTCCGCAGAATCGATTCTTTTTCATTGTAATTCGAAATCACTACATTACATAGAAATTTACATATGGTGTCTGCAATATTATACAATGCATGAATAACAATCGGACTAAAAATTTGTGTAATATCTATTATGTTAATTGCCATGTATATAAACCATACTGTAATGTACAAATTCGTAAAAGGTAAATGATGATACTTATACAATGATTTCAAAAATAAAAAAGCTGGTAATGAAAATACAACAGTCGATGTAATATATATTACACTCGGTTTGAAAGGAATAATCAACACATGTGGAACAATTGCTATTATGTGATAATGAAGATTGATATTTTGTAAGGATAAATCATTCGAATTACAATACATTTTCAACATCAATGGTGTCGCAAAAACCCACATCACTCCTCGATGCATTTCATGTTCAATTAATGTCATATTTGGATATATAATGATATCTACTATGAATTTTATGTAAACAATAGTTAATCCTATCGAGAATCTATCGATTGCTTTTGAAAAGAATATATTGTATGCCAATGAATATGAATACAAAAACAACATGAAATAACTAGTAATATTGAATAAAAAATGTAAATTTCCATAATTTGCAATAGTATCATTGGACCCTACATGTACAACATAGGGTAAATATAAATTTTGCAATAATAAATCTACGTTGTAATAACATACAACATAGAACAATATATTAATCATCTAATATAATAGATTGATATAATTCTAATTACTAAATAATAAAAAATATATTTACTGTTAATACTCATTGATTACACTGGATAATAAACCCATTGTTTCCATTTTTTGTCGAGAATCTGTTGCTTGAATTTACGAACATCGCTGAGTTGTTGACTATGGGCGTTATCTATCGCGGAGCGTTGATTTATTAGCCGAGACACTAACGCACGATTTTCGCGATTGATTTTGTCCATTTTTCGATTGTATTCTATCTCCAGTTTTCGCGAAAAAATTGTGGGAGATGGTTTCGGAGAATCCATGTCGATAGTGCTTTTTGCATCGCGAACACGCTGCAAATGGTTTTCATACAACATTTTTTCGTAGCCTTTTCGGTCCACGCGCATTACTATATGCCAATATAAAAAATTCATAAAACACACAGAATCTTCTAAATCGCCACTTTTGAAACAGTGGTTGTTATAACACTCCCGAGAACGTTCGTTTTTTGTATGTTTTTGATTCGTGTATAAATGATTTCTAATTTATCCGACGCTTTGTATTTCGAATGCTGCTTGCACAAAATTGCACCTCGTTTGATGACACTTAGTATGTCTTTGCGGTCCATATCTTCCGGTATTTTTGCAACAACATGACAAGATGGAAGACCATTTACATGAAACCATATGTCGTGAGGGGAAGATGCGTCAATCACATCGAAATTATCTTGCGCATTTTTCCCTATCAAAAACGTGATACTCTGATTGATGTTTTTCAAGTAAATGACCTCCATGATCATGTGTTTTTTGTTGTAACCTTGTATAATAACAACAGATAAAATCAATTTTGTAATAATATAAACACTGGTGTATATACATACTAAATGAATAAACCTATTACACGAAGCGCGAGCCGACAAAATCGAGAACATCAAACAAACATTTACACGCGAGGATATGACGTTTTCAAAAACAAAATTCCTATACACCCCGAGGTTTTGACCGCGTTACAAAAACAAGTGGACAGCAAAATGGGAGGACCTATTTTTAATGGTGCGAAAAACGACAAGAAACGAATCCAATCGAATTTATCGCGAAAACCCGCAGTTCTCGATGAGTTTATCGATGAGCTTGAAACCACCATATATGATTTGTTGCCAGCCGATTCTCCACTCTCGTTCAGTAACTGGGTTATATTGAAATCGACGCCGGGGTGTCAACGACAACAACCGCATACAGATTATGACCCAGAATTAATCCGGCGCACACCTACACATATTCCCCTATTGGTATTGGTTTCCATCATGCCAGATACCTATTTAGACCTATGGGATACAAATGGTATTCATGAACGGGTTTCGATGGACGCGGGGGATATCCTCATTTTTAGAGCGGATACAGTTCACGCAGGAAGTGCATATCAACGCGAAAACATACGCATCCATGTTTATTTAGACAACCCAGTAATACAACGGATTCATAATCGTGTGTGGTTTGCAAAAATACAGATGCGATGAATAATATATCTATATATTATAATGAACGGTTTATTAGACTTAATAAAATCAATACAACGAAGACCAACAATATATCCATCGAGCACCCCTCTTTCTGTTTTTTCACCTCCTAAACAAAACAAATCCAAAAAACAACGCACAACTAGAATACCAGAATCTCAAAAAACTACTAGAACGCAAAACACACCGAGACAAACATCCCAACAAACACCGAGACAAACATCGCAAAGAACAACTAGGTCACAAACATCAAAAACACAAGCAATTGACACATTTAGGAAACGCGTTGCAACAAGAAAAATACAAAAGTTCATGAAAAAATACGAATCGAAACGTCGCGCATTGTTTCTAAATAGTATTTGTTCTGACGCAGGTGTCTGCATAGCATTTGGTAGGGAAAATGATAAAATAAAAAAACATTTCAACGGATTTGTTGATTTTGAATATTTGACGGCAGTAAAAAAAATCGGGGGAGAATCGGAAAATGGTTTTGTGAAAGAATTTACGTATGAACATGAAGGATACAAATCGAATGCAATTTTGAAATCTTCCATGAACCCAGAGTCTGATAATCTATTTTTTGAATATTTAGTAGGACAATACATCAACAAACTCAACAATAGGTATCCATGTTTCTTGGAGACCTATGGATTATTTCAATACAAAGACGAAACTGCATGGATGTTGTCAGCTACAATCGACCCACGTTATAGATGGAATCCACAAGAAAGTTTGATATTACATGACGAAAATATAACAAACAAATCGTTTGAAACTAGTTGCTCGTCGTCGCAATATTTATCTATTCTCATTCAAAATATCAAAGATGCAAAAACAATTCAATCCATGTTGCGCGAGTATTCTTTCACGAAACGCGATTTGTTATATGTATTATATCAAGTTTATATGCCATTAGCCAATGAAAAAAATACATTTACTCATTATGATTTACATCTTGAGAACGTATTGTTATATGAACCAGTGAAGGGTCATTATATTGAATATCATTATCATGTTGGTGGCGAAGAAATTACATTCAAATCATCCTATGTTGCAAAAATTATTGATTATGGTCGTTGTTTTTTCGAGGACAAAAACAATTCAAACAAGGATACAAACACCTCTAAACATATCTACGAAAAAATATGCACAATCAATAATTGTTATCCACGTGACGAGAATGGTAAAATCATAAAAGACAAACATTCTTGTGGAAAAGATGTAGGATACGCTAATATCGCTCCAGAAAATCCACCAGGTAGTTTTTTCTACATAAGCGGAACAAAACGTAATTCAAGTCATGATTTACGATTGTTGTATCTATTGAAACGACGCACAGGAATAAACGATATGTATTTGAAAGAATTATTACAAAAAATACAATATGGTATCAACGTAGATCAAGAAAACAAAATATATGGCACCATAGAAAACGAAAAATCGGGATTGCCGAATAAAATCAACAATGTAGTTGATGCGCGCAATGCATTAGGACAATTGATTATGTCGGAACCATTGCAACATACAAATGAAGAATCTTATTTATCAAAAGAAAAATTAGGTGATTTGCATATTTATGATGACGGTCGCCCAGTGGAATTCGTAGAATATATCTAGACCCTCGTTTGTTTACGTGTAATAAAATATCTATTACATGTAATATACCCACCCACCCACTCCTATGCTAAAAAAATATTTGTTAGAATTATCTAATACTATCACTATAAGTCCTTCTGAAAATCCGGAAGAATTTTGCCGTCAAATAAAATCTATATCCAACAAGGTTCCCATGGATGTCGCAAAATCCTTGCTTGAATTTTCGCACCATGGTTCTCAAACCGGATTTTTATTGTTCGACGGATTTTCCATCGAGGACACCACACACATGAAAACACCATACAACAACAACGAAAAAATCGGCGAAACTACCAATTTAGCAAAAATACAAGGGATTTTGATAAGCACAATAGGAGAACTTGTTGCCTACGAAGCTGAAGGACATGGCAAGCTTTTTCAAGATATCATACCGATGAAATCTATGGAAAAAAAGCAAATGAGTTTGAGTAGTGGAGCCGAATTGGAAATCCATACCGAACAAGCGTTTTCGAAATTGCGCCCAGATATACTCAGTTTAGCATGCATTCGAGGCGACCCCGACGCATTCACCTATATTTTGCCGGTAAAATCGATTATCAAGAATTTATCGCACTCCGAAATCGAATTATTGCGAAAACCGCTCTGGATGACGTCGGTCGATTTTTCTTTCAAATTGTGCGGACAAGAATTCATTGAAGGGGATGTCCGGGGTCCCATGCCGATTATTAGTGGACCCGAAGAAGACCCCCGTCTACTTTTCGATCAAGACCTCATGAGCGGAATAACGGAAGAGGCACATCAAATGATTGCTAAAATAGTGGATATCTATTACACGCATCGCATTCGACACAATCTCATACCCGGTCAAATTATCTTTATTGACAATAATCGCGCGGTTCATGGCAGGTCCCCATTTTCGCCTAAATACGACGGAACCGACCGATTTTTAGTGCGATGTTTTGCGACATTTGATTATAAAAAAAGTGCGTATGCGAGGAATTCTGGCTCCCGAATGATACATGCTATATACAGTTAGATTCATACCTTTGTCAAGGTATTTGAATACTTGTTAAATTTTGTAAAAGATGTTGCAGTTCATACCTTTGTCAAGGTACTTAATGGGGGTAATTAAGATTATTGCAATTCAAACACTTCCGAACGCTGCGAAATTTTGAACAAAGCTTCTATAACACGAATGACCTCCGATTCATCAATATCTCGGTGAACCACGATACGTATGAGTTGCGGAGCCCATGCGGATATTAATATGCCGTCACCCTTGAGCATTTGTGTAATAGTATATGCATTCGCTGGTTTGACAATATCCACGAAAATAATATTCGTTTCAACCGGTTGCACTTTGAAAGCCCCTCCTATAAAATTCAGGGCATCCGCGATTTTCTTTGCCTTGTTGTGGTCACTTTCTAAAATACCCGTTTCGAAATCGTCTAAAGCGACCAACCCCGCGGATGCTAACACCCCCGACTGACGCATTCCTCCCCCCAGCGCTTTTCGGATTCGACGTGCCCGTTCAATGAATTCGCGAGAACCTACTAAAAGACTTCCGATGGGAGCGCCCAGGCCTTTCGATAAACAGATGGACAGAGAATCGACATATTTAGCGATTTCATTGGGCGGAAGACCATTCACCGCGATGGCATTCCATAAACGCGCGCCGTCCATATGAATCGGCAATTTGTGCTTGTCGGCGAGTTCGCGCAAGGCTTGCATGAACTCCAGAGGCACAACCTTTCCCCCACAGACATTGTGCGTATTTTCGATACAAATCAATTGTGTAATAGGTTCATGGATATCATCGTCGCGAATGGCCGCCGCGATTGCATCGGGGTCCATGGTTCCATCGGGCAAATTCGGGACGGTTCGGAAGGAAACGCCGCCGAATTGCGACGCCCCCGCTTGCTCAAATAAGACTATATGACTCTTATCGCCCGCGATGATTTCGGCACCTCGGCGGTCACACCACGTCATGATTGCGGATAAATTAGCCATCGTGCAAGATGGGAAAAAGAGAGCGGCTTCTTTGTCGAACAAGGTCGCCATTCGGGTTTCTAATGCATTGGTGGTGGGGTCTTCGCGATAGACATCGTCGCCCACTTCGGCGTCCAACATGGCTTCGCGCATTTTTTGTGTAGGTTTTGTTACAGTGTCGCTGCGTAAATCGATATATTGCATCATAATTCGTATCTTTGTTGAAAAATATACGAATCAACTTTTTATATCAATTTTGTAATAGGGATATATAACACTATATGCCTAAACTGTGTGTATAAACTATATGTCTAGAATTCGGGTTCATGCTTTTTGAACAAACACCCATGAATCGACAAATTCGGAATCACAATCATTGATGCAGGGTCTTGTATTACACAATTTTCCATCCATACTTTGATAATACAGAAGTTTTTTTTTGGTGATATAGTGATTCCGTTTACGTATTCGTGGTTCGCCTTGTTCTTGAACAAGGTTTCACCACACAGAGCATAAAAAAGAGTTTTCCATACACCATACACTTGTTTATTGATAACTTTGAACGAAAAACAACCGCCGTTTCTGTTGCGTGGGTCTTCCCACATCGGTGCTATTCCTTCTCTCATAACAAAAAGCATAGAATATTTTATAATATTTTCAGGAATACTTTCGTTGATAGCGATTAATTTTTCTACGCTATCAATATCACTCATGATGATTTTATAACTGGACAACTCCCAATTTTTATCATGTGGTAAATGGTAATACAAATTCCATTTACCAATTAAGGTATGCTCCGGGGTATCAGTAGTTTCCATTTGATATGGTCCCTATAATAAATATCTACAATATTCTTTATGTTATTTGCCAATATTTGTTATTTTTGCTAAATATTGATAGATTTTACTCCCAAATGGTTGAGTTTTATCCGGAGGGGCATATTGATATTGGTAATATTTTTCTATTGCCTCTCGCAACAGTGTGAATTTTTTTTCATGGTCGGCAATGGAATGCATTTCCATTGCATTACAAGGTCCGTCGTAGTCGTATGCACGTTTATTGTTGATTGAAATGGCTTCTTCTATTTTTTCATAGGTTATTGGGTCCGATGGCGTCATCTTGAGTTGACCATATAACCAGTAATATCCATTTTTTTGTGCATTGTTATAAAAATGCTCCACTACGGCTTTTTCTTCAAGGTCGATTTGGCCTAGCATGACAAATTCATTTAATTTGTCTAAAGAGGGTGCGTCGAAATTCATGGTTTTGTGTAATAGTTGTTTTATTCGGAATTATCGTCGGAATCAATTTTATCGCTAGGCACAGATTCAAGTGACTAAGTGTCACATGCATCGATATCACGCTTTACAATGCGATAGGTGTCTTTTTCTAAGACAACCCATTGTGTATTATCTAATTTTAGGATATTCATGTTGTTGTCGATTAGTGTAATAGTATATGTTTCATCGTAATAGACAGGCGTGGATTGATAATCGAGCCATCTTCTCACAAACGCATCTGATAATAATTCATTTCCACAGAGAAACCAGGAACGGTCGAGTTCGATGGGAATCGAATCCTTCATCATTGGATGTTTGTATTCGATTGCTATGAATTTCACGTTTGATGTGCTGCTGTAATCGAAGATATTGTTAGATTCGCTTTGTGCGATAATATTACACCGGGTTTTTTTTTCGTGTCGCATTATGACGACGCCACTATTTGCATTTGGTTTTTGCGTTGATAAACTCATGGTCGTTTCGAAATAACTATTCATGTATTCTTGGCATATGTTTTCATCTTTTGAAAAATCGAAATATTCTTCTATTGTGTCATTGTCTTCGTTTAACCATGTTACATTAATCCATGGTGAATATTCGGGTTCGAATTTATGTGTCGCAAATAGTTTATGTATGGTGGATTCGATTTTATTATTAATATATACGTAACTATTACACAAATAATTGACGAAAGCGTATTTGTCAGATAACCGTTTGATGGTTATACGCGCATTCGTATGTATATTACTACAAAAAAAAATAACCGATAATGCTATTCCGGGAATTTTTTGGATTGACATTTCTCGATAGACATCTATAATATCACTGATTTTTTTGAATAAATTGTGCGTGAATTCTAACATATGCAGTCTATGTCAAATAATATAAACATGTTTTTATATCATAATTGTATAGATATTTATGTCGAAAAAATCAACTGGATTGTTTATCTTTAGACGGGATTTGAGAACATTCGATAATACTGGATTTATCGAGGCATGTTCTCAATGCAACACCATTTATGTTTGTTTTATTTTCACACCGGAACAAGTTGGTGGGAATAATCCATATAGGTCTGAGTGTGCCATTCAATTTATGATAGAATCCCTGGAATCTTTGAATGGCGATTTAGGAAACAAACTCATATTTTTTTATGGCGAAAACACTTCCGTCTTAAAATCGTTGATACCCGCTCTCAAAGTGGATGCCGTTTTTTTTAATCGAGATTATTCTCCCTATGCCGTGAAGCGCGATGAAGAAATTGATGAACTCTGTGCAAAAATGGACGTCGAATGCACCCATTTTGCGGACTATTATTTGTATGAACCGGGAAGCATCCACAATGGGACGGGCGGATTCTACAAGAAATTCACGCCTTTTTACAAACATGTTCTCCATAGACCTGTTGAAAAAATAAGAAAGACTCCACCCATGGATATTGTTCACGCATATACAGGCGTTCTGGTGCACAAACTATCATGGAAAGAGGTCATTGCGAGGTTTTACAAAAATGACAGCAATAGTGAACGCATGGTGCGCGGAGGTCGAGAACTTGCCCTGAAACGCCTAAAAGACGGTCTGAAGTCGCAAGGGGAATACGATGAAACCCGCGATTTCTTGAAAAACGAGACGACTGGGCTGTCCGCATACATCAAGTTCGGTAATATTTCTATAAGAGAAGTCTATTACACTTTCTTGAAAAAATATGGATTGAATTTCGGCTTGATTCGAGAACTCATCTGGCGCGAATTTTTCGCCCATGTTCTCTATAATTTTCCGGAAGTTTTGCGCGACTCCTATCAACCGAAATTTAGGAATATCCATTGGCGAAAATCGACGGCGGATTTCAAAAAATGGTGTCAAGGACAAACTGGATTTCCCGTGGTGGACGCATGTATTAGACAATTGAACGCAACGGGATATATGCATAATCGCGGGAGAATGATTGTCGCGAATTTCTTAGTGAAAACCTTGCTATTGGATTGGCATTTAGGAGAAACCTATTTTGCACAAAAATTGACGGATTATGACCCCGCTTCGAACAATGGAAACTGGCAAGGTATTTCGGGAACCGGTGTGGATATGAAACCGTATTATAGGGATATGAATCCATGGATACAGTCCATCAAGTTCGACCATCGCGCTGAGTTTATCAAGAGATGGGTTCCCGAATTGGCCGAAGTGGACGCCGGCGACATTCATCGATGGCATACATCATGTGATTATGAAAAATATCACGACATCAAATACCCACGCCCCATCGTGGATTACGATGCACAAAAACAGGCAATGTTACAAATGTATAAGAATGCATAATCAGCGTAAACGACATAAAAAACATACAACTATAACACTAATGAAAATAATAGTTGCACGGTATAACGAGAACATTGAGTGGACACAAAGACTACCACCAGATATAGATGTTATAGTTTGTAACAAGGGTGATAAATTATCAAATCATAAAGGAACCGTCGTCGACCTACCAAACGTAGGTAGAGAAGGACATACGTATTACAAATACATATACGATAATTATGATAATCTGGACGATTATACGATTTTCCTCCAGGGTAATCCATTTGAACATTCTCCTCAGCTTATATGCACAATAAATAATATTCACAAATGCAAAACGTTTGAATGTGAATATGCATTTATAAGCGAACGAGTGTTGTGTACCAGTTTATCTGGATGTCCTTATGATATATACATGGACATAAAACCGATTTATAAACATCTATTTGGAACAATCGCAGACAATAATCAAATTATTCAATTTGCACAAGGTGCGCAATTCATCGTTTCAAAACGCGCAATATTATCCAGGTCAAAGGAATTTTACAAAAAGATAATCGAATTATTAGAAAAAGAACGCAATCCATATGAAGGATTTATCATAGAACGGTTGCATAGAGTTATTTTCACTGGAAAATGTATCTAAATATAGTATAACAGTATATTTAAAATGAAATTTATAACGCAAAACCAGTTTCTAGATTTGTTTGAAGGACCATCCCAAAATTTTTCCAGGTTTTTGAGAACAGCAAAGGTCAGAACAAATAATAGTATAACACCATTGCTGACATATATCGACAATAAAAATGTTACTGTGGATGATTTGAGAATGTTATATAAACATATTCAAACCCGCGATGAATATTTAGTGCGTTTTTACAATACCTCATTGGATGTTGGCACCATCGAGATAAAGGACCCTCCCATGAAACTGCGAGAACTGAATAATGATAATGCCGTTCATTACAAAAACGTCATTCGCAACATGCATTATAAAGACATATTGAAAAATACGAAATCGGGGATTGCAAATGTGCGGACTTATATGGATGTATTAGAAGATTTGTATTTGCGATGGATTATTGATTACAAGATTCTCACGCCGAGTTCCATGCATTATATCCGTGAAGGTCGTATAGGCAGCGTTTTTTCGTCGCTGTTTTTCCGTGCATCTATCATGAATCCTATGATACCTTATTCTTTGGCACATGGGATACTAAGGGGTAAATCGAATTGCAAGGTTTTTACACCTACTTTAGGATGGTCTTCTTACTGTTATGGATTCTTAGAATCTCCTCATATTGTTGAATATGTAGGAACAGATGTTATACCAGGCGTCTGCAAAAAGACCGCGGAATTTGCAACCACGAATTATCCACAAAAAACCACCACGATATTTTGTTCTCCATCGGAGAACTTGATGCTGGACCCTAAATTTTCCGCAAAATACAAGAATTATTTCGACGTGGTTTTTTTCAGTCCACCCTATTACCGCCTTGAAATGTATGCGGGGAAAAATCAATCCACGTCGAAATATCCAACCTACGAGGCATGGTTAGAAAATTATTGGCGAAAAACGATGTTATTGTGTTATCATGTTCTCAAACCAGGAGGAAAAATGTGTTATATATTGTCTGGGTATGGTTCCGAGAACACGAATGGGGGACGATATGACTTGTTGAAAGATATGAATGGTATTGCTAGGGTTGTATTTAAAAATGTGGCGCCACAACAACTAAACATGTATAACAAGAATGTTCACGTTACGGCGCATCGTGAAACAGACGAGAAAATCGTAATCTTTTTGAAATGAATGGGTTTTCGATATAAAAATTTTGTTTGCATGTATACTGCGTTATTTCTAGGGAGTTTCAGTGAGTTTGCACCCATGTTTTACAAGAGAATCATATAACGCATTTTTGTAGTTTTATATGAATCTGTCTGAATAATATTTAGGTAATTTAGCAATAATAGATAATATAAAATATCTATATATATTATATATCATGCCACAAGACCCGTGTAGTGAAATAGCTGAATTAAAACAAAAAATTCTAGTCACATATGATAATCCTATTGAAGCCGGTAAAATTCAAGATAAGATTGATGAGCTTGAAAAGGCAAACACATCATGCAGAGAAACTAACGATAAAGCAGTCGCTTCAGAAGAAGCGCGAGACTATATCTTCAATGGTGGTCGTCGTGGAAAAAAATCAAGACGTAACAGCAAAAAACGCAAAACTCTTCGTAAAAAATCCACCCGTCGCAAAACACGTCGCTACAAATATTACTTTTTCTAAATAATATGGATTGTTATATACAATTGTTATTTAGGGTTTACCTGCATTGCAATGATATCTTTGGTTTATATATAAATGCCGAAAACTTGCAAAAATCGAAGCAACCGTCGCGGTGGCGCCGTCGACAAAAATACCACCCGAAAATGCAAATCTTTTCTAAAAAAGAAGCAGCAAAAAATGATAGCAGATGCGAAAGACCTGTATTCCGTTTTTGTAAAACAGGCAAAACAAAAAGTAAAAGACAAAGATGAACTGAAACAACGGATGCAAAACATCAAGAAATTTACAACAGTGGATAAAAAAGCATTGGCTTTCGCCGATAAAATCAACAAAACGATTTATTGCAATGTAGGATGCAAAGGAACCATGTTAGAACCTGGTGAAAAAATCTCATCAACTTTAGCAGAAAAATACAAAGACAACAAAGAATTGCTAAAGTTTTTTGAAGCCACACGGAAAAAAACTTTCGGTAAAAAGACCGACGTTCTCAAAGACAATTTCTATGAAAAAGCGCCTAAAAAAATGGTTGAAGAAATCAAAAAAGACGGCGCGATTTCATTATGTTCTCCTGTTGGAATTTACAAATGATATATATGAGTCAAAATAGTAGTTAGTCAATTAGAACATTATAAATTTGTCGAATTATGTTGTTCAATTACCCGCTGCGAGACTTCTCTATGGTATCAATCATCTCCTGTGGATAATTCATGTCTTTCAATATTTTTATAGCGCCCTGTATTTTAGAAATCCCTGGTTCTAATTTGTAAGTGAATTTGAATCCGTTGGCTCCGTTAGGGACTGTTCCCATTTTGTAATTGCAGATTTTCTTCGATTTCCTGAATTTCTTGCAAACATAGACATAATGAGTGGTCAACATAAAATTCACATTTAAGTATTTGCTCAAATATTTCAAAAAGGCGGAAGCGGATTTTCCGGCGTCGGTCGGATTGGTTCCTGAATACAATTCGTCAAAAATACAGAAATGACGACTCTCTTCATCGGTCTCACTAACAATATCGATGATTTCTTTGCAACGACGGGATTCGGCTTGAAACAGACTATCACGTCCCGACGTGTCTGGTATATTCAAATAAGAATGAATGTGGGTATACGGATTGAGAACACACGAATCATAAAATCCACATCCCACTTGTTGTGAAAAAATAATATTGATCATAGTAGTTTTCAAAATCGTGGTCTTGCCTGCAGCATTCGGTGCACTAATAATCATATTTTTATCAAACCCGCATGTATTCTTGACGACTTCTCCGCCAGATTGTTCTAATAGAGGTGGATAGTATTGCTCTACAAATCGTGTGGTTTTCTTTTGTGAAAAAGATGCATAATGTATATGTCCATCGGTGAGGTTCTCAAAAATGCCCCTTAGATTATCAATGTATCCTTCGAATCCGAATGAATACCGCAATGAAGTGTCATAGGCGGTATTTGAATGGAATCGATAAAAACATTTCATCATATATCCGATTTCGGCCATTTTACCTAAATAATGGTCAAAAGGTTGTATTGCACTAAGTTCTCCGTAAAATTGTTTGAGGGTATTTTTGTGGGCTTTTGTGTTTTCGCAAAACGCTACGTATGTGGGTTTGTCTTGATGCATTTTTACAAATACTTCCATTTTGTGGATACTCGCACCCACGTAAGCGCGCAAATCATACAAATAGGTATTGATTTTGCGAATGTTTTTGTAGAAACGGCGACAGGCGTTTATATTCTGATATATCTGGAAGCCGTAAAAGCCCACCATCAATAGCAAATACGCGATTTTTTCTGCATTGAGATTGCCTTGCATACTCATCAGGGTTTTTCCAATAATATGATTGCCGGCGATGGATTTCAACATTTCTAAATAAGTCCCGAAGGAGATGGGAATCCGTTGAAATTTCAAAATCAAAAATGGGAAAAATAAAAATAAAAATGGGAGCATCAATGAAAATAGAGGGGACATAATATGCAACAATGACATGCCCTGTAGAAAACTCGACGATTCATTCAAATGCTTTAGCATGTCCCAATCAATAAAAGAATAACGGTCCATGAAGGAGTCGTCGTTTTTCGCAGAATCCCATATTTCCATGATGTTCGAGCATTTATCGGCATCCATCGAATAATTGACGGTGCTGATAGTGTCGCGATAGACATCCATGGATTGTATGATTTTTTGCGTGTCTTTCAAATAAGGGACATTGTTTGTGAAATGGGCATTCCATTCAGGAATCATATTTTCAGCAAACTGGTGAGATGGTCGGAATAATGTATTATACATGGGGTTTGCGTCACTTTGCGTGGTCATTAATTCTAAATCGGAAGATACGACGGGGGATAATTCATAGGTTTTCTCTAAATATGCGATGGGCAATTTGAAGGATTCGTGTAATTTCGTGGGTTTCTCGGTAGGGTCTGGGTCTCCTTTTTGCATGTTTTCTAGTTGTGTTTGAAATAGTTTTAAGACGCTTTGCATAGGATATTACTATTTGTGTTTATTTTATGTTGATAAATCATACGCAAAATATCTTCATCTATATATATAATGGTATATCCAGTTTTTGAAACAGAAAGTATAAAAGAACGATGTCTAGACGACATAACTCGATTTAAAAAAAATCCAGAGAATCCTATTTTTCCGAATATTGTCGATGAAACTGGTCTTAATTTAGTCACAACGCCGGACGTAATCGCTTTACAAAACGTAATCGCTTTACAAAACAATATAGCAAAAATTACATTGTTCTTGAATACACAATTAAAGAATGAACCGTACGTTGATAAAATTAAGGGTCTAGAACCAACTATACAAAACCAGTGCTGGATAGCACGAACGTATTTATTCTATCAATTGCTCATTTTGACAACAGTTTTGCTTAGTGATAAAGACAAATACGACAAAATGTTTACTGAAAGTAAAGATAAATATCCATTCAGAGAAGAGATTCCAAGTGAGTTGAAAAATTTCAAAATGGGTATATTTGGTAGCATTACGCCTACGTCTGACATAGATTTAGGAATTCAATATTCAGGCACTACTTTAAAAGAACCAGGCTTAGCATATATAATTCATGCATTTGAAAGTTTGTTTGTATTATTAACTGGAAAAACAAATGGTAGCTTGGCGTATGACATAGAAACATATGCTGATATGTTAACATTAACAAAAAACAATATAGATTACTTTTATTTAGACTCAAGTAAATTCGAAAAACTTCAATTTGACGCCATGCTCCCATACGTTGGTAACAGTATTATTCGAAGTTTATTACTTGCAAACAAACCTATGTCATTTGATGACTTCAAAAATTTTTTGTGGGAGTTAAATACAAAGCCGAGATTAGGTATTTCTGGATTCACAAAAGAATTAGATACGTTAGATACAAACCCTGTATTCACTACTGATGAATTAGACAATATTATCACAACACTAGGGGCAACATGGGTTGTTTCTAATAAAACCATAAGTGACTTCCTGACGTCTGATTATGAGGTGCAGAGATACCTCTATTATGACAAAGTAAAAATCGCCGAAGAAGAAAAATTTAGACTTACTAAAAATTCAGTTAACAACATATTGACATCCGTTCAAATACTAAGTATTATGCAAAAAATTAGTGAATCATTGACATATCGCATCGAAAGCTATATTTGTCCTCCAACTGTAGTTCACGTTGTTCGCATATTACAAGCATCGAAAGGTGACACTGCAAAATATCCAACCATTAGTCCAATAGAATATTGTAGCACGCTAAAACAAAATATCGAAAATATCGCGACAGAACCATTATGTACGATAGGAAAATATGGATTTATAATAAGTTTGTTAGAACAACTCGGTAACATTCATAGATTCAAGTTAACATATTGTGAAGGAGGAGTACATCCTAACGAATCTAAATGTAAAAATAAATTAGACAAATATGCAAAAAGATACAAGGGCGCGATTGAATGGATACAAAAATATAAAGAAACCAAAGGCGGAAACCCGCGAAAATCCAGAAAGAATAGAAAGAAATCCAGAAAGACAAAGCGAAGAATGAATAAACGTAAATATACTCGTTAATTGACTACTCATTTTTATAATACTAGTTATAAAAATGATTATTTTAGACCGGCGAAGATTTCAAATGGGACTCCGTGAAGGCGTCTATTTGAAATTTCGTGGGGAAATACATGAAGATGCGAAAGGGACAATTGTCCCATTTCAAATCTTCAAATGTATAAATATTTATACAGCAACCTTACGTGGCCTGCCTCTTGATTTTGGTTTTACTTGAACAAATCCGTCCTCTCTGGATTGTTCAGCTTCTGGCGCGACAACAGGTGGTTTCCTTTCAACAACACGCTTTTCGGTGAATTGTAATCTGCGGGTTTCGCATAGAATAGGACCCCCCTTTACACCGGTTACCTTTTTTGCTAAATATTCGTATTTTTCGGTGTCAGATTTGACTAATGAAAAATCGATGTATTCACCTTGAGTTAAAAAACGGTATTGCTGATTATCGCCGCCGATAGATGAATAATGAACAAATATATCCTTGCCCTTTTGTTCTCCTTCAAGTGCGGTTACGAATCCATATCCAGCTTTGTTGTTGAACCACTTTACAATACCAGTTAATCTGGCTAATTCAAGGTTTGAGTGTATTTCGGTCATAATTATTCAATTATATGAATTATCTATACAATTGGGTTTATATTGTTTTTTTATAAATCTAATATATAAATATGCAAACTAGAAAAATAATATCAGTTGGATTATTGATTTTGATTATTGTTATTAGTCTGGTATTTTCGGAAGTTATGAGACCTGGTTCAAAAGAAAGTTTAGCGGGTTTGAATATTTTATCTCCAGAAGACAAAAACACAATAAACGAATTATTAACGAAACCGATTGTTCCAATAACTGACACTAGATATACTGATGGACGAGATACTTATTCTAAAATACGCGAAATATATACATATGCAAACAAGTATACTTTATTAGCAACTATTTATAATAGTATTTCAAACAATTTAATCAACGCTGTTACAAAATACATCGAAGTAGCACCTCGTCTGGATTCAAATGGGAAAAAAATTGACCCAGATGCAATTTCAAAATCGAACATTGACAAAATAAAAGGTGTTATTATTAATAATAATAACAAGATACCATTTGAAAAAATTGATATGATTCAATCGATTATTTTCGGTAATTCAAAAAATAACGTTCATGATCGTGAATTACAAAAACTTTTTGATTTTCATGAATCGGAATGGGTTAATGTCATACAAAACTATATAAAAAAATTCGATCTATCTGGAAACCCAAATGCAGTTGTTGCAAAAGGTTATGGTGATTCTAAAATAGACCCTATGTATTTAATACGTTGAATAGTGTTTCCTACAAAAATAAATCGCACAACAAATTGTATTCTATATCACTTTCAATATGATAACAATATTCGAAATAACGTAGTAAATCAGGTATTTTTTCGCAGTATGTTTTCATGTTTTCCCAGGTTTTCGCATTTTTTCGAAAAACATTATCGGGATGTGAAATGTGTGTTAGTGCTATAGATGATTCTTTATTATCATGGGTTGACCACGGTAGACCCCCCGATAAAAACGACATGTAGGCATATCCGAGCGAAATCAGGTCATCGCGCGGTTTCGATTCATATCCCTCATGTATGAAATAACTTACATATTTAGGCGTTCCGACAATATGTTCTTTTATTGGGTCTTCGCATATGTCTTCAGGTATGGAGATGGCCATACCAAAATCAATAAGGAACAATTGTTTTTCCCAAAACATGAAATTCGCGGGTTTTATATCGCGGTGTAGTATGGAGTGTTTGTGTATCGAACTTATAACATTGATACAACCTATCATAACGCGATTCAGTTGTTTTATATGCATTTTGTTAGTTTTAATATAATCTTCCAATGAAACCGTGAAATATTTCATGATTAGGCATACTTGATTCTCGTGAATACCATAGTATAACACTTTCGGAATGCATCGACAACCGCATCGATATAAATAATTTAGAATGGTGGCTTCGTGTTTGATGGATTTGTAGTGATTGTCGACGGACTCGCATTTGATGGCGACGCAATCTGTGTTTTTTTTGTGTTTCGCCATGTAGACGGTGCCGAATTTACCTTTACCGATTTGTTTTATGATATCATAATTGTTCATATGATTATTATAATATAATAGTAAATATTGTATATATAGTTTATATACTATATTTGAATGAAATTCCCACATATACAGATGGAAAATATTAGTCATTTTTTTCTAATGACATTGATGGTAGTTCATGTGACGCTGGCATTTGTTTTTCTAGGAGTAGTCTATGTTAATCCCGTCTACGTTGAAACCGTGAGTAGTATCATACGTGTTTGTATGTGTTTGATATTATTGTATAGGTTCAATCCATTCACTAAACCCGAATTGAAAAAATACGACAGAGAACTCATTTTCACAACCGCGATGTTGTTGTTGACAAACGAGGCAATTACGAAATATATTATTGGTAATTATGACGTTTCTAAATCTGTGAAAAATATTGTTTCCAATGGTGCCACTAATACTATCGCAAAATAAAAAATACACGATTTTTATGGTTTTTATAGTTTTTTAGAAAACAAAATACTATTATACTGTTGACTCATAATTTACGAACAAATCATCTTCGTTGATATATTTGACATAGACTTCCGACAATATAGCACCCCCCATAACATTTTGGTTGTCATTGTATCGGCGATACTCGTTTCGCAATATCTCGAGCAAATACAAGTGATTTCCTCGTTCACGTGCAACGTGCGATATCACTTCTAATAACTCATCCATAATATTAATATGTGGACTTTTATGGGCAAATTCCGATAATTTATCGAGCATAATTCGCGCATCCGGTGCTTTTACGTATCGATTCTCGCGCGCTGAACGGTTTACGATTTGAATCTCTGGCGTATCTTCTTCATCGGTAGTAATAACATGATTTTGCAGTGACGGCACGTTATCATGAGTCTCCTCTATTACGTCCACAAGTTGCGATGGACTTGCTGTAATATTATTGATTGCATCAATAACAACATCGTTGTTTTGAGGTGGTGTAAGTGGAACATCTATTAGACTATTAGTCTGTACTATTTCTGCAACAGGTTGAACTGAAATAGTATTTTTAGGAGGTCTACCTCTGCGGGAAGAACGACTTGATTGTATGGAAGATTCCTCGGACGAAGTATCTTTTCTCATTTTTCGACTGCTCAAATCGTTTGTAAGCTTTTTATGGATTTCAGTTAGAAATTTGTATAATACGTTATCGCGTTTTTGCACGTGTTTGTCACTAGTAATACCGATGAATGGACTGAGTTTTTTGCTCTCATACCTGATGCAATTGAACTGGTGATTATTGTAACCGTCGTTATGACACTTTGTTAATGGTGGAACATCACCGTGGTTTCTACCAATTCGAATCACGCGAATTTGATTTTTGAACATATGTTCGCTAAGAGGAGTATCTACAGTGGATGTTGCTTCGAAAACGAGTTCATGTGCATCGATATTGCTGTGTGCGATAACGAAATCAGCAGACTCGGTTGGTTGCGATTCGGATGATTCGGTTTCTAGGTTGAATTTACCATAGGTAACACTTTTTCCTACGCGTTTGTATGAAATCGCTTTGATTTCATCGGCTTTTTTTGCATTTTGTTCGACGGTAACCATAACATTGTATGTTATCAAACGTTCATTGCATTGCACATCATTGATAATTTTGGTAGAAATCACATTATCAATACTGACAGGACGATTGTTTACTGTGATTTTTAAATGTGGTTTTTTTGCTAGTATAGTAGTATATGTATTTGCAATAGTATCAACTATTATTTGTTCACACTCTTCAATGGTAGCGTCGATGGTATTATCCGTATTCGAACGCAAGTTTGATAGGACAATTGTTGAACCGAATTCAAATGGGTGAAACTGGTTGAATGTTTCTGCATCTATGGTTTCGTAGGTTGAAAACTCATATGATTCGGTTGCTGCTTCGCAAGTGACCATTTCATTGAAATTAAATGCGACATGATACTTTGCTTCTACTGCGTCGAAGTTTTCTGGAATTGAATGAGTATAGACATCAACTCTATCCGCAGTGTATATGAATGCTTCAGACATTCCTCTGCCATACTGGGACGTTTCATTGTCGTAGGATTGCCCTTCGCGCTCGTGTCCCATGTTAAATGGATTTGCAGAACCTTGTTTGTGTATATTTTCGAACCCATGTGAAACATCGTCATGAATTCGAATACTGTCGATTTTACCGTCAGTAGATGGAACTAATTCAATGGATATGGTTTCAGCCTGTAACACTGGATAGTCTAGCAAATCACACAATGCTCGCTGAAAGGTATAAGTGCCTCCGCGAATTGCTTCGACTTGTTTTCTGAAGTGAGGAACTTCGACACGTGGTATTGTTGTTAGTGACATAGTTGCTTAGTTAGTTGTTAGTTGTTAGTTGTTAGTTGCTTGTAAAAATACTACCATGGTAATATTATTTTACCATGAATCAATTTTGTTGCACTTACATGGCGATTTTGTCGATATTTTTTTATTTATTTTTTATTTATTTTTTATTTATTTTTTATTTATTTTTTATTTATTTTTTGACTCCACTCCATAAATAAAGATATTACACATAAAACAATATAATATCAATCTTATTATATTGTTAACACATACAATATGCGCATTGTTGTAGATGAAAGAGAAACTTCGCTCTACGAAAAAATAGAGCACTTGGTAAACACAGAAGGAAATGCGATAGGTACAATACAGCTCTCAAAAAAAGTCATCCCATTAGGCGATATACTTATTCAAACTGACGAAGAAACCACTGTAGCGATTATTGAACGCAAATCCCTGCAAGATTTGTTGTCTTCCATAAAAGACGGCCGCTATGAAGAACAATCGTATCGCCTTAGTTATTCGAGCGGCCTACCTCAACACAATATTTTGTATGTGATAGAAGGAATGTTCTCGCAATTGAGAACCCTGTTAGAAAAAAAGACCGTGTATTCGTGCATGACCAGTTTGAATATGTTCAAAGGATTCAGCGTTCACCGCACATGCACGATTCAAGAAACCGCCGAAACGGTCTTGTGGATGGCCTGCAAAATGGAGCGCGATTTACAAAAAGGGAAAATGTTTTTTTATCAACCTAGTGGAGGCGAACACCCCCCCCAACAAAATCAACCTATAACACCTTATTGCTCCGTTGTCAAAAAAGTGAAAAAAGAGAACGTCACTCCCGAAAATATCGCCGAAATCATCCTATGTCAAATACCCGGAATCAGTTCGAATACTGCTGTTGCCATAATGAAACAATTCCACACGTTCTCGAATTTGATTGATGCCGTTCGCAACAATCCACAAAGTCTCGACACCGTTGTGTGTGAAAGCAAAGGAAAAGTGCGCAAAATATCGAAAACTTGCGCGCAAAACATTGTCGCATACTTGGGAGCAGACCCTCTCCCTCAAACTCCATCACAAGTGACTGATGCGTAATGTTCTCAAAATAAATCTTTGTTTATTGAGGTTGGTAATCCATGGCCAAATAAAATCATGTAAACTAGTGTCAAAGCAGCCAATAATATACTTCGGTTCTCAGCCACATTTTGTTTTTGACCAAGTATAAAAATCATAAAGAGGTATAACAAAATACCGATTATTAGGGAGTGCAAAACCATCATTCGTCCGTTTTCCATCAGTATGTATAATTGTACTAGAGAAAAACATTGCGTTTGTCTAAACATGCAAAAAGTGAATCGTTACATTTACACTTGTAATTACAACATTTACAATACTGATTCACAATCACTGCATGTATGCAGCAAACTGCATTTAGAAAAATATTATGACCCCACACATATATATAATGAATATTTTGTATTATTTGCTCAACCGATTTTTGAAAGAAGAATCGACGAATATCGCCACCATGATAATATTGAGCATAGCAATTACTATAGCACAAACCAATATTATTTCGTATATAAGTGCAATCATAATACAATCCGTCGAGACCCGTGACCGCGCAAACACCATGCAATATTTCAATTATTTTATCGTGGTTTCGGTGGTGTTTTTAATTATATACTATGGCTACAAAGTTGTCCAAAACAAATTGCTCACAAAGCTGACGCAATGGATAAAGCGCGAAATCTTCGGGATTATTCTGTTGTCGAACAACGAGAACATGAACCACGTCAATTTCGTCGAATTCATAACACCTATAACACGAATTTCGATTTCCTGTTATGCGTTGTTCTTTGATTTGATAACTGTGATTATTCCGACGTTTGCGTTTTTGTTGATGATATCCGTGTTTTTTTCTTATGTGAACTGGACGTTAGGTGCGGGGTTTGTCATTGCAAATTTGGTGGTGTTGATTTACCTGTGGATTTTTTGGGGGTCTCTCTCGAGCGAAAAAAACGCGCACGAAATCAAAATGAACGAGAACGAAAAATTCATTATTGATATTTTGAACAACATCGACAAGGTGATTTGCCGGGGTCAAAACAAGAAAGAAATCAATCGGTTTACAAAGATGACGGATGATTGTATACAATCAGGTGTTCAGTTTTTGTCGTATACCACGAACCACGTGATGGTAATGACGGGTATGGTATATTTGATTATTTTTGGATGCACATGGTATTTGATAGTGTTGCAATCCCGGAAAAAAATATCGACCACTATGTTTATTACATTTTTTACTGTGCTTTTGATTTATCGAGAAAGAGCACTCGCAACGATTCAAAATATTCCGGATTATTTGGAATTCGTAGGACGGCTCGAGTATATCATCGAATATTTCAATGTGATGCTGGGGGACAAACGAAATTTGTTTGAAACGGTCGAAAAAAAGTATGCGCCAGTGGGTGAAATGGCCTTCAACAAAATCACTTTCAAAGGGGTGGATTTCGTCTATGCAAACCACAAAAAACCCCATTCAACAAAGATACTCGACAATTTTTCGATCACCGTCGATACACAAAACAAAATAATAGGTATGACAGGATTGTCGGGGAAGGGGAAATCGTCGTTTGCGAAATTGATATTGAGGTTGTATGAACCTAGTTCGGGTAGTATTTATGTGGATGACGTGGATATCAGGAAAATCGACCCGAATTATATTCGTCAAAATGTGGTGTATATCAATCAGAATTCGAAACTGTTTGACAAGAAAATCATCGAGAACATCCATTATGGATGCGAAAACGTGGAACATTGTGAAGCGCACCTAGAGGAAATCATGAAATACGAGAAAATCAAGAATTTATTCAACAATATCGATATTCATAATGACTCCGCCGGGTCGCTGGGGGAAAATTTGTCGGGAGGTCAACGACAAGTGGTGAATATCATAAGCGGACTGATTAATCCAGCGAAGATATTGATATTAGATGAACCTACGAATGCACTGGATGCGGATTTAAAAAAAGAAATTATAGCTTTGATAAATCATTATCGAAAATACAAACAGTGTATTGTAGTTATAACACATGACCGAGATATGTATTCGATTTTTGACCAGATAATTCGCATATAATAGCGATATGATTGTTTGTACAAAATTGAAATAAACCGAACCCTATCCCAAGCCCAGCAAACAAAATGGATACTATAACACTAACTCCTGATACGTATACTCCATCCGTAAATGAAACTGGTGCATATGTAGATAATATACCTTCCATAAAACATGGATTATATTGTCCATGTGGTTCACGAAAAGATAAAATGTATGAAACCACAACTAAATTTGCAACACACATAAAAACAAAAAAACATCAACAATGGCTATTGAATCTGAATCAAAACAAAGCAAATTATTATATAGAAATGTTGAAAAACAAAGAATTGGTAGAAAATCAACAAAGAATTATTGCGCGATTAGAAAATCAATTGCACATAAAAACACAGACGATTGATTATTTAACCTCACAACTTACTCAAAAAATAAATACGCAAACCGAATGCGTTGATTTACTGGAACTAAATTGATAAAAATGAATTTCTGTATTTTTCATTTTTATTTACGCTTTTATACCTTCTGGCAATTCACCTGGTGGAGGAGGGTGTCCGAACAGTCCAGGCATAAATTGTGTATTGACCATCTGTGGAAAAACTGGTCGCGTGACATTGTTCTCATCGTATTTTCCTGAATCCACTTTGCCTTGCGTATACAAAACGCCTCCCCAATTAGGATCCATTGGATTATCACTATACGTTTGTCCATCAGGACCTTTAGCCGTTGAATCGTGGATTTCATCGAGTTTATTGTAAATACCAATCATCAATCCATGAGGATCAAAACCAGCGTAATTGCCTTGATTGTATGGAGGATATGCACGATTTGCGTCAATCACTGGAGCTGGAATACGAGGAGGTAATTTTCCCGACATGGCGGCCGCCGACAATGGCATCAAACCAGGCTCCATTTGAAATGGGTTAGGTCTCATACGATATACATCTTCTCCTTGTGTTGTCGTCTCGTGCTGTAAAAACAATACTGGACAATCTCGACCTTTTCTACGTTCAATTTCTAAATAATTGATATATTCGTCTAAATTATAAAAAGGGAGCGGATTTACACCTTCAATCATTTCGACATTCGAATTATACAACAACAATACATTACCACGACGAATCAACAAATCGGGACAAGGCGTTTTTTTCTCGACAGAACCTGATGGTTTTTCACCGTTCTCCATGTTCTCCAGTTTGTTTCCAGATAAAAATAAATCGTGCAGTTTGTTTGTAGAATACATATACATGCCCATTACAAAGACAATTATCAAAAATCCGATAAATACAATATTAATATTTTTCATTATACTATATATCAACAAAAGATTTCTATAGTATATATATACCCCATGAATCCCTTCATTGATAAACTTCTAGGAAATGTTCCATCCACCCCCAAGCCCACCGCCATAGTCCCTCACAAAAACACATTTGTCATAGGAAAAATATATGCAGATTGGTGCGGGCATTGCACTGCTTTAGCACCTAAATGGAACAAACTAACGAAACTGCTCCGAAAAAAAATACCTAAACGTCAACTAATAATATCCAGCATCGAATCGGAAAACGTTGATAACGGTTTGTCTACGTTAAATCAAACATACTTGTCAAACTCGGATGAAAAAGTCGCAGTGCAAGGGGGGTATCCTACCATTTTCAAAGTCGTAAACAACACGATTTATTATTATGAGGGTCCGCGAGAACTCGCCCCCATGCTAAAATGGGCACTCACCGGAGTTCCTAGATACCAACAATCGAAAAAAAACGGTCGCGCCCGTAAAAACAAAACACGCAAAAATCGTCATTAAAATCACGTAAAATTGAATGGATTTATACCAGAATCATCTTTTGTAATATTAACAATAAAACATGATTGCTAAAACCAAACCAACCAAAAAACCATCCATTTTGAAAACTGTCCGTTTGCTCGATTTTCACGTATATGACGACAAGACTATCGAATCTGAGCCATCATCTAGTAGCGATGATTCTTCCACCGACAATGCAAAATCAAAATCGGACGATGGGAATTTTGTTATACAAATGTTCGGGATCGACGAATCCGGAGAAACCTACGCCATTTTGATTAACGATTTTCACCCGTTTTTCTACATAAAAGTGGGCGATGACTGGAATCAAGGAAACGTCAATCAATTGTGCCAGCACATCAAAAACAAAATAGGAAAATATTTCGAAGATTCCGTCATATCGGCGACCATCGTGGATTACAACAAACTATACGGATTCTCTGCTGGAAAAAAACACAAATTCGCCAAGTTTGTTTTCAAAACAACTGCGGCGTTCAACAAGACAAAAGGATTATGGTATGAATACGTAAAAACCGATACAGGCGGCAACGACCGAAAACCCCGCCCCCTCCAATTTTCAGGAGTGACTCTCCAATTATACGAGAGTTCAATACCACCGATTCTGAGATATTTTCATATCAACAACGTCAGTCCTTCTGGATGGATATCGATTCCACTCACGAAATTAAAAAAATCGGGAAAAACAACGACATGTCATTACGAGTATTCATGCAAAATCGCTGACATTAAACCCATGCCAGAAAAACAGACGCGAGTTCCTTACAAAATTTGTAGTTTTGATATTGAAGCCAATAGTAGTCACGGTGATTTCCCCCTTCCGAAAAAGACATACAAACGTTTAGCAACCAATATAGTCGACGAATTCACAAAACAGATTCAAGCACAACCGTTAACACGAGAGCAAAGCACAGCCATATGCAAACGTATGATACTAACTGCATTCGGTTATGCTAAATGTGATAACATTGACCTCGTGTATCCACAAACAAAACCTTCCAAAGACAAAATCACGAAATTGTTCGAAATCATTTCAGAGACTTCTTTAGAAAAAGCAAAATTCCTGAATTTGTCGGACAACGATAATTCGGAATTATTAACGATAGAGGCCATTTTTGAAACCATGAAAACCGAAGTATCCATTGATAATGACCACGCCGAAAACGATGATTCCGACGACGAACTCGAACAACCTGCCCCAACTCCTAAATTCCCATCCAAACCAAAAGAAAAAGTCAAAAAAGAAATTTGCATCGTCGATTTGTTGATGAGCGCCGATTATTCTAGAGACACGAAAATACAAACCATCAACGAAATATTGACTCTGCAATTCCCCCGTCTAAAAGGTGATGAAGTCACGTTCATCGGGTCTACGTTCATGCGTTATGGTGAAAAAGAGCCATACTTGAATCATTGTTTAGTATTAGGAACATGCGACTCAGTCGACGGAGCCACCATCGAAACTGCTGACAATGAACGCGACCTCCTCCTCGCATGGACAGAACTCATTCAAAAGGAAAACCCGGATATTATCATCGGATACAATATTTTCGGTTTTGATTATGAGTTCATGTTTCGCAGAGCACAGGAACTACACTGTGAAAACGATTTCCTCATGTTTTCAAGAAAAGCCGGCGAATTTTGCGGAAAAATCACCGCCACCAACGAGACATCAATCGAAAACACGAAAATCCAGCTAGCCACGGGTGAATATGATTTGCGATATTTCAAAATGACCGGCCGCTTGCAAATCGATATGTATACTTATTTTAGGAGAGATTTCAATCTACCGTCTTACAAACTGGACGACGTCGCCGGGCAATTTATTAGCGACGATATCAAAAAAATAGTCTTGACAACCACCCCACAAAATAAACCTATAACACAATTATACAGTCAAAATTTAATGGGATTGCATGTGGGGGATTTCATCCATATCGAAATCACCGGATTCACATCGGATTATTACAAAGACGGGAAAAAATTCGTTGTCAAAGATATTCAGCAAAACGTGGCCGTAACGGAAATCGTCAAAGAAAAAGAAACCACAAACTCCTGTAACATGATTGTCATCGATGGTCATGAAAATATAACAACAGCAGCCGGAGGAAAAGCCATCAAATGGGGCATGTCGAAAGACGATGTAACACCGCAAGATATTTTCCGATTGTCAAAGGGGTCTGCGGCAGATCGTGCAATAGTGGCTAAATATTGTATTCAGGATTGCAACTTAGTTCATCATTTGATGAATAAAATCGATGTTCTCACAGGATATATAGAAATGTCCAGTATTTGCAGCGTCCCCATTAGTTTCCTGATTTTCCGAGGTCAAGGTATCAAACTCACGAGTTATGTCGCTAAAAAATGCCGCGAAAAAGACACACTGATGCCCGACTTAGATAAATCGGGGTCCAATGAGGGGTATGAGGGTGCGATAGTATTACCTCCTAAATGTTCCATGTATATGGACAATCCAGTGGCCTGTGTGGATTATGCATCCCTGTATCCATCTTCTATGATTAGTCAAAACTTCTCTCACGATAGTAAGGTGTGGTCAAAAGAATATGATTTAGACGGCAAGTTAATAGCAGAACGCGGTGAAAAAGACAAAACGGGCAAGTATGTCTATGACAACCTGCCTGGATATGAATACATCGACATCGAATTCGACAATTTCGCCTACCGGCGTAATCCAGAGAAACCGGCGTCGCGTGCAGTGAAAACGAAAATCGGTAAATTAGTATGCAGATGGGCTCAATTCCCCAATAACAAAAAAGGAATCATGCCGTCCATTTTAGAAGAATTGCTAAAGGCCCGTGCCACCACCAGAAAACTGGCGAAAACCGAAAAAGACCCTTTCATGCAAAATATTCTGGATAAGAGACAGCTCGGATACAAAGTAACCGCAAATTCGTTATATGGACAATGTGGTGCGAAAACATCGACATTTTATGAAAAGGATGTCGCCGCATGCACTACTGCAACGGGACGTATGATGATTACCTATGCAAAACGTATTATAGAAGAGGTCTATGGCGACCGAGTGTATGAAACCGCGATTCATGGACCCGTCCGAACAAAGGCGGAATATGTTTACGGCGACAGTGTTGCTAAATATACTCCGGTTTATGTTGTCAACGGTCGCCAATTCGACATTTGTACTATAGAAGAATTAGCATTTAGGTTTGGCAACAATCACTGGAAACCATGCGTCGAACATGGAAAAGAAGAAAAGGAAGCATGTGAAATGCCCCCGACAATAATGACCTGGACCGAAAAAGGCTGGACCAAATTATACAGGGTCATCCGACACAAACTCGCACCCCACAAAAAGATGTTTCGTGTCATCACAAGCGGCCACGGTTTCGTCGATGTAACCGACGACCATTCGCTTATCAACAGCGTCGGAGAAGAAATAACAACAGAATCTATAACACTAAATCAGACCAAACTTTTGCAAAATCCGATTTACCCAGGTTGTTTTCCACAAGCGATAGAATCATCGTTCATATCAGACCTCCCACGTTTCAAACATTGTTATCATTTGAAACATCGCAAACAAGTGTTTGTAGAATGGCTGTCAAAACGAACCGATTATTTGTTCAAAGGATGGAAAACAGCAGACGGCGTCGAACATATTGTATTATATGCATCCTCTATGACACAAGAATGCCTGTCTGAGATTGTTTTATGTGCTCGCAATGTGTTTTATTTTGATGTAAAGTATAAAAACAAATTCAGACAAGATTATACCGACGCTCCGGGTCGATACGATATTGAAGTCGACATTGAGATTTCCGACCGATTGCATTATTACATGAAAAAATCCATGTTGTATGCACCACCCGATGACGACGAAATCCTTGCATGGAAAGACGAAGCTGCAACAGTTCGAAATATGATGGAAATAGACTACCACGATGATTATGTCTATGATTTGACAACCGAAAACCATCATTTCGCCGCGGGCGTCGGAAATCTGATTGTGCATAATACGGATTCGGTGTTCTTCACTTTCAATCTGGAAAATCCAGACACGGGTGAAAAAATCAGCGGAAAACCAGCATTAGAAATGACCATCGAGATTGCACAGGATGCCGCGGATTTGTGCACGCAATTCTTGAAACCACCGATGGAACTGACATATGAAAAAACGTTGATGCCGTTTATATTGTTGTCGAAAAAACGGTATGTAGGTATGCTCTATGAAAATGATGCGAACAAAGGGAAACTGAAATTCATGGGATTGTCATTGAAACGCCGTGATTCATGTGATTATTTGAAAGACGTCTATGGTGGAATACTTAATATTTTGATGAAAGAAAACAGTGTTCAAAAAGCGATTGCATTCTTAGACCGAGCACTAGATGAGCTCATAGAAGGCAAGGTCTCTATGGACAAACTCATGATAACGAAGGCGCTGCGAAGTGATTATAAAAATCCGCAACAAATTGCGCATCGAGTTTTAGCAGACAGAATCGGACAACGAGACCCCGGTAATAAACCGAAACCAGGTGACCGAATGAAATTTGTTCATATTGTAAGTTCCATCAAAAAAGCACTACAAGGTGATAAAATAGAAACGCCCGAGTATATCATACAAAACAAAATCAAAATCGATTACGAATTTTATATTACAAACCAGTTGATGAAACCATTGCAACAATTGTTCGGTTTAGCATTAGAACAGATATGGTTAGACAACAACAACCATAATTCCATAAAAACCTACAAAAAAGATATGGAACTATTATACAAAGACCTGGGGGGTGATATAGAAGTCTTCATGAAAAAGAAGGAAAAATATTGTTCTGCAAAAATAAAAGCAATATTATTCGATAAATTCTTGATGAAAATCGCACATAAAAAAGCGGGATTGCAAACAATAACATCCATGTTTGCTAGAAAAATATAATTTAGATTGTATAAGTTACTTATCATTTTTTTTTGAAAAAATATTTACATAATATAAATGAGTAAAACGTCATTTGTTCGTTTTTCTTCAAAATAATTCTGACGCAGTTTTCACTTGTGGGTGTAAAAAAAGTTTCCAAAAAACTTAATGTTTTATAAATAGCTTTTCAATAATCTAAATAGTTTGTAATGGTATTTATCTTTATCAGTAAATTCTGCAAATAAGTCTTCATCAAAATGAATAACATCAATTAGATTAATTGGATAAGAATTATAAATTTTTAATATAGGATGAATTAAAGTTGATTTTGATTCAGTACCAATTGTGCTTACCTTTCGTCCAATATGATTTATATCAGTAACTTCAGTACCATAATCTAAAGTCATTTCAAAAAAAAGTGTGTTTTTGCTTTTTTCCGGATTATGTGTATTAATTGGTATATTTTCAAAATAAAATATTTTTCTATCATTTGTATTATAATAAAATATATCTGATAAATACCCAAACATTTGATAAAGTCCAGATGATGTATTCATTCTATGAATTATATGTTCTGTTAAAGTATTAATATCATCCATAGTTGAAAAATTAAATTCTCGACATTCAAAAGGTATATTATAATTTAGATTGATAAATGATTTTATTAAATATCGAAAGCCGTGAATAAACCCTCCTGAACTTTTTCTAAAATCTAAGGAATGCATTAATGCCCCAATAAAATACATGTTTTTATTGTTTGTTGATTCAAAATTACTCGAAATCAACGGATACTTTTTATTTTCTGTTAAATCTATTTCAAAATCAAATATGGAATTATCAAATTTCCATCCTGTACAAAATATAATTTTATCATAATAATTTCTACCATTAGGAATAAAATTGACTGCTTCATTATTTATTTCATCAACAACTATTTCAACTAAATATGGTTTGTTTGACTCTTCTTGAGTTATTTTTAAATGATTGATGTTAAAAACTGGATTGTAATCGATTGCATTTAAACTTTTTAACAAAAATGTATCCATAAATGGTAAATATGTACTACGAATATCTCCTGCATAATGACTGCTTAAAGCCCAATTTCTAACATTTCTACCAACTATAAATACACTACTTGATACTTCATTTATAATATTTCCTAATTCGAATGATGCATTTCCACCACCAAAAATAAGTACATTTTTATTTTTAAATTCTCCCAAATTATTTTTATCTAAAAAAAAATTTGTACTATAATCTCCATAATGTTTTATTTCATCTATTACATTTGATTCTAAATGTGGAATATTTTTTTTTGATAGTCCAGAAGCAATTATTAGATTTTTACAAGTAAATATATGTTCCGAATTTTCAATAGTTATTTCATAACATTTTTTATTTTTACTAATTTTATTTACAGTTTTATTAAATAAAATGTTAAGATTATATTTTTTTGAAAAATCATTTAAATACGAAACTAAAGATTCGCGTTTAGGATAAAAATCTTCAGAATAATTGTTAAATAAAAAATCTTCATCATTTAATAATGAATTCCAATCATGTCTAAGATTGAAATCTTTATTCTCATTTCCTGTATATTTTTTATTTATTGAAATTAAATTTCCAGCATGAGGATATGAATCGAAAAAAGACCCGCATTTATTATTTCTTTCTAATATTACATAATTCATATTGTGTTTTGTAAAATAATAGGCACATTGTAATGCTGCTGGACCCGCTCCAATAATAATATTTTCATAATAACTCATACTGTATTTATCATGACATTATAAAATTATCTTTATATTATTTCTATTTTTCTTACACCTTTGCATATTTAGACCTTTTATCATTGTAAACAAATATTTTTATATAATATAAATGAATAAAACGTCAAAGACATCCCGAAAGACATCCCGAAAGACATCCCGAAAGACATCCCGAAAAGGTGGTACCTTAGGCTTAGTAAAATCAGTGTATCCAACGTCAGTTATTCCGATATTACCTGTATTACCAAATAATAATAATAATAATTATAACATAAAAAATTCACCAGTATCTTTGTGGTCAAAAAGTAATTCGGATAATACAATTTTAGAAAAATATCCAGATTTTGCATATACCTCCCTTAAAAAAGAATATATCCCTTTCTCAGACGGTGCACCGCCTAAGAATCCAATTACAAATAAAAAACTATCTTATGATGATGATGAAAATAACAACAATAATAAAAATAACGATCCGATAGATTCACTCAAACGAAACATAATAGAAGATATCATGTCAGCTATACAAGAAACTAAAGATAATCAAACTGATTTTACAAAAGAAATCAACTCAATCAAGAACTATCAACAAGGAAATTCAAATCGAAATGATGAAAAGAAACAATTTTTGACTCATGCAAAACTAACTATACGGGCCATTAAAAAAAAATTAAAAACGAATGAAGCAAAAAAAAAATTACAATTTTTATCTATGACACTAAACTAAATTGTCTTCGGATTTTTGTGTAAATTCCGTTATTTTTTTGAGCGTGGATTCACTGTTCTCTAGGCAATTGGATAGTTTTTCTTTCAATTTTTCTTTGACAAATACTTGTTTCATTTCATTCAGTCTGTCTTCTTCGCGGTTTTTGATATCTTCAATGATTTCGTTTTTATCGATTTTTCGAAATATATTGGATTCTATGTCATATTGATTTCGACTGCGATTTTTCACAAATTCATAGTTAGGTTCAAAAATAGATAGTTTTCGGTTACTAATCGACTGGTTATGATTGGGTTTCGCCGTGTATTTATGTATTTTGTCATTTTTCTCTTTAACGTCATCATCGTCTAAATAGATTGGTTGACCAGATATATCATACAAAAAATATTCCTTTGTATTGATATTCCATGGGTTACGCGTGCGTTCGGTATCCGGTGTGAGTCCGTCTAAATACCAGAAACGGTCACTCTTGTTGATTCTCTTCAAGTTGTCTTCAAAAAAACAATGGAACCATAAGTATATCAACTCTGTGAAATAGTTTACATTTTCGATGCTTTCTTTTTGGGAATACTTGTTGATTTCTTCTTGCAATATTTTGTATTCGACGAGTTTTGATTTTAAATCGTTCGCATTTGATAGTGGCAAATAATATATTTCTTCAAATTTAGCCCCGAATTCATCGTATTTTTTCGATGCTTCGTAATTCAACAGCGCTTTTTCTTTCAATTTGAAAAAGGTATTGATAATCGACAATAAAAAAGATACAAACAACATAATAAACAATTGTTTTTCGGTTAAATATTCGGATTGGGTTCCAGTCTGTCCAGCCGTCAGTGCCGTAAAAAGTGTTATAGTAAAATTGATGGGGGTAGATATATAATTCCAGAATGCGGCACTGATGTATTTTTTCCATGCCTGTGTTCCTATTCTCAAATTGAGACTGCCTTGCAATGTCAACATGACACCCCATTCTGGTGAAAAATTGTTGATGCGATTGCTGCTTGCGTCGATTGTTATTATATTGTTGCTTGCGTCGATGGACGGCGATGTCATATGTATTTATTAGATACATATAACATGATTATTATGCGTTTTTAACGCAAGATACTTCATTTGATAAAACTATAAAAGACTTTATAAATGGAATACAAAAAAATTACTATTTTGCACTTTTTTGCTGTATGAATAGGACATCAAACAAGAAAAAATATGTTATTATTATATAAATGAATAGCACATCTAAAAAACAACCCAGTTGCAAAAGTGGTTGTATGAAATACAAAACTAAAAATAACTTTCTCTGTAATAATGCAAATGTTAGTAGATTATATCCTGCCAAAAAGTGGTGTTATATAGATAAACAAAAAGCCTTGGAGCATAATCTCCTAAATAATAATAAATTAGAAATGGATGATAAAGGTAATTATTGGGATTGGATAATCAAAACACTTGAAAAAAAACAATGTGTGGATGAAAATCAGCAATATAAAATATGCGATACTATAGATACATTAGTCTATATGAAGTATATATTTAGTGTATTCCTATGTTTATCTGTTCCTCAAATTGTTGCGGCTAAACATTCCTGGCAGACGTTGAATTTAATTGGTAAATCCGATATTGAAATTTTGAAATTTATGTTAGACCAATTCAAAAAAGAACTCGAGCATAATAAAATAGACAACGAAGACATCCATCTATTACACGAAGACTTGAACCAAAAAATACATGATATTCCTACAAATAATGATACTATTACAAAAACCGAAATTGGTAAATTATTGAAAGAAATATTAGCAATAGCTCGAGATACAAGGAATAATCAAGATACAAAGGCATCCATTTCTCTAATTGATTTTCTGATTAAAAAAATACCCGATGAACATGTATTAGAAATTCTGAAAGGCGCTAATTTTGTAATAGAAGATAATGGCGACTTATATGAATATTCGAAAAACAACATGAATGGATATGCCAGATTTTCAAGTCATGCATCTAATTCCACAGCTATTCAAATAGGTGTTACGGATACTTTTGCGGATACCTATTTACATATGTTGTGCGGAACTTTTGACTATAGAAATGGGAAAAAAGTATCGTGGTGTCAATTTGAGGGAGCGCCGATGCCAGAAGGATTAACCACTGGCGAAGTTTTCAAAAATATATTATTACATGGCGGAGATTTTACCGGATTGCAACAGTATATTGATCATTTTGCGGATTCTGAAATTTATTTTGGAATTAAATCTGTAATTACTCTTTTAGGAGGTAAAGCTGTAAATTTAGCAATCGGAACATCTAAACATACTGACAAAAATCCTATGTATTTATTACCATTTGATTTAGATGATAGACAAACCCAATTGCAAGATATAAAATTAAAAAATGAACACAATTTTAACGGGACATTATTGAATAATAAATTTACAGGTATGTTGAGAACTTCTGCTGCTATAGATAACCGAACATTTGATTTCAATAATAAAACTGTTTCGAATAATAAATTATTGAATGCACCGTCAATGGGTATATCATTACCTGTATCCAATGGCATACCATCAAGTATTTACTCGCAAAGTTTATTAAGAGCTGGTAGTAAAAAAAAATCATCACGAAAAACAAGACGAAGCAAAAACAAAAGCAAAAACAAAAATAGGATTTCAAAAACAAAATCGTAAAAAATATACAATCATTTGATTGTATATTTTTATTGATAAAATTAATAAAGATAAAATTAATAGATGCGTATGTTTTTAGATTACTCGGCATTCTACTTATTATGTTCGGAGTAGATTTGCGCGAGTTTTGCATGTAGTTCACTAGAATCTACTTTTTTCAAAAAATCAAATTTTGGATCTAAAATAATAAAATTATTTCGTTCGCAAAATTCATCATCATCATCATCATCATCATCATCATCATCATCATCATCATCATCATCATCATCATCATCATCATCATCATCATCATCATCATCATCATTATCGTATTCATTGTTAGATTGAACTTTTTCTCTTTGTCTTCTTCTTCCCTCTTTGGCTTTTTCAGAGAGTTGTTTTACTGGTTGAGTTGACACATTAGTAGTCATTGTTGTTGTTAATGGTGGTTTTGTTGTTAAATTTGTAATTATTGTAACTGTTATTATTGTAATGCTCTTAATACAATAACAAAAAAAGCCTTTCAATTTTATTAGTATTTGTCTCGTTAATATAAAAACTATAAATTGTTGTAACAATATCGTAAAAAAATTAAACAATATCCGCAACAAACAGGTTTAGGAATATGAAATATATACGCTTATTAAAGGTGCGGATATCAAAAATGGTGATAATATCGAAACTATAACAGAAAAGCACAATGAATTATTGAATAGATTAAATCCAAAAGATAAAAATATTGAAACATTTACAAAAATATATAATAACATTAAAAAAGTACAGATGAACATAACAAAGTAGCAGATGAACATAACAAAGTAGCAGATGAACATAACAAAGTAGCAGATGAACATAACAAAGTAGCAGATGAACATAACAAAGTAGCAGATGAACATAACAATAAAACAAAATATTAAAATTTATAACCGCCTTTCTATTCGCGGTTATAAATGCATAAACGGAAACTATTTCAAGAACAATTCTATATTAAAGATACTGCTTTACACCTTTGCACATTCAAAACGCCCATTATAGACGCTTAAAAATAAACAAAGGTCTAATAATTCAAATACATAGACTTGTCACCTACAAGTCTTTTTCGACGTGCTCCATGAGAACAATCACTTCATCGTGCATGATTTTCAGGTCTGACTTTTTATCATGGTCTCTGGTATTTTTTATTTTTTCTTCTATGGTGCACTTCAAACGTTCGATAGTATTTTTGTAGGATTGTATTTTGTCGGAGATTCCTCGATGTTTTGCTAAAATCATCCATCCGAGTCTTTCAAATACGGATCTATACCAGTGGTGAATACCGTGCATGGTAGAATCGAAACATTCTACATGTTTTATTGTTTTATTTTTGTGAACATAGCGTTTCTTTGCAGTGGCCATTATACAATAACAACATATTATATTTGCGGGTTCATGGATAAATCAAAAAAAGCGAATTGAGTTCTTCCCTCTTGATTACTTTGTGCCAGATTTTGAATAAAACTACCGAATTCTCGCATGAGAGGATTTCGAATATGATTTTCGAGTAAATGATTGACTATGTGGTTAGGATTCGGTCTATTTCGAGGACGCGGCGTGGTTTGTTCTTGCTGTTCTTGCACGTTCTCGGTTTGTGATGGCTGGTCATGATTAGACGGTTCATTTACATTTCGACGACAAACTGGACAATGATTGTTCCGTTGAAACCATCGCAATAATCCAGGGCGTTTGAAAATATGCCCACAAACACGAATTCGCAATACTTGTTCGCCAATTTGAAAATCTTCTAAACATATAGGGCAACGGTCAGCAACCACATCGTATGCATTTGCAGTAGTTTCATCATAATTATTTGACATAGATGCGTCGTATATAATTCGTTCTACTGCGTGCTCGATTTGTTCATGTGTTAAACTGGTTGATTCTTCATTTTCTCTAACAAGTGGTTGTATAAAATAGGCAAATGAAGTTGTTGATAATGGCGGTGTAGGATTTGGAATTTGCGATGTTGAACGTGGAATTTGTGAAGCAGGTTGATTCGGCGCACTATCTGGAAATGCAAAAGATTGATGCGGATTTTGCTGCGGGGGTACAGTCCTAAATTCTCGCAATAACTGAATAACGTCTCGCATATTTTGTTGATATAGACGCATACTTGCATAGTAATCTTGCATGAATTCGTTGATTAATAAATACATGCGATGTTCTGATACATCCTCGCGACTTCTCGAGTCATTATAATATCGTTGATGGTCGTTATTGTTTGCAAATCCGCTACGGGAATTGTTCATGTATTGATTTAAATAATCAGACATTGTATTTTCAATATCTCGAAACCAGTCTTGATTTTCCATAATGATATAGAGATTTGATATTATATTTATACACTTATAATATTTCTATATCATTATGGATTTATCTAAATATCACGGAAAAGGATTAACTGGATTGGCTAATTTAGGAAACACGTGTTTTTTGAATTCATGTGTTCAAGTTCTCAGCCATACATATGAAATCCATGAGTTTTTGAATTCCGGTAAACATAAAAAACATGTGAAACCAAGTATCCCAGATTCTATTATTTTGATTGAATGGGATGATTTGCGAAACATCATGTGGAAAGACAACGCTGTCATATCACCGAATAAATTTGTTGTAAATGTGCAATATGTAGCCTCTAAGAAAAACCGCGATTTGTTTACTGGCTGGGCTCAAAATGACATGCCGGAGTTTTTGTTGTTATTAATCGAGTGTATGCATAATAGTATATCGCGGGGAATGATTATGAATATCCGAGGGGTTTCTCAAAATTCGACAGACAATCTTGCATTAGCGTGCTACGGCATGTTGAAAACTGTATATGAAAAGGAATACTCCGAAATCATGGATTTGTTTTATGGAATTTATGTCTCGCAGATTGTTTCCCTAAACAACAAGGTACATAGTATCAAGCCCGAGAGTTTTTTCATTCTGGATTTACCAGTTCCGAAACATTTATCAAAAGTATCCTTATATGATTGTTTTGATTCTTTTACATACTCTGAACTATTGACTGGTGATAATGCGTGGTATAATGAAACCACGAGAACAAAAGAATCCGTGACAAAATCAATCACTTTCTGGAATTTTCCTAAAGTTTTAGTGATTACGCTTCAACGGTTTTCGGCAGATGGTCAAGACAAAATTACGAGTTTGATTGATTTCCCTTTAGAGAATTTAGACTTATCAAAATATGTAAGTGGATATAATCCACATCAATATATGTATGACTTATATGGTGTATGCAATCATACTGGAGGAGTTATGGGAGGTCATTATACGGCTTTTGTAAAAAACTCAGAACAACAATGGATGCATTACAATGATACATCGGTTTCTCCTGTTTCCCAAATAGTAACCCCTATGGCATATTGTTTATTTTATCGTAAAAAAAATAACAGTAAATAATATATGGTATCTGATTCATCGATAAATCAAAATCAAAATTTAATGGATCTTCTATTTAGTAATTCAACTATATCTATGTTATTATGTTTTTTAGGAAGTTACATTATCGCTTTTTTACTATTCGGAGCGGCATTCAGAAGTGAAAACTCAGAATCGATGATACATCGCACTATTGACCTTCTTATTTTTGGAATAATCATGTTGTATGTGTTGATGGAATTTTATAATGTATCGCAGAGTAATTCAAGTAATTCTTTACAAATCATGAAAACAAACGCCGAAACCGTTTTAACCAATCCATATACGATTATTCATTACGCGGTTTTTCTCATTTTATTTCATGCTCTTTTATTTTTGTTTAAAATTCCAGTAGCAGGTGCAGGTTCTCCTTATTTTGTATCACTTTTTATGGGACTTGCTTGGATTGTATTGTCGATATCTATGATTGTATGGTTTTTCAACAAATTTTTGAATATTTCTCTATTTGATAGTAATTTTTGGAATGATTTAACGAAAACACAATCAACTGTAAAACTTGATATAAATGGAAATATTATTATCAACGGTAATGTTGCATCACGCGGGAATGTCGCATTAAAAAATGATTTAAAATATGATGTATATGCTTCACGTGACGAGGTATTTAATGTTTCCAATAATTTGTATACATACGAAGATGCAAAAGCAGTTTGCACTGCATATGGTGCACGATTAGCAACCTATGATGAAGTCGAAGACGCATATAACAATGGTGGTGAATGGTGTAACTATGGATGGTCACAAGACCAGCTCGCATTGTTCCCTACTCAAAAACTGACATGGTTCAAATTGCAGAAAAATCCTGCACATAAAAATGATTGTGGTCGCCCTGGTGTAAATGGTGGGTATATGGAAAACCCATATATTCGATTCGGTGTCAATTGTTATGGAAAAAAACCGGCCGCTACTGAAAAAGACAAACAAGAGATGGATGCAAATAAGGGAATCAACATTCCAAAAACTCCCGAAGAAATAAAACTAGATAAAAAGGTGCAATTCTGGAAAGAAAATGCGGACAAATTGTTGAATATCAATTCGTTCAATTATAATAAATGGTCTGAATATTAGGTCACACAAAGGAATAATAGCTTAGCAATTAGTTCTCCACTAATTGCTAAAAAGAACACTATTTTTTTTTAGAATTATTCAATTTGCGTTTGCGTGTTTTCTTACGTGTTTCGTTGTGGTTGCGCACGCGTTGAGAACATTTTCCTAATAATGCATCAAAAAGTTCATCGTTAATAGTGTTATAGTGTGTATTTTCGAATTCTTCGTAATGATGGGGTATCGCAGAAACGTGGTCTCGAATAACTATGACTCCGATGGGCACAGATAAATGCGTAACAGAATTCCCGCCGTCCATACAAATACCTCCTTTCCATCCAGTTTCGCACTTTTCATATACATAATTGTGTTTCGGTGCTATTTCCATCTTTTGCATGTTATGTTATATAATCATGATATTTTATTTGTTCGTGGTTTTGCGTATTTCGCGTGTTATTTTGATTTCGCGATTTTGTTTCAGATAGTCCATGATGAATTCGACGCTCTCTTTTTCTGGTATAATCTTGGCTAAACATTCTTCAACGTATGTATATGTCAGCGGTGAATATTCTTTTCTATCGCATATCTTGAGTTCTCCGTCGGTTATTTTGATTTTATTTTGTGATAGACCATGGGTTTGCATATATCTGCAGATGGATTCCGTTGTTGCGTTTTTTGATTCGCGGATTTGTTTTGCTTTGTCGGTCACTAATTTGAGCTGTTGTTCATACAGCAACCACTTTTGCACGTTTTCTACAAAGGTTTTTTTTTCATTTTGAACGATGACTTCGGTGATGCTACTCATGACACGCTCGTTGATAAATATATACTATAACACTATGTATTTATCATTTTTTAACCGACCCCCCCCCCCTTTGCGTCGACCATTTATACACGGTATCTGCGAGACATGCGAAAACTTTTGCGAAGTTTCATGGATTTATGATTTTTTACAGAAGGCGCTGCAGTAGATTTTTTTGCAATTCTTTGATTTAGGTATAGTAAAATGGCAGGAACAGCAATGTTCTCTAAAACACCTGAACCACCAGTCATAGCAACTGCTTCATTTAAATCTTTATTTGATAATTTTGATTTAGAAAGCATACCAGCAAGATTTTGTAATTGCTGCATCATAAAATTACCGCCACCTTGCTGTTGCTGTTGCTGTTGCATTTCTTGCATTTTTTTATCTAATAATTGTTGCAATTGTTTTTTAGGAGTGCCTCCTCCGTTCATAGTAGAAGCGTTAGATACACCACATGCAGCAGGAGTATTGACGGCAATTGCGTTATTCGTGGTCGATGCAGGTTGTTGTTGATTAGCATCACCAAATACGGTTTTTCCCCAGTCAGCAGCACCTTCACCACCAGTCATTTGTTGTTGTTGTTGTTGTTGTTGTTGTTGTTGTTGTTGTTGTTGACGCCTTGGCATATTATGTTATATATAATACTAATATTTTTATTCAAAATGAATCACCTTTTTGTTGATTGCCAATAGTTTGAGCAACAAAAACAAATTGGCTAAAACAATGAAAATGAAAAAAATATGATAAAAACACAAGAGCCATAAATAAACATAAATTTCATTGTAAATAATGTTTACCACCGGTTTGATTGTTTCTTTGATATCACGTTTAATATCTTCGCTTTTAAAGAATTCAATACAGGATTCACGAATGTTTTTCATACTTATTCTATTTTATAAAAAAAATAAAAAATACAAACATAAATGCGGTTGATTTTGATGACAAAAATGTGATTAATGTATAATATGGATAATATTTATGAAGCTAATCCTATGTTTTTATTTGATAAATTAGCATTGACGAAACCTATCTCTGTTTCGGGCGGCAATTATTTTATAAAATTCAAAATGAACAATTATCCTCTCTATATACAATCGCCTAAATGTAGAACGAAACAAGGTATCGTAAAAGCTGGAAAACGATTTTTCACCGATTTGATGTTCAACAATGAAAACGAAGAATTCATACAATGGATGGAGAACCTAGAAAACTACAGTCAAAAATATATTTACGAGCACCGCACAGAATGGTTTGAAACCGATTTAGAAATGCATGATATAGAAAATTCCTTTGCACCCCTCTTGAAACTTTATAAATCGGGGAAATATTATTTAGCACGCGCAAATATTCCAGGTGTTTTAGGCAAATGCACTTTGAAAATATACGACGAACAAGAAAATGAAGTAGACGCCGAAACCATTTCGAATAATGAAAACGTAATTACTATTTTAGAAATACAAGGCATCAAATGTTCCGCTAGAAGTTTTCAAATTGAAATAGAAATTAAGCAAATGCTCGTGCTAAAACCTGAAAAAATATTTGAAAAGTGTTTATTAACAAAGGGAATAAAACCTATAACACAACATGCCGAAACATTTAGCAATAATGATTTAGATGAAATGAACGAGAACGACTCTTCTCTTGAAGAAGTAGTCTGCGAAACAGAGGTTGTTCATGAACCCGATAGTTCTATTCCATTGGAATCAAACGTGGTTGATGCACCCCCAGAAGAATCTCCAATAGAATTCTCAGAAGAATCGGCAGTATTTAGTAATAATGTTCCAGAATCATTTGAACCTGTCGAAGTAGAATTTAATTTAGACGATTTAAATGTCGATGACACGATTCAATTAAAAAACAGAAACGACGTTTATTACAAAATGTACAGAGAGGCAAAGAAAAAGGCGAAGATGGCAAAAGATTTAGCACTCTCATCTTATTTAGAGGCAAAACGAATAAAAAACACATATATGCTGGAAGACATTTCAGATAGTGATTTAGATAGCGATTTAGACGAATCGGAACAATAGGTTTTTCTCAAGGTTTTTCTCAAGGTTTTTCTCAAGGTTTTTCCACATCGTATTTATTTAGCACATTTTCGAAATGAGTAAAAACAAAAACTTGAAAATAATTTTATCCACGCTAATTATATAAAGTTATGTCCAAACTTAGTAAAATTTCAAGTGATATGCTTAAATTCTTCACCTTTGATAAAATAATAATTGCCGTTATTTTACTTTTAGTCGTATATGTTCTATTTTCATACTCTAGTTCAAAAAACTTTTCACTAGATGGGATGGACGCTGGCATGTCACAAATGAAACAACCATCTGTTAAGAATACATCCGCTCAATATTTAGTTTCTCCTCCACCTGCCTCAGGTGCATCACCATCCACTGCTCCTGCTGGATATTCAGCTCAACCAGTTGCTCAACCAAGTGATTTATTACCACAAGACCAAAACAAAGAATGGAGTGCTCTTAACCCAGTATCCATGAATCAAGGTGGTATGGTTGATCTATTACAAGCCGGTTATCATATCGGTTTAGACACCATCGGACAAACTTTACGTAATGCTAATCTTCAATTACGTTCTGACCCAATTATTCCAAAGTCCGACGTCGGACCATGGAACCAATCTACCATCGAGGCTGATTTAGGAAGAGTCCCTCTTGAAATAGGTGTCGGATGCCCATAAATTCACGTAACAATACACATTCCCATAAAAACTATCCCTGTATTATATATTTGTATAATACATTGCATGATAAAGACATACACATTTCCAAATGGATTTCGACTTGTGTATGAAAAACCGTCATCTAATTTGAAAAATACTGCCATTCAAGTATTTTGCAAATTGGGTTCTATCTATGAGCGAGATGGAATACGAGGCGCTTCTCATTTCATTGAACACATGTGTTTCAAAGGAACGCATAAAATTCCGGAAGCAAAAACCATTGCCGAAAACTATGACAAAATCGGCGCGTATTTCAATGCTAGCACATACAAACAATACACAGTATATATTGTAAAGTGCAATAACAATTATGTTGAAAACAGCATCGCGATTTTGTCGGACATGATGATGAATTCGAGTTTCAGACCATCCGAATTTACAAAAGAGAAAAAAGTAGTGGAAGAAGAATCCATTCGGTTGGAGAATCACTATTTTTCGATTATCAGTGATGCCATGGAAAAATTGCTATATGAAGGTTCGTCTTTCGAGCATGCCATTGATGAATTATCCTATCACACAAAAGACACACTCAAGCACACTGACGTCGTTGAACTATACAACGCGTTTTATCGACCGAACAATATGGTGATAAGTATTGTATCGAATATACCCTTTTCACATTTTATCAAGTTTTTACAAACCACCTATTTTATGAAAAAACCCACAGTGAAATGTTCTCCAGACCATGCATGGAAATATCAAGCCTATTATAACGTGCGAGAACAATCTTCACCTAAATATTCGCTTATAAAAAAACTCGGAGCAAAAACGTCGCATGTCATGATCGGTTTCAAAACATGTGACCAGTTTTCGAAAGATAAATACATGCTCAATGTTCTCAACAATATCATCGGTGGATATATGAGCTCTCGCATGTTCTCTACATTGCGTGAAAAAAATGGATTGACGTATCGGTCTGGTTCGCACACGACATACTATGATTCTGCTGGACAAATTGTTTTTTTCGCAGAAACGGACCCCAACAAATTATTGAAGAATGGAGACCATGCCGGCGTTTTGCCGTTGATAATAGATATAATACGTGATTTATGTAAACGTGGAGTAACACAACACGAAGTCGCCAATGCGAAAATGAATTTAGAAGGTTCTATGTCATTATCGCTCGAAAATTCGAACACTCCGTGCGAATACAATGGTATCAAGATGCTATTATATTGTAATGATGAAAAATCGATAGTGCCTTCTGTGGATATTTACAAAACCTATTATAAATCGATAACGCGCGCCGATGTCAATGGTATAATAAAAAAATATTTCAAATTGTCTCAGATGTCTGTATGTATTTTAGGTGAACAGGTTCCGCCAGTTCGACAAATAAAAAAGATTTGCGAGATTTTTGGATAATGAGAGACTGAATCACTTTAGAAAAAAATAAAAGTATATAGTAGAATGAAGAAATTAGATATACTGACGTATTTGATCATCGGCGTTTTCATCGGCGTCTGTGTTTATATATATCTCTCGAAACTAGAAGGTTTCGGGTTTGACCTAAAATGTATCATATCCAAAGTAGACGGCAATGAATATTGTGTAAGAGAACGCGAAAAAATCGATGATGCGGCTGATTTGTTAGCAATCGTTACTGAAAAATGCAAAAAATTGGTTGAATATGTAAAAGAAAAACACCCCGATAAAGAATTTACAAAAAGATTATTAGACGGATTTAATCCAAAGAAGGTGATGGAAACACTACCCACGAGTAAATACACAGCATATAGTGAAAACAAAGGCGAAAAAATAGCATTTTGTCTTAATAGAAAAAAAACGGAGAACGAAAATTTGATTGATGAACATACCCTGACATTTGTTGCTATCCATGAACTATCGCACGTAGGTACAAAATCAATCGGACATAAAAACGATTTCTGGGAAAATTTCAAATTTTTATTAGAATGTGCTAAAGAATCTGGAATTCACAATCCAGCTGATTACAAAATGAAACCAAAAGAGTACTGCGGCATGACCATCAATGATAATCCTTATTATGATATGTAACAACCTCACTCCCTATGATTTTGAATACTAATACAAAATCATATATCTTCGCCTGTCTAAAGTAAATAAAAACCTATGCAAAAATATATACACGCATGGAAGAAACAAATGACCTATATAGTCCATACAAAATAGATTGTTTCGATGCCTATGGAAAAATAAAACGTAGATATGTTTTTGTGGGTGGATATGAAAATCAAAACTTTAGCGATGATGAATCCATTGAAACGATATTCGTCCAACAACAAATTCACCCAGACGATTCCATACGAGTAATAAAAAATAAAATCATTCATGCAATCGGCGAGAACAACGTGTCTTACAACGAGTTATATATGTATATCACCGTCAATAAACAAATCAACATTCTTGAATTGTATCAACGATACACACAAAAAGACCGCATCGAATTTACGCGAGAACATGTCATACAATTATTGAAAAACATGAATTACGATGATTCCACACTAGAATCGATTCGCACAAACGAGAAAACCCATTATTTTTATGACGATTTGATTGAATACATCGACCCTGATAAAAACTTGCTAAATATTCCGTTAGGGAGAACATTTGTAAAACAATATGAACCCCTGTTTTCGGCAAATCCGTATGATTATACACCAGGCGTTTTTACACCATCGCCGAAAAACTCCCTCATTGTTTCCGACAATTTATTATTGCTAAATTATGGAAAACCCCTTGATAATACTATTTATCTTTGTTTTGCAGAAGATGTTCTCGAACATGCCATTCAAAACAATCAAAACGAAGCAACTATTACACAAACCTATTTCCCTTTGTTGATGGAAGACGACGAAATCAATTCGAAAGCCATGTTGTTTGAAAAAAAACAGCAAGTTATCGTTCGCTCGAAATTGCGGACCAAACCCGATGCATTTGTTTTATACAAATCCATTGATTTTTTCTACGATGTTTTCAGAAAACGAAAAAGCGATTTAGCATATTCTGAACGCGGGATTATTTATTATTCGGTTTTGCTGAAAAACAACATACAAGCGAAATTGCCGCTAGAAATCATTTTCAAAAATATCCATGCCACAAAAACAGTGCCTTTTATCAAATACAATCCAGGGCAAATGCGCGAAAATGTTTACCGTTTGTATTCTGAAAAAATATCGAGAAATGGAAAGAAAATCCCGTTTTTATCGGAAACTGCAATCATGCAATTGTCCAGAAAAATAGGCAAGAAAAATCAGATATCCATCTATACCGAAAGCGAGACCATAGTCGATTTCGAATCGAATGGAAACATTCGCGTTTATGGTGAATTGAAAAAACCGATGTTGCCCTCCGAAATAAGTGATTTAATATTTGCATCTGTGAATCCGATTATCGAGAACATCAACGATTTTTTGAATAAATCTGGTTATCACATACAATCTTTTCGTGATATACACGACACTGACCACGTAGAGGTATTAGATATGAAATATGTTGCATCCATGGTAGTTGATAATGAAGTCGCACTGCAAAAATACATCAAATGTTTGTATGGCATTTTCACGATTTATGATGCGAAAATATCGAACCCAGCGAAATTAGCCTACAAACGCGTGCAAAATTTCCAAGAAATGGACGCACAAACTCTCTACATAAAACAAATATACAAAGCCACCGAGGATGTGCAAGTCATTCTCAATGCGATTATCGAACAATTCCAGGTGTCCAACAAAGATGCTCAAAAAATGTTCGCTGAATATCTTCAAAACAAAGATAGTTTTTCTGGACAAAATCCGGGATTTCAAACAATCATACGCAGTGACCCTTTAGAAAACAAAATCATCGTCGAAGTCGCGAATATTGTTCATATTGAATATGTTCGAATTTTGCACATGTATATTGATTCGCTATTTCGTATTACACAGAAACCGCAGAGCACGGAAGTGTCAAAGGAAACTATCAGCGAAATCTGCAAAAATGCGGATAAAATATCGAAGGATGCAGACAAATCGCATTTACCAGTGATAATGCTTCCACCACCACCAGTGGAAGAAGAGGAAGCCGAAAAACTATTCCAAATAGACCGCGAAGAGGATATCGAATTCGTCTCGGATGAAGCTGCTGATAATGGTGAAGAAGGCGATGAAGGCGAAGACCGCACCGATATCATCGACGTTTTGGAACAAGATATTCTAGAAGACAATGCGCTCTTTTATGACGACGACGAAGAAGAAGGAGATGATTTATTCAAAGGGGGTGCGAAAACACCCGAAGAAAACCAAGAAGGACCCCAAGAAGGACCCCAAGAAGGACCCCAAGAAGGACCCCCAGACGAAACCTACAAAATGGAATTAGCGGGAACCTCTCTTCACAATCCGAATCTGTTTGAGGAACGCATGAAAAAAAGAGAACCCTATTTGTTTATAACAAAAAACGGCAAATTCACAAACTATTCCACATTATGTCAATCTTCTGCAAAGAAACAGCCGGTTATACTAACACAAGAAGAAAAAGACAAAATCGATGCAAAAGACCGTTCGGTAGGGTCAAAATCCTATCAACATGCAATCAAATATGGCACAGACCCTGCAAAACAACACTGGTATATTTGTCCGAGATATTGGTGTCTACAAACAAACACAAGTATGACAGAAGAAGAAGTGAAAGCCGGTAAATGCGGGACGAAACCATATCCACATAATATTATACCTGACGGTGCCGACGTTGTCCCAGAAGGAGCCTATGTCATTGAATTCAAAAGTAGCAAACATGTTAACAAAGACGGTAGTTACAAATACTACAATCCCGGCGTTTTATCACGAAAAACCGACGACGGATTTTGCATCCCATGTTGCTATGGCGAATGGAAATCCGGATTATGGCAAAAAAACAAGGAAAAATGCCCAATTCAAATAGAAGATGACGACAACGCAGACGACGCCACGCAAACAAAAAAACGCAGAAAAGCGCAAACGAAGAAACAAGAGAACTATGTCATGGGTATCGACAAATTTCCGATAGGACAAGGTCGATGGGGTCTCCTGCCATTTTCCGTCCAATCCTTCCTACAAACGGATAATAGTGTATGTATATCCAAAACGAATCAGGTCCTCCCAGAAAAAAAAGATTGCTTCCTTCGATTCGGCGTAGAAAAATCCGACAATCAATCCTTTTTAGCATGCATGGCGGCAATGTATGCTTACAAACAAGACCTAGATGCCACACCCACCCTGGCAGAATTCAAACAAATACTAAGCAATACTATTACTCTCGATATGTTCATAGGCTATTATAACGCATCCTTAGTGGCAACATTCAAACCAAAACGCATTTATCGCGATAAAATCGACCTGGATAAATATTCAGCAACAAAATTCATGGATACAATCAATATGGAAGATGAAATACAAGTCGATTTTTTAGAAGATACCATTTCTGCATTTGAGAACTTTATCAATTTTTTGACAAGCGACACTGCAACCATCGACCATAATTATTTGTGGGATATGGCTACACAAAATCACCCAAACCTAATGAAAGGCGGTTATAATCTGGTTATCCTGGAAATACAGAAAGACGATATGCGAGATAATATGCAAATATTATGTCCATCGAATTCACAATCGAATGTTCTCTATGACCCTACAAAAGAAACCGTGATTTTGATTATGCAAACGAACAGACAAGGGACCTATTTCGAACCAGTGTATGTATATTCCGAAGACTCGAGTGAAATACAATATGCATTTACGGAACAAACCTCCCCCGATAATTTGAAAAACATGTTATCTATTATACAAAAAACGACGAACCACTATTGCGCACCTCTTCCTAGTATGCCGAAAAAATATCATTTCAAAAAGAACAAACAAGCCCAGGATGTTTTGAATGTGCTAAAACAATACAATTACGAAGTGAACGTGCAAGTTCTCAATTACCAGGGAAATGTAATAGGATTTTACGTTAAGTCTGAGGATGTATATGTCCCTTGTTATCCATCGTCGGAATTACCGCTTTTAGAAAAATGGTGGATGGACGATGATGACCTATGGCACAGTTATGAAGAAACCCGAAATCGGCTGGTGTCTATCTATCAAAAAACGGATGGAAAAATACAATGTTCTCCTCAATTCAAAGTCCTAGAAGACGGAATGATTGTCGGTATTTTGACAGAGACGAATCAGTTTGTACAAATATCGCCCATTTCTGAAAATATTTTTCAAGATGGCTTGCCAGAATTAGACGGCCATAATTATTTGATTGCGGATAAAATCATCACCACGTCGCAATCGCAAGACATAGCGAGAAGTGAGATTGTTCGAAAGATCGAATTAGAAACACAGTATTTTGCATTGTTTAGGACACTCATTCGTCAAAACTTGCACGAATACAAAAACAAACATATTCGAAAGGAAATCATTCAAATCATTGACATAAATAACAGGTCCCTGACCAGTCGCGAAAAATTACAAAATATCGAGGTGCAATTGAAAAAATTAATCCATGCAAAAATTCAATTTTCGGAGATCGACCCCGTCATAATAGACGAATTGATGAAATGCACCGGACAAGATTGTTTGACTGTCCTTGCGAACAATCAAACCGTTTTTCCAAGAAAACATTTGCTGAGCGGAGTGAACAACGAAGCGGTCTATTATGGCAGGGTCGCCGATGAGTTGTTGCGATACAGACGCGTGCAATTGTTTATGTTGAATCCGGATTCCTATTTGAACATCGGATACAGCGAGTATAGTATTTTTGCTACAGAGATGTTGATGTTGCAGTCCCTCTTGACACCAGAATATTTCGCGGACCTGGTGCTTTTCAATGAGAGCGATTTCTTGAAACAAGTCGATTACAACAACGCAGTGCCTGCAATTTCACAACCCTATTCAAATCAACCTATTACACTAGAGGAACAGATGAGAATCGTTTCCATTGAAAAGAAGCCTGGCGAATTGAATATTGATTGTGTCCAAAAAATACGTGATGAGGTGCAAGGAAATGAGAGGTCGATGTGGAAACGTATTTTTCCGAAACCCACACGAGAAGTCGTTTTTCATGCTACGCCTTATTGCAGTTTTTATATGATGATTTATATTATTGAAAATGTTACGAAATCCCGTAAGGGAAAAACGAATGTGAATTTGACAGTGTCGAATATAAAATCCGTCTTGTGGGGAGCTTACAAAGAATATTTAGACAAAGAAAACGAGAACTATGCCAAAATAGAATCGATTTTGAAAATGCAAGGAAAACGTAAATTGTTTTCAGGTAATTCCACGCTGGAACAAATTATTGCCAGTGAAGGATATTTTTTGAGTGATTTAGACATATGGGTCATTGCGACAAAATTGCGTTTACCTATTGTATTGTTCTCATCCACTGCGTTAAAATCATTGATGGACCCTACTGTAAAAATCGACTGGTTGTTGATGGGGGGGACCAATATTCAAAAAGACAAGTATTTCTTTGTGCGTTCTCCTTCGAATGTGATGGAATATCAAATGGTGATTCCCCCTGCCGAATTAACCAATCCGAATTTGAAAGAATTCTATGGTGTGGTGCAAAAATCCATTGTCGAAGGGAAAAAAAGTCACAATCTAAACGATTTACACCAGTATTTACAAGATTACAAATATAAGACAATTGTTATGAAAAAATAATTCGTTAAAATGGATGTTATTGTAAAAAAATATTATATTAGTATATAAATGCCTATCATTTTACAATATTCCAACTCTCATTTTACATGTGTTTTAGGAGAAAATGTAGATATTTCTCCAATTTCGATTCCAAAGAAAGTTTCAAAATATATAATTACACCTGAATTACCAAGTGGTATGTCTTTTTCAAAAAAATACGCAACAATTAGAGGGACAGCTACTGCTGCAAGCTCAAATATGTATTATATAAAATATGTTGTAGATTCTAATCCTAATATGGTTAAAATTAAAATTGATTTTATTACACCTGAAGAACCAGTTGCTGAAGAACCAGTTGATGAAGAGCCAGTTGCTGAGGAACCAGTTGCTGAGGAACCAGTTGCAGAAGAACCAGTTGCTGAGGAACCAGTTGTCGAAGAGCCAGTTGCAGAAGAACCAGTTGCTGAGGAACCAGTTGCTGAAGAACCAGTTGCTGAGGAACCAGTTGCTGAAGAACCAGTTGCTGAAGAACCAGTTGTCGAAGAGCCAGTTGCAGAAGAACCAGTTGCTGAGGAACCAGTTGCTGAAGAACCAGTTGTCGAAGAACCAGTTTCCGAGGAACCAGTTGCTGAAGAACCAGTTGCTGAAGAACCAGTTTCCGAAGAACCAGTTTCCGAGGAACCAGTTGCTGAAGAACCAGTTGCTGAAGAGCCAGTTGCTGAAGAACCAGTTGCTGAAGAACCAGTTGATGAGGAACCAGTTTCCGAGGAGCCAGTTGCTGAAGAACCAGTTGCTGAAGAACCAGTTGATGAGGAACCAGTTTCCGAGGAGCCAGTTGCTGAAGAACCAGTTGCTGAAGAACCAGTTGCTGAAGAGCCAGTTGATGAGGAACCAGTTTCCGAAGAACCAGTTTCCGAGGAGCCACTTGCTGAAGAACCAGTTGCTGAGGAACCAGTTTCCGAAGAACCAGTTTCCGAGGAGCCACTTGCTGAAGAACCAGTTGCTGAGGAACCAGTTGCAGAAGAACCAGTTGATGAGGAACCAGTTTCCGAAGAACCAGTTTCCGAGGAGCCACTTGCTGAAGAACCAGTTGCTGAGGAACCAGTTTCCGAGGAGCCACTTGCTGAAGAACCAGTTGCTGAGGAACCAGTTGCAGAAGAACCAGTTGCTGAAGAACCAGTTGTCGAAGAACCAGTTGCTGAAGAACCAGTTTCCGAAGAACCAGTTGCTGAGGAGCCACTTGCTGAGGAACCAGTTGCTGAGGAACCAGTTGCTGAAGAGCCAGTTGCTGAAGAACCAGTTGCCGAAGAACCAGTTGCTGAAGAGCCAGTTGCCGAAGAACCAGTTGCCGAAGAACCAGTTGCTGAAGAATCCGTCGCTGAAGAACCAGTTGCTGAAGAACCATCAATCGAGCCATTTACAAATTATATACATGACGTAATTGAACAGAACATAGAACAATTCATAAAAACCAATCCAGACTACGTAAAAGAAAAAATAGTAAATATATTCGATTCAAAAATACGTGATATAATCAATAAAAACTTTCAATAATATTTTTCTTCACTAATATATAATAGTAACTATGACATTGTATGCAGAAACTGTTTATTACTGTAATTTAGGAGAAACTATCGAAATTGTACCAACAACCATAAATAATATTTCATTTATATATTGCAAACAATTACCGCGAGGATTATCTTTCAATAAGAGAAATGGCATTATTTCGGGTATTTACGACAAAGAAAATTATTTAGAGTTGAAAATTAAATATAGAAAAAATAATACAAAAGTTATTTCAGAACTAATAAAAATTTCCATTAAAAAACGAGAACCTCTACATATGCCAGAATTATCAATCAATTTAGAAGATATCATTGAAATCAATCAATCCGAACCTATTGCATATTATTTGTCTGAAAATGACAATTCTCATATAAATGAAGAACCCGCACTTCCAGTTCCAGTAATTACATCTCAGTTTCCTATAGAAAATATAGATAGCGATTATAAAAAACCGATTGTATCAAAAATTACGCAAAACAATGAAGAAAAAATAAAAAAATCGATTCATGATTTATCTTTGACCAAAACCATAAAATTTATGTGCATAAATTCTTCAAACCAGAATTAACTCATAAATTCCATAAAAATTCAAAAATCGTTTGAATTTTTACAATAACAATAACAATAACGACGACTCCTGCTTGCTGGTTTCGCACCAGCGACCTGATGATATCCAATATAAAAACCTCTACAGTCATCCGCTCTACTACTGAGCTAAAGCAGGTCGGGAATCCATTCCCCAATAAAAAAAAGGGATTTTTCTTTATATTGTTTTTTACCATATATAGTTATCAACGCCTAAAATCCCATGTTGTAATCATCGTCACATATGGTGGCGTTGTTCGTGTTAATGTTTTGTATATTGTTCACAATAGCAATTGAGGCAGCAGAGCATTCGCCCATTTTGTTTTCCATGGTTTTCACAAAAGCGGCCTCTATTTCTTCGGAGGTATTCGATTGGTCCAGATTTGCTTCCGATAATTTCATCATTTCTTTTACATCTAAAACCACATTGAAAGCGTTTGTGCCATACAATCCATATTGTCCACACATGACATTCGCAGAAACGCCTCGCATATGGTCAAAATCACCATGACGCGCTGCATTCAAGAATACTTCGGTGTGCACTTCAAAAGTGCCTTTTGCAATCGGTCCGATGTCATCATTCAAAATACCGGAACGGAAAATACTTACCATATTTTGGGTGCATGTCATACGGTCACATAACAGACTCAAATGGTGATAATTGATATAGACATCCGCAAACTCCATCACCTCCGCAAATTCATTGTATAACACTTGTCTGGCTGCTTCAATGCCTAATACATCGAAAACCTCTTTGATATCATTACTGAATGTGCGTGTGTTGTCGATATAATCCAGAGCAAGAGTCTCTAACAAATTCGAACCAGTTGTATCGAGAATCCATACATCCTTTTTCGAGTATTTCGTTTCGTCTTTTACCACCATATTTTGCAATTTACGAGGAATAACATTTTCGATTCCATTGACACCGCGCAGCACGATATTGTTCAGCATACTGTCCTGGAAATTCTTCAACAAATAAATTTCGTCGGATTGGTCTAAATATTCTAACTGCCCCTTTGTTTTCTTGTCTTTTTTCTTGAATACCGATGAGTTCATGCGAATTCTGAAAACGAGCTTGTCCATATTATAATCGGAATAGACGCATGAAATCTCTTTGCCATAATAACTGTTCTTGATTGCAAAATGAATGTCGTCCATGGTGATGTTTTTGTCGAGCAGCGTTTCTGCGTCCATTTCCATGCGCACAATCCATTTCGAACGAGTAGGTATGGCACTATTGGTGATATCATCTTCGGCGGTTTCATTGCATTCTTTCAACATGTTTTCGAATTCATTGAATTGTTCCATTAATAATTTGTCTTCATCAAGCAAGGTAGTTTGTTCATTCGGGTCAAAACATATTTTGATGGATTTGACTACATCGATTAGTTTTGTATGTTCCATCATGTTTGCAAATTGAACAGCACGGTCTTGACTGCCTTCGTCAAGTGGTTTCAAATGAACAGTCAAAGATGGATTCTTCGGATTTTTAGTGAGACGCAAAATTTCTTCAATACGTGGCACACCACGAGTGACGTTTGACTTTGAAGCTACGCCGGCCAAGTGGAACGTGTTTAAAGTAAGCTGTGTAGTAGGTTCACCAATCGATTGACCAGCTATAACACCGACCATTTCACCCGGATGAACGATGGATTGTTTGTATTTCATTTCGATGGTTTCTAATAATAATTCTAGGGCTTTGCGGTGAAAACGTTTCGCTACTAATAAATCGCGAGGACTTAGATAAAAGTAATACATGATTTCGAATAAACGGGTCGGTTGAACATAATGTATTTTATTTAATTTAGCGAAATGTTCTTCGATTAGTTGAAATGCTTCTAATGGTGTAATATCTACTACCGAACTTGGAGTTAATCCTAGTTGACCTTGAATATTCACTATTATATTTTGGAAGGCGACTGGTAATCGAACCCTATTGTCATCACGATTTTTGAATATATCTTCTACTAATTCAGTGCGGTATTTTATCATATTTTCGATATAGGTTTTGCATGTTTTACGGGTTTCTGGTCTCTGTTTCTTCATACGAGTGACAGTTCCTTTGCTGTAAATTTCTAATAAACCAGTATCGTGGTCATTCAATCCATTGATATCATACTGCATGTAAATATCTTCTAGCGACATTCCTACCAGAGGAATCACTTGATTTTCTACGCGAGTGGTTTCTAGGCCATCATCGCCATATGCAAATTGAACTATTTTGCCTTTGCTGTTTCGGACAGTCATATCATACTCGACTTTCAAATCTTCTAAACCTTTGATAAGACGTCTTTGAATATACCCTGTCTGAGAGGTATCGCGAACTTGTAGACCATTTGCTAATCCGAAATTGAGCGTGGATGGAATGGTCAAGTCGTATACTTTAGGGTGTTTTTCAACGCCGATGATATTGATTTCGACGATTTTGTCTAGAACGACATTGTTATAGGTATCGAAATTGCGATGACTTTGGCCCCATTGAATACTTTGTAATTTTTTATTTTTGCTTTCTTCTAATAAAGACACTTTGTCGGCAAATATTTTGCCCCATTGTGCGCGTATTGCTAAACGGTATGTAGGTTTGATATTTTTAGTTTGTAGATTATTTGATTTTAATTGCGATTTTGACACTTTTCCGAAAATGCCTAGACGAGAGCATAACATAGCAATGTCTTCGATTAGGCGTTTTGATGCGGAACCGACGTCGACTGAATTTTTAGACACAGTTCCATCGCCGGAATAATATCCATTGAGTAAACCGACTATGAATTCTTCTCGTGCAATATAGGCTTCGACTGGAACGTGTTTGTTTTCGGCACCATGTCCGACTAATTTTGTCAAGAATTTTTCTAGGACACACGAGCTACCGATAATCGTCGTGGTCAATCCGCCGATTTTGTTTTTCCTGGATTTTTCATTGCAAGAAATACCATGTTTGTTGAACCAGTATTTAACGAATGACCTGATTTTTTCGTCATTGTTTGTTATCATGACATGGCTATTATGGCAATTTCCGTCGGCTAAGAATAATCCGATGAATATACCATTTTCTTCGTTCAATTCAAAACGGTCAGGTATAGCACATGATTTGCGGATACCATGGTAAGGATAGATGTAACCATTCTTGATATTGTCCGTGTTTGAACGAACTGCAGTGCGTTGCATTGACGATTTTTTAGAATAAGGTAGTGTGAAATCTTTGCCATTATGTTGCGACCACCAGTTTGCTGGAACTTTGCGGTCTTTGAATTGCTCGATCATTTGCAGAGCCTCGTTGAAATCATTGCCATAGACAAATTCGGTCTTATGTAAATATTCAGTCATATCGATGGAATCTAATACAACAGGTGGTTTGCATAATTCAGCAGTGACGGGAACGCAATCCCCGATTTTGATATCTGGTGTCAACATTTCTCGGAATTGTTTTGTATTCGGATTCCATATCAACAAAGATTTACTCTCAGTAACTATAACACTTTTACCTCCCGAGGTTTTGATTTCATATAATTCAGTTCCTGGGTCATGACGTGTAATAGCAGTTACTTCACCCCATGTAATGACACCATGTTCATCTGTGGTTGGAATGAAGATTTCGGCGGTATTCATCAATTCCATTCGACGTTCGGTGAAATGCTGGATTTTGTCAGGAGATGCATCGAGTTGAGCGTCAATCCATCGACCGATTTCAATGTATTTAGGCTTGTCGTTTTCGATGATTATAATAGGTGTTTCCCATGTTACGGATTTTACAGCAGTATCAATAAGACCGATACGACCGCCCATAGCATGGAAGAACAACTCCGGGGCAGTCAATCCGGATATATAGGAGTTTTCGATAAAACCACGGGCTTTAGGAGAATCGTCGAATTTGCTGTAATGTGGTAGGGTGCGACTATCGAACCCATACGGAATGCGTTTACCATCTACGTTTTGTTGACCTAGACAAGAAATCATTTGTGAAATATTGACTAGGGAACCCTTTGAACCCGATGTTACAATCATAAGGAAACGATTGTCTTTGCTAAGGGATTTACGACCGATTTTACCGGATTGTTCGGTAGCTTTGTTTAGCAAATTATTGACCTGCGTTTCAAATTCCATCACATTCGTAGTTGCAGTATTGTTTTCGAAAATACCTAAATGCAACTTGTCGATGATGGCCTGCACTTCTAATTTTTGTGCAGTGATTGCTTGAATAATTTCCATACGGGTTTTTTTGTTTGCAATCAAATCGCTGATACCTACACTGAACGATGATGATTTCATGTATTCTGTGATAATGTTTTGCAGATTGTCAATGAAATTCGATGAATCCATGTTTCCGAAATCATTGCAAATACGATGTATTAGGCCTTTTGATGTGCTTCCTAAAAGCTTTTTTTCCATTTGACCTCGGATATATTTTCCTTTGCGTATTTCTAAAACGTTGTTGGATGTTGCATAGTCTTCGCCAGGTTCAAATAATTCTGTTTTATAGACCATGGTCATTGGTGGTAATATTTGTGATAATATTTCAAAATTGGATATTTTTTTTCCAGCTGCTTTGAGGGCTTCTACATCTACGTTTGGAAACATCATTAGCAGATTCATGGCTTCGCGAGGAGTGAAGTCGATTCCTGGACGAGTAAAACGGTAGGAACCTAAAAGTGAATCTTGATATATACCTATAATAGGTGCATTACCTGCTGGACTAATTAATTGATAAGGAATTGCGGCTAAGTGGCGCAACTCGGTTTCTGCCATAACATTTTGTGGCATGTGCATATTCATTTCATCCCCATCAAACGGTGACTCCCTATGGTTTCCCATAAGGCCGGACTGTATCTTAAGCAAACTCGGGATGGCTAATCCTTCATTGTTCACCAACACCCGTTCAGTCTCTGAGTGCCCTCCTTATCCTGCCGAACGGACTTAGGAAGTAACACTGCGGATTGCCCAATCCTTCACATTATTACCTTTGGGTTCGGCTATTAACCGAGTTCCTCACTGACGTTTCCTGTAGTGAGTGGTAGTGAAGGCTCTAAGGGGTTTCCCGCAACAAGGTGTTTTGCAAATAAATCAATAAATTCTTGTGGCATTTCTATATTTTTAATTTTGTGATATTCTAATAAATGCTGGTAGTGATTTTCAATTTGTGGTATTATTATTTTTCTGTTTTTTGACAAATTATCTTGCGCAGCTAAAGGCATCGTATTTCTCCAGTTAAATGCAATGAGTTGTTGTTTTTCATCTTGCAAATCAAATCGACATAAAGGAATAACGTGGTCAATGTGCCACACATTTCCTTGGTTTTCAAGAGTATAATTGTTATCGTTATGCAAAATCCATTCTAAATATTCCGGCGAACTGCACCCTAAATATTTGATGGTATGATGTTTTTTACATGTTTTTAATGCGATATATATTCTACTCCTTACGTTGCGTTTGAATTTGTCTAAAGGTTCTTCGCGTTCGCATATTTTGCATTTCAAACGATTATGCCTAAATTTGTCGATTGATTTGATTTCGGAACAACAACTGCATTTTTTGTTATTTTCACCTATGGTTTGTAATTTTATTTCTCGGCGTTCAACTACTTTTGCATGTTTGAATTCAATGACCGCTTTTATCAGTTTTGAACGATGTTCTTCGTTCGTTTGATAAAGATTTCTGCGTTTTTCATTATTACATGATTTGCAAGTTGTTCGATTTCGAATAAAATCACCCATGGGTTTCGTTTCATTGCATTTACTACATTGTTTGTTGATGTCATTATCGACAACGATTGCCTTGTATTTGTTTGTATTTCGCGCGTTGTCACATGTTTTACATATGTTACGTTTTTTGATGAATTTGTCAAATTCTTTTGTTTCTCCACATCTCGAACATTCTTTTTGAGCGGTCATACTTGTATTTGTATCACCTACCATGTATATTATATCTATAATATTCTTTATATTGTTTTGCCATAATAATTTATTTAAAATATTCACTAGGAGGTTTCACGCTTTTAACGCCTCCTGTTGCCAACCTTGATGGCGCTACTGGCCGATCGGCGTTGTAAGGTTTAGTGTCACCGACGTTCATTCTAAAGGTATCGCCTTTCTCCATGACCTTGACGATATGACACATCATCGACATTCTGTGAAGACTCGGTTGTCTATTGAACAAAACCGCATCTCCATCCATCATGTGACGATGAACAATATCGCCATTGTTTAGGCGTAAAGATACACGGTCTACATATCTCAAAGAAATATGCTCGCCGTTTGCGCGCTCGAGAATTTTCGCACCGGGATAGACATCTGGACCATTTTGAACTAGTTTTGTCAAGAAATCGCGATTCAGGTCATTCACAACAACTGGTTTTGTAATATTTGTAGCAATTTTTTTAGGAACACCGAGTTGTCTTATAGACAAGTTCGGATCGCCAGTAATGACGGAACGAGCACTGAAGTCAACACGTTTTCCCATTAAATTGCCACGAATACGACCATTCTTACTGTTTAGACGACTCATAATACATTGCAAAGGTCTACCTGAACGTTGTGCCATAGGAACTGCTCCTTTCACTTTGTTGTTCACAATCATGGCAACAAAGTATTGCAAAACGGTGGTCAATCCTTCGATGACATTTGTGTTTGCATTGTCTTTGATTTTATTGAATAAATCGCTGTTTGTCTTCAAAATATTACTGTAAATGTGTGTCAAATCGTCTTCACTTCTTTGCTGAGCATCATGTTTGACAGAAGGACGAACCGCTGGCGGAGGAACAGGTAATACTTGACATATCATCCATTCAGGACGAGACCAGGTTGGACTCATTCCCATAAAGTGAACGTCTTCATCCGAAATGCGTTTGAAAATTTTCAATAAAATTTCCGGTGTCAAACGAATGCTCACTTTTTTGTCTCCATCAGCATCTTCGGTTCCCATCTTTTCCCATACTGCGAAAATGGATGCCATTCCTTCTAATTTAATTTTGTCCGGCTGTTTGCATCCACATCCATCGTCGGTGGTTTCGCCACAACGTTTTACTTTTGCGGCCAAGCTGGTAACGTAATCCCATCTATCATTTGCTGGTCTATCTAAAACGTGTTTGTGCTGTGATTTGTTTATCAATAATTTGCTGCATTTGAAGCAGACACATTTTGTAATTTTCATGATTTCCTTCAAATGTTGAATAAACAATACAGGTCTCGCCATTTCGATATGACCGAAATAACCAGGAGTATCAATATAGGTTAAACCATCGGTTGGACATATGAGCCCGGGTTCTAAAACACCCATACGAGGGTCAAACAATCCACCGATAACAGGTTTATTATTAATATACGTATCCCTTGATGTAACTTCTACGACAGAATTCTTACGAATTTCTTCTGGAGACAATATACTAAATTGCACTCCAATAATTCTGGAAGCAGTTGCCATTTTCGAGTTCGTATGTTGAAGGGAGGACATTGCTATAATATTGGTCTATACAATATTTAAATTGTTATTCCGTTAATTCAATTTTCTAATAGGTTTGGCAATAAACTTGCATAAACTTGCATAAAATTGAAAGGCATATTATAAATGATTATATAACACATAATACAAAACAAAAGCAACAATGGCACCAACTAAATTCGAGAAATCCACCAAGAAATCAAATGTTCGTAACGACAAGAATCAACGTCTGCGAAGAAACAAACCAGACCCAGATTCTGAAAGTGAGGAGATTGATTTCGAAGAGGAAGAAGACGATGAATATGAAACAGTATCCGAAAGTGATTCTACTTACATTCCACCTAAAAAATCAAAAAAACTAACAAAAAAAATACAAAAAAAACGTGTAGTTGATGATTCAGATTCAGAATCAGAAGAAGAAGAGGAACCAGAATTCGACAGAAAAAAATTCAGAAAAACTCTTTCGAAAATGTTTCCTTCTAAATACATGTCAAAAAAAGTAAAAGCCGACGAAGAAAACTCCGATTCAGAAGAATCAAGTGAAGAAGATGATGAGGATTCTTCGCCACCAAAATCAAAGAAACATTATTCTACTAAAAAACCATTATCCAAAAAATCAAAGGGTTCTAAAAAACCATCTAAATCATCATCATCATCATCCAAAAAATCAAAACCAGTCTCTGAGTCAGAAGAAGAATCTAGCGAAGAGGATGAAGATTACGAAGAAGATGATGATGACGACGAGGATGAAAAAAAGGTAAATATCATTTTCACCATCGGAGGAGGTAATGGTGACGAATACGGAGAAGAATATGATGAAAATTATGAAGACGAAGACGATGAGGAAGACGAAGAAGAACCGGAAGAAGAAGAGTGCAATAGTGATGACGAGAAAACATTTATGGGAGAAAAATACGAAGAGATGCCTAAAGAGTCTTTGAAACCAGAAACATCGAAAAAATCAACCAAAACATCCAAAAAATCAAAAAAGCCCGAACTGGATAAAAATGCCGAACCCAAAGAGCCCGACATTGAAGCCGAATATGTCGAACTAAATGACTTACGCAAGCATTTAATCGAAAAATTGCATAAAAAACCGAATAGTAAAATCTTGAAAAACGCTATCGAAGAATGCAAAACGGCTATCAAAGAACTGATTTTATCTGCCAGAAAAAACAACACAAAATCCTATTACAAATTGATTCACGGAGAACGTAAAAAGACCAGTGAATTTGATTATTTCAAAAAGAATTTGTCGAACAAGGAACAGTTGAAAATCGTGAAAGAAATGAAAGAAATCAACGAACACATCAACATTGAAAAACCGTATAGATTGGCGCTATTACAATCGCAAATACCGGCTAAATACAAGGCAACTGCCATGCAAAAACTGAATATGTTGAAAATGATGGAACCCGGCGATTCTGAATATTACAAAATCAAATCCTGGGTAGATACCTTTATGAAAATTCCTTTCGGAATCCATAAATCATTGTCGGTAAACATCAACGACGGCATTGAGCAATGTCATGAATTCATGGGGAATGCGAAAAAAATCCTAGACAATTGTGTCTATGGGTTAGACGATGCTAAGATTCAAATTATGCAAATGGTCGGACAATGGATTTCGAATCCGTCTGCTATGGGAACTGCTATAGCAATTCATGGTCCACCCGGTTCAGGGAAAACTTCACTAGTAAAAGAAGGTATTAGTAAAATATTAGGAAGAGAATTTGCATTTATTGCACTCGGTGGTGCAAGCGACGCCAGTTTCTTAGAAGGTCATTCGTATACTTATGAAGGAAGCACATGGGGTAAAATCGTCCAGATTCTGATTAACAGTAAATGCATGAATCCTGTGATATACTTTGATGAACTCGATAAAATAAGTGATACTGCAAAAGGTGAAGAAATCGTCGGCATTTTGACACATTTGACAGATACTTCTCAAAATTCGCAATTCCATGACAAGTATTTCACAGAAGTTGATTTCGATTTAAGCAAGTGTTTGTTTATTTTCAGTTACAATGACGAGTCCAAGGTCAATCCAGTATTAAAAGACAGAATGTATCGTATCCAAACAAAAGGATACGATGCTAAACAAAAGGTTACTATTGCACGAAACTACATGCTACCTAAGATTCGAGAACAAGTCAATTTCACCGAAGAAGACGTTATTATTCCAGATGAGACCATTCAATACATTGCAAGCAGTCAATCGCTCACAAAGGGTGAAGCCGGTGTTCGTAATTTGAAGAGATGTTTAGAAATTATTCACACGAAGCTGAATCTGTTCCGATTAATGAAACCCGGTGATAATATTTTCGAAAAAGACATCGACATCAAAGTTCAATTCCCGTTTACTGTTACTAAAAAAGAAGTCGATATATTTATTAAAAATGAAGAAAACCAAAATCAAAGTTTATTAGCCATGTATTGTTAGATAGAATTATTAGCGTTATAGATTGTTTGTATTTATTGTAAATAAAAAATACACATGTATTTTTTTATGCCACACATACAAAATTGATTTTTGTATGTGATATACTCACATAACCATATCATACAAACATGTCGCGAATGACAATACTATTACACAAATTACCGGTCGACATTGTTCGCCATATTATACCCTACACTTATAACACACAAAACAAAAAATTATTAGACGACATTCAAAATTACTATGACACAAAACAGGCTATCCTAGTGTTATACGATGAATATTGGAAAAAAAATCTACACGACCCAGATTACTCAGATTTCTATGCAAATGAATGGTTAATCAATGATCTATTTGCCTATTCAAATAATTATTATCCAGGAATGTATGGTTTTGTAAAATCGTTTTATAACATTTTTCGCCGGTTTCTGTTTTTGAAAAAAATAAAAGAAATCAACAAATATGTTTCTAAATTAGAAAAAAAAACAACCAATACACAAATCAATATTTTCTGGGGATTGTTTACTCCCGAAGAGAGAATGTTGTTTTGCATTGAAAAATTATCCATGAATGCATGAATGAATATACTATATAAACGGCGATGTTAACAAGCGTTCATACAACAATTCATTTTTGTTTGTATAATACTCGATATTATTATGATTTTGTCTTAACAAAAATTCTACCCGTTTGTTTTCTAGTTGCAATTCTTTGTTGATCAATTGTACAATCATTGGTTTCAACATATGATTGTTAGTGTAATAATTGCAAATAATACTCCACATAATAAAATACTGTGAATTGTCATTGTATTCATATTGATTTGTTATAACATATTCCATATAATCAAGTATTTTTTGCACTGCATGCAGATTATTACGATCCATATATTTTTTGATTGCTGAAAAAATCAAATGCCATGAGAATTCGGGTTCTTTGTAATTGGCTATAATACCTATATAATCTCCATAAAAATCATCAAACCATTCTGGGTTCTCATTGTGCACGATTGTCATGACAGCTTCGTCTATTTGATACCAGTTTTCGCTGTATATTTTTTCAGTGGTTGATTTATATTCATCTATATACTTCATCATGTATTCAGCTGAACCTGAGAACAATCCACCGGCATAATGATGATATATTGTATGAAAGACATTTTTGTAATCATTCGATTCAACCAATGGATTGATGCACATTTGTCTAATTTTTTTGGGAATATCGTGAATCCATGTGTGTATTTTTTCAACGTTCCTTGCAACGTGATTTATACCGAAATCCATCCACATAAAACGTTCACTTGAGAATGGATTTTCGCGAATGGTTTGTTCTAACCACCAGAATTTATTGTTATTCAGAACAATGTAATGAGGCGTTTCATGTTCAAGACGACCATTGTAAATCGGATAGATTTGTTGAAGTTCTCTAAGCCGGTCTATGTCTTTATAAAAATACGTATTTTCGAAAGGTTCTCGAATGATTTGCGTCTTGTTTTTATAAGGTCGATTGTTTTTAATAAATTCAACTATTTTAGCGCAACCACTTGTTGTATCTATGTATATCACCATTGGATACGGAAGTTGTAATATAAATTCTTTAGCAAGTTCTAAATATTCATCGATTCCTCGATTATTCGGTGAATAATTTTCATCTATTTCTCGTATATTGTAGAATGCAGTAACAATGGTAGGTTCATTCATATTATATATAAAAAAAATATTTTTATATATATTTATATACCAGATGTCAATATTTCTAAATAATAGATGATACATAACAACCTTTGTAATCTTCGATTCCAGTATGCATTAAATTAATACTAACATCTAACCATATATCACCGCCCATTTTTGACCATCTTTTGCAAAATAACCAGTCTTCTGAAAAATAATGACCATCTTCTACACCACAATCAAATAATGCATATGCAAAGTTGTTTTCATCTCCATGTAAAAAATTAACGTCATCTACATATTTTGTCGATGGAAAAGCTTTCATCATTTTTTCAAATACCCCTCGTTGAATCATCAAAAATCCAGTTGCTAAATGTCGGACTTTTGTAAGGTTTCCATGTATTTCGAGAGAATTGTTCAAATAATTAATATTATAGCGCACAAGATTATATTGTATCATGTTTTTATCATCAATTATGTTTCCCAGTATTGGATGAGCGTTTTTTTTATCGACCCATGATTTCATTTTTGAAGGGTCGAAATCGCCGGTTTTGTTTACTAAATTATCCCAATTGTAATTTTTTAAAGGGTATGCACCTCCAACAATTGGTTTGTCAGCTATTATTAATTTCAAAATATCAAATGGACTCCATGTTATATCATTATCTATGAACAAAACGTGCGTAGTATTAGGGTCAGTCATTGCTTTTGCTACTAAATTGTTACGAGCACGAGATACTAAACTGTCATTTTTGCAAAATTCAATCACTACTGGGAAATTCAATTGTTTGAATACTTCGACTGTTTTCAAAATACAATCTACGTAATTTACGTAGCATAAACTAGCGAAACAAGGTGTCAATATATACAATTTCGGATTGTATTTTATTACATATTCACGAATTTTGTCTTCAAGATATAAGTCTGAATGCTTTACCGTTGTCATATTATAAATACTAAACGGATTTAGTATTTATATTGTTTTTGTGTTTTCAATTACGACAACAGCAGGATTTGAACCTGCGCACTCGTAGAGTAATAGATTTCTAGTCTATCTCCTTAACCGCTCGGACATGTTGTCAAATGGTCTTACTGAGATTCGAACTCAGGCTGTCTGATTCAAAGTCAGAAGTCCTAACCACTAGACTATAAGACCCTTTTTATATGTGGGTATATTTTTTATATTTTTTTCCATGTATTTTTGTTTTATTTTATTTTTATGGGGTTTTATTATTATTTATGCAGTTGCGACAGGAGCCTTCTTGGTGAAGTGATGCTTAATGTATTTTTGTAAGTTGAAATAAGTTAATTCTTCGCCGTCCTTTACGTTTAGAAGAACAGTTAATTTACTATCTGGGTGGATAATTCTACCGTTATTTTCGTCCTTAAGTTTGTTGTTGTTAATGTAGGCATTGATTTCCTTACTGACATCAGTGCGTGCCATTTCAGTGCCAGAACTTTTACCTAAGAATACAGCAAGCTCATCACTAATAGGAGCTGGCTTGGTGAAACCAGAAGGAGCTCTGTTACCAGATGAGGTCTTCTTTCTGCGTGAAGATGATTTTTCAGCAGCCTTTATTATGCGAACAACGATCTTCTCAAGTGTCTTGTAATCACTTCTTAAAGTTGATTGTAAGTTAGATACTTGTTGAAGCTTGGCGCCATACTCGGCTAATTTGTCGAAAACGGTAGATTCAGTTGGTTGAGTGGCGACTGGCTCTGGTTCTGGAGTAACAACAACTGGTGCAGCTTCAACCTTGGATGCAGCCTTCTTACTTTTCTTTGGGGCAGCTGCCTCTACAACGACATTTTCAACAGGAACAGGGACAGGGACAGGGGCAACAGGAGCAACAGTTTGCTTTTCGGCTTTAGTAGTTCTTACCATTCTATGCAGGTATATACTATAATATGTTTCTTTTTTAAGTTATTTAACGCAAATATATATATTTGTGTAATAATTATAACTCGGTATTAGCAGCATTCTTTTTCCTAAATATTCTTTTTCCTAAATATTTGTCTTACAAAATTCTACAACACTTTGATTAATAAATTAATGATTCATATAACCACATCATACTATCTCTCGCTTGAACTGAAACAATCGTTAATGCAGATAATACATGCAATGCTCCTAACTTTCGGTATTCTATATCAACCCCTGTATAAATCATATGTTCAATTGCGTTCAAACATATTTTTTTCATTTGTTCATGTTCTATCATGATTGAATTGCGAACAAGATAATTATTCCTAAATGGGTCGGTTATGCTGCATATATTTCGCTTTGTTTCATTTGACAATTGTCCTCTGTAATTCCATATATCATTTAAATATCGATAGTATCTGAAATAATCATGTGTGGTAAGATTATTGAACCACGATGATTGCGTATAATTGCCTAACTGGTCAATTTCCATGAATAATTCTTGCACTCTCAAAATCACAGGTTTTTCTTGTATTTCTCGCATTCTATCAACAAGTTCTCTATTATCTACATTTGAAAATGAATTATTGATTATAGCATTCGTATGTCTTGATTCACGCATTGGAGTCATAGTATAATTTTGTGTGATAGTATTGGATATTTCTACATTATTTTCAGTAGATTTTTCATGTTCTCCTGGTAACGATGAAAATAGTATAAATTTCAATTTATACAATGTAACTATGTTATTCATCGTGTTTGAATCCATTTTTTCTCGATTGTATGGATTAATTAATTTGCCTTTTTTTCTAAATAATGAAATGAGAGAACTTACTGCAAATCCATAAAGAAAACCAGCCGAATCTTGATAACTGTAGAAATCGTGAAAAGGAATTTCATGTAGTGGGTCTAATGTTATAAAATCAGTATCGTTTACACATTGTTTGATATTTTTGAATCCAGGACCTCGCAATGAAAAGGAATGTCTTACGATATATCCTCGAAACCGTTTTTGAATAAGAGAACTTGCGCGTGATTCTAAAAAAAACTGATTTACGCGCGTTATCAAAACAGGTTTTGTTCCCGAAATCGGTAATTTATTTTTTCTGGCTATGGCCTTGAGCTGTAATATTTTCAATTTTGATATATCTAATTTGTTTTTGTAAAAATCTATGTAGGACAATATTTCATCGTCTATTTGTAATGGCTTTGAGAACACGTTCATAATAAATAATATAATCCAGTATTTTTATATATTTTGCATAGACAATAATAACAAATTATTATAATACTAAAAAATGATGTTTTTCAAAAAATTGTGCATAAAATTGATTCTGCCTTCCGTTGTCATAAAATACGACATTCGCTCAATAAGCAACTTATTATCTAACTCAAACAAGCAACTAACTAACAACACTAAGTAACAAAACTAACTAACCAAAAACTAACAATGGCAAAACCAGTCGTATTAAACGTAAATGAATGGGACCCAAAAGGTATTAAATACATGGCTCCGAAAGTCAATGACCGTGGTGGAAAATCAATTAACATTATCAGTAAACAATCAAATCGCTCTCTACATATTTCAACTCCATTACTAATGACATGGGGTATTGCTGATTTTGTCGATGACAAAGGTGAATCTGATGGTAAATTCAGTATGTCACTGAACTTTCCAAATGGCGAATATTCAACTGCTGCTACAAATAACTTCTTACAAAAATTAAAAGATTTTGAAAATCAAATTTTAGACGATGCTGTCGTAAACAGTGAAATCTGGTGGGGCGAAGAAATGTCTAGAGAAGTTGCTAAACATACCTTCTTTCCATTCTTGAAGTATTCTAAGAACAAAGATACGAAGAAAATCGATTTAACAAAACCTCCATCCATTCGTGCTAAAGTTCCTAACTACGATGGTAGATGGGCTGTTGAAATTTATGACACTAAATCCAATTTAATATTCCCATGCACAGATGGTAATTTAACACCAGTTGATTTTGTTCCAAAACAATCACAAGTTGCATGCGTATTACAATGTGGTGGTATCTGGATAGGTGGTAAAGGATGGGGATTGACATGGAAACTCATTCAATGCGTTGTCAAACCGCGTGAAGTTGTAAGTGTTTATGGTAAATGTCATATTGAATTGTCAACTGAAGAACGCGATACTATTGACACACAAGAAATCGTAGATGAAGAAGCCGAAGTAGAAGAAGAGTCGCCAGTAAAGACTCCAGAACCAACGTCGACTATTGTTGAAGACAGTGATGACGAAGGAGAACAAGCACAAAATCAGCCAGAACCAGTCAAAGGCGAAGAAGCAGCACCAGCACCAGTTGTAAAAAAAGTTGTCAAAAAGGCAGTCGCACCAACATCATCACCAGAACCACAAGAAGAATCAAAGCCAGCTGTCAAAAAGGTTGTCAAGAAGAAGGCTGTATAAAATAATCAAAAAACAAACAAAACAAATGATTAGTTAGACACATCACATTTTTATAACTCTGTAAATTATAATTAAATTCATTTTTTATGCTATCATGCTGTTTTTATTCAAGTTTTGTATTTTTGATGAATTCCGGATTAGCTGGAATTCATAAATATTATTTGTATTCGGCATTGTTTTTCACGTTGTTTGCAACGTCTTTGTTTGTTCATTCGAATACAAATAACTACACCATTGCAATAGATAAAATTGCTATTTTTTCAATAGTCCTTTACGGCGGAAAAATGTTACTCGAAAAATTAAAAAGCAATCTCTGTATCACGATGTTCACCATATCCACTTTTTTGCTGACTATTTACTTGTATTATTACGGATTTCTACATAAAAAATATTGCTATCATCCAGACACTACAATAGCCAATTTATACCATAGTTTGTTGCATTTGATATCATTTATCGGGCACAGTCTAATAATAACCATGTAAAAAAATACTTATTTATAAATTTACAAAATAATAATCTATAACACTATCTAAAATAATTTACTAGTAATTTCGCGCAGAAACTCTTCTGCATATCTTTTATTTTCATCACGAACAGCTTTAGATGGGGCGTAGCAACGAGTGTCTTTGTAGTTTCGCCTACGTTCTCTTCGATTGTCTGTGATATTTGGATGTAATTTAGAATCTACAAACAAATGTTCAAATCTTTCTCGGTTTTTATCATAAGCACTTGCCTTCCATAGTGCATTCAATTCATCGCATTGAATAGTGAGTGATTTACCATTTTCCAGCATACTTCGGGTTGTCTCTGTTTCGTCCATATTCCATTTTTCGTATATTACGATTGCGGTGCCGTTCCGTTGCCTTACAATAATATCAGCTATGACGCCGAATCCACAGTTTTGAAAAATATCATGTATATGTTGTTTAGAAACATTCTTTGAAATGTTTCTGACAAAAAGGTGAGGGGCAAATGAGGTGGTCATTATTAGTTATTTTTTAATATACCATAAACAATAGTAAGAAAAAGCCTTTCAATTTTATATATTTTTTATAGTTATATTTATATAATGAATAAAACCGCCGCTAAAAAACCTAAATCAGAAAAACCTAAAAAACCTACTCGCAAAAATCAACCTGAAATAAAAGGCGTTCAAGGACACGGAAAAGTATGGGAAAATCAAATTATTTCTGTCATAGTTTCACCCGATGATTACGAAGAGGCATATAATCAACCATATACAGCTCTGCATGATATACCAAAACATTTGAATAAGCAAACCCCCGGAACTCATGTTAGTATTAAAGCCACTGGAACAAATAAAATCGATTTCGGCGATGCCCGTCGCACTATACACAATCTACAAAACCCAGATTCTCCAGTTGAAGCGATTGTAGTAAAATACAAACAACAAGGGAATCAAAAAATACCAGAAAATGTTATACGCATTGACCTCACAAAGGGAAAAACCGAATTGTTAGGCACAATTGCCGAAGAAGAATTATCTGCAAAAATAAATGAATTAGATGACATGGTAAAAAAAGGAGACCCTCTATACAAACAAACCGCGAAAAAATTGCAAAAGCTCATGAAAGCCAACGGAGCCGCACTTTCTGTTGCACCAAAAATAGGCAATCCTGCAAAAAAACGCTCAGGTAGATTACAAATTAGCTTGTCGAATATAACAAAATTCGCCGAACAATATCCTCATTTAGTCATAGAAGATAAAACGTGCAAAGTATACGACAAAGAATGTTTATCTATAATAGAATCCGATAGACGCGTTTTAGCTAAAAAAAATAAAGATGAATCGCCACTGTAATTACAAACATCGATTGAATTCAGATATTAATTCTTGTTTACTGATGGAACGCGGTCCCACCGTGTTGTTGTGTGCAAATTCGATGGATTTCAATTTTTCCATGTTCTCGAATACCAATCGATTGTTTGTGAATTTTATAAAATAATGGGATTGCACGCTTTTTTCTGAACTATTTGTATCTATTTTACCAGCATACACCCCCACACGACGCACTGAAATATCCGGTGCGGCATTTTTGTCAACAAATACAAACCCGATAGGCTCCGCCTTGTCGGCAATGACCCGGTCCACCGATTTTCTTTCCCATATTTGAAAAACAGAATCCACACCATATTCTTCGCCATTGACTAAAAATGATTTATCCGGCAAATCCATTTCAAAAACAAGGTGAAAGCACAATGGGAACGTTTTCTTCAAACTGTCTTTTTTGAAACTTTTCGGTAAAATAAAAGCAATTGTATTACAAAACTCACACGATTTTTTGATGAATTTGATTGCCATCGATGCTTGACGACCGAAGGGAGGATTACCTATTACATGAATCGCCCTGGTTTCACTGGTTTTGAAAGCATTCGAATCCACCATTAAATAATCTTGTTTTATGATTTCGCTGTGTTCTGGTTCTAAATCATAAAATACACAATGCTGAGACAATGTTTTAATCCCTGGAATAAATGCGCCATTTCCTGCACTCGGTTCTATTATCAAATCGTTTCTATCAATTTCAACGTGTTGGTTTACCATATTCAAACACAATTCAACAACCGATGTTTTTGTGTAATATTTATCGATTGTATTACGCTGCAATCCTTTTCTTTGCATGGGTTATTATATACTAATACGCTTATTAGTATATTATTAAATCAATTTTAGAGTAGTTGTCATAAATAATATATCATTATATAGCAATAACAAATGAAAAAAAACAATAATTACTTGTATATATTTATTCTATTCATTGTAGTAAGTATTATTCTATTGTATATTCTGTTTTTCAGATTATCCTGCAAAAAAAAAGAAAATTTTGCTAATCCCGAAATTACAAATGATAATATAAAAATATATGTAATTACACTTCGCCAAGAGCAGCGTATGATAAATATTAAAAATCAGGAAAAAAAAATAAAAGAAAAAATAGAAATTATGGACGCGGTAAAAGGCGATACATTGAATATTAGCGAGCTATTAGGAAGTGGTTTGTTATCTGAATCGTATAAAGATGCAGATAAAATAAAGAAAAGAGAAATTGGCTGTTATATGAGCCATATGAATTTGTATAATTTGATAAAAACAAATAACATGCAGGGGTATACATTAATACTCGAAGATGATTGTAATTTTTTGCATGATAATTTTATGGATATTTTGAAAGAATCTCTCAGTAAATTACGCAATTATGATTTTGATTTATTGTATTTAGGAAATCATAATAATAATCATGGTGAATTAGTAGTAGATAATATTTATAAAACAAATAATAATGAACATCTTATTGGAACACATTGCTATGTAGTAAATAATAAAAATATAGACAAAATAATAGCGTCTACAAAATTCATAGATTCTCCAATAGATATAAAAATAGATTATTTGTGTAAAAAAAATGAAATAATTGTTTTAGTAATTTATCCAATAATCGCAAACCAAGGAGGCTCAACCTATAGTAGTATTCAAGATTTAAATGTTCCGCAAATAAATTGATATTATGACATCGCTTTTTTTTGATATATCATAAATATTCTCCATATTCATATTTGAAATACCTTCACGGCAAAGAACTAGCGTTTGATGTTTTCTTAGATATAATTCTTCTATGTTAAAACTAAACCGTTTCTTCCCTAAATAGAATTCCACCATCGATTGATTCCATAATTCATGAATACCATAAGATAACTCTACGTGTATATTGTTTTTTTCATCGATTTTCACATTATCTGGTAAAACAGGTATATTTTTCACATACAAATCGCACCCTGAATTATCATAAATTAATTCATGATGCCACAATGGAATCAAAAACGTCCCGCCCTTTTCCACCATTTTATATAAATTGTTTTCCCACAAATCGTCTAAAAAAGGATTGAGTATAACACATTCGTCTTTTTGTATTTTATTCACTAGAATCTCTTCAACTGATTTTAAAAATCCCTCCGAAAAATGAAAAACGTCCACATACATATTGAATATTTCGTTAATTTTTACGAGAATATTCTTGTCGAGTTTTTCTAAAAGGTCTAAAGCCTTTGTCTCACAGGATTCGACTATTTTCGTTATTATTATTTGAAATACCTTGTTTTGCATTAGGTTCTCATTCGAATTATGCAGAGACTGTCTCAAAAAAGAAAACAAATCAGTTGCATAATTCATGGTTTCTGATGATATGCATAGGTCGGCATTATTAGATAAATGATGATACGCTTCCGTTATTAATAAAAATTCACCAGTAGAATTTTCACCCTTGTTCTTATCTGGATGATACTGCAATGCTTTGCGACGATATTGTTTTTTTACAATATCCATATTCAATGGATTTCTGTGGTCGAGTGGAATATCTAATATAACACATGCTTTTGTAAAATTCATTTCGCCTGATTTTTTTGAATAATTGTTATTATATAAAAGAAAATACTCTCTAAATGGTAAATTGGACGATAATTGTTATTGAAATATTTCAAAAATATATGCGATTTTTCCATCACAGCGAGAACATCTGATTTGGATAGCATTTTTCGCTGAATGAAATAATAAATGACATACCATATACATTCCGGCACATCTAAATTGTATACTAATATATCATATATGGTATCTCGGAACTGCGTAAATGATAATTTTTTGTATTGCAACATTTCTTGAATAATACTATTGCATATTGTGTTGAAATTGTCTCTCGGTATTTGAGAACCATCGTTCATTAAACCAAATGATTCAGTCTCTTTTATATTGACAATATACGCAGGGTCAACGTAATCCATAATCGTTTTGATTCGTTGTTTTGTTTTTGATTTGATAATCTGGTTTTCGGATATGAAAAAATAAGTTCTCGATGTATTACGCTCATCTGTATTTCCTTTTTTTTCATAGATTAATGGATTAATACGTTGCAAATAGCCTTCCGTCATATTTTTTGTATTGTATTCTTCGCGAACATCCGAATCAATGATGCGATTGACATATTTTGATTTATCGGGACGTTTGACACCGATTATCTTGAAACAATTCAATATATTTTTAGGCAAAAAACTGACATGTTCGGTTATCAAAACGAATTTTATCTGAATGGGTGATGTATAATGATTGTAATGTTGAATGTAACTGTAAAAAATGTCTAACAACTCATTGTGTATCATATGGAAATTTTTGCATACAATAATTCCTGTTTTTTCGGTTTTCATAGATACTATATCTACAATTTGCAGAAATATTTCGTGCCATAGTGTTTTTGAATTGCATCCTAGTATTGACATATCAATTTCATAATGTATATCACTAATATGATAAATATATGTTATTTTGTCGGTTTGACATGTTATTTTCTTGTCATATTTCAATTTACTAGGACTGTATTTTTTCAAAAAATAGAGAACCTGGGAATATTTACCAGAACCCGTCGGTCCGAATACGATCAAGTTTCCAAAATCGGCTATTTTTTTAGGAAAATTTTCATAGATTCCTGATAATTCTGGATGAATGTTGTATTGCTCGACTGAATGAATATATTCTTCGTAATGCGTTTCATAATACTTCATGTTATACTGTTTATTGTAATTTATAGAGAAGTCATATTTATTATTTATACGTATTGTGTTATAAATAATAATTCTATTGCACATATTTCGAATTTTTTAATTTCGAAAATCGGTCGGACAAGAAAACCATGTATCCCGATAATCCGAGACCAGCTCCACATAAGCATATTTTTAATATAAATATAATCATTAACATTCGTGGAGGAATTATTTTACCTATGAAAATATAATCGAAAAAAATGGTATTATGACTTTCGCCAAAATAAAACAATGCTAGGAACCAGGTGAATGCAATTGTAGTAATAAACATAGTAAAATAAATGCTGATTATTTTCTTCGATTCATTTGATAATTTCATTGTTTCTTTTTCTTTATTGAATTTTGAATGAAGTGTCTTCAATGTAAACACTACCATAGTGGATGAAACTGCATTGAGAATAATTATAGAAGTTATAATAATAGTTATCACTTGTTCGGATTTTTTTGATAAAAACATGTCTTTTATTATAAAAATAGAATACACGATATTTATTACATAGAGTAATACTATACCTACGAGTGCTGAATTTCGCACATATAATGCAATAAATGCAGCTACGTAAATAATGGCAAAAATTATATATGCTATTATCGGGAAACAATTTTTAATATCTGGACCATAGTTTACAGGATTGACTCGATTGATTTGTGTTTTGATACCGGTTGTAAGATTATTAACCCCTTTTATTAAATTTTCACTTGGTGTTGCCATACTATAATATTATTACATTTTATTTGATAAATATGTTTGCTGTATCCATTCGACTAATTCGTCGACGCCTGTATTCATATAAGTTGTCTTGTATTTTGCTAATTTGAAAAATGCAGGTTTAGTTGCATTGGGTGCCATATAAAATATATAGGGTCCGAATTTCCCTTTTCGGATACTGAGCTCTGCATTCAATGATTTCAACATGTTTGGATTTTTATCTTGCAACATGGGAGGCAATCTCGGTGCATCAGGGTCGGCAACTTCTGGTTGCAGCAGAGCGACTACGTCTTCGAGAACAATCGAATCGATCGGTTTTTTGATGGATTTTATCGATGCAGTTTTTTCACCCCATTTCACATAAGGACCGTATTTCCCATTTTTGATAAAAACATCGCATTCTTCATATTTTCCTAAATAATCGTTTTTGATTTCGAATAAATCTTCCGCTAAATATTTCCCTTGTTTTAATTTTTCCAGGTCTATTTTTATTTTCGGATTCACTGATTTGTATTGAGGTTCTGGTTCCCCGTCGCCGTTGCCATCCCCATCGCCCACATATTTCAAGGATGCTCCATATTGATGGAATATGAGTTCATAGTTTTTTCCATCGGAAGACCCGACAAAATATTTAGGTTTCTCCATTTTCGCAACTACCTTTGAGAGAACCTTGATGGTTTTATTACAATTATCACATATTTCACTCCATTTTTCCATAACCCCCGATGAAATTTTGTCTAAATCATCTTCCATATTTTTCGTGTAATCATAATCAAACAATATTTCAAAATGTTCGGTCAAAAATTCCAGCGTTACTATTCCTAAAGATTGGATGACCAGTTTGTTTTTCTCTTTTCCAAATGTCTTTTCAAGAATTCGTTTTTCGAGAACATCACCACGTAATACAAATTCCTCGCATTTTACGTTGATTCCAGGAACGTCCGTTTTCTTCACATATCCGCGTTCAATAATTGTGTCAATAATCATCGCAAAAGTGGATGGACGACCGATTCCTAAATCTTCTAGTTTTTTGATGAGACTCGATTCTGTATAATGAGAATGACGGTTCGCAACTGAAACAATACTTTCTATTTTTACATACGGTATATGAGAACCTGGTTTCAAAGATTGAAAAAACAATAATAATCCTTGTCCTGAATTTTGTCCGTCCAATACAGAATCCACTTCTTCTGTATTTTGCGATGTAACCACCTTCCAACCTAGAAATACAGGTATTTCAACAATATTCACATAACAATGTTTTTCAGGAGCAGTTATCGACACCTTTGTGCATTTGTATTTTGCGGCGGCCATGCAACTTTCGACGGTGTTTCTCCATATGTGTTTGTAGAGCGTTTGTGCACGTGCATCGACACCACTTATAAATCCGGTTTCTAAATGTGTTACTCGAATGGCCTCGTGGGGATTCGCATTGTCACAATTTTCTATAACACTAAAATCGCCTAAATATTCTTCCGAATTCCATTTTTCCATTATGTATCCCCGCGCCTTCAACAAAAAGTCCACCGAATATTTTGTGCTATCTGTTCGCATATAAGTAATATGTCCTCCTTGATACAAGGTTTGACAATGATTCATGGTTTCTTTAGGAGACATATTGAGAACATTACTTGTATATTGTAATAAAATCGATGTATTGAATGGTTTCGGTGGTTGTCGGAGGGAATCTTTCGGCGAATCCATCGATAGTTTGTGGGAGAATGTTTTTGACAATTCCAGGAACCTAGATATTTCCCCCCCTTCGACGAAATCATGATTTAGCGAAAATGGAATTTGTTTTGCAAAAAAATACCCTGTGGTTTTGTATTTTGTTTCAGGTTCTCCACCGTCACGTAATAATTGTTCATTATCATAGACAAGTCGAAGTGCGGGAGTCTGACAACGACCTGCCGACAATCCATTCGTTTTACTATTGTGTATGTGTTTCCATAAAAATGGCGATACCTTGAATCCGACAATCATATCGAGAACTTGTCGAGCATGTTGCGCAAGCACTAAATTCATATCTATAACACCTGGATTTTGGATGGCTTTTTGAATCGCTGGTTTCGTAATTTCGTGAAATATGATTCGCTTTGTTGTCAAAACGGGCAAATCAAACATATCACATATATGCCACGCAATTGCCTCACCTTCTCGGTCATCGTCGGTTGCTAGTATTACATTTGATTTAGAGAACCCGGATATACAGGATTTCATAAATTTGACGTGGTCCTTTTTTTCATCGATTGCCGAGAACTTGATTGCATAATCCTCTTTTGTGGCTATATTTTTGAGACCGTCAATGTATCTGAGATGACCCTTGCTTGCTATACATTTGTAATCCGCTCCTAGGAATCCTTCTATTTTAGCACATTTAGACGGTGATTCCACAATAACCAAATAGATCGCGGATGAGTTCGTGTTGACATATTCTTTTGATTGTGTTGATTTTCGCCTGAAATATTTAGGAGGCATCTCCTATACAACGAGTATTATATAAATAACATAAATAACGTTTAAGTGTTTTTTGTATGTATGTTTCCATTTTATGCTTTGAATGCATAAAATTGATATATTACCACCCCCTCCAAACAAAAGGTATAATTATCGCATTATTTTACAAATAATGTTTCGATGTTTTAAATGGGTTGTTTCTAAAAAACAACCTAGCGAAACCCAGGATTCGTTGATCTATTATTATGACATTATTCATAAAAACAAATCATGCGACCATTCTTGTAATTTCACTGAAATCGATTATTACACAACACTCAGCAAAACACGTTCTATTCAAAAAAAAATACCTGGACGACGCATTCACGTGTGATTTACGCCCTGTTGAATATATATTGCATATCTTGTTTTTTCGTTTCGATAACGGATGTATTGTTATCACTCACAGAATAAAAATTACAATTTATTTTGCTCCCTTTTTCACGTTTGAATTTCATACAATCTTCATATAGTCTGTAGAACAATTCGTTTGTTTCTTTGTCTTCTAAATAATGCGTATTTTTTTTCATATTTTTTGGTATATTGTATACAAACATGTTTTAGATAAATATTTTACTTATAGACAAAAACGAAGCATCCATCTAAATACCACCAATAATACAAAATTGAATATATTGTTTTATTACGTTCGATTGTATATTTAAAAATCACCGTATGACATCATTTACATTGCAAATACATTCAAGAAACTACGAAACATGGTCTATAACACAATCCGCCGACTACGCCCCTTCCAATCCAAATTATCATCCACAAGACCACAAACATTTTCACGAAGACGTTATCGATTCAACCACTTTGACAATCATTTCATCCCCTCTTCGAGAACAACCCTATATACCAGGAATTCTCGTTTTAGAGAACAACAAAACCTATGGTAGAACAGAGAACAAAAAACGCCTGTTGTATAAGTGCATCCCACACAAAAAAAACTATCCGGCATTTTTAGTGCCATATGAACCGACGCTCGGGTTCTCGAAACATATTTTGAATCATTATGTGATTTTCAAATATACACAATGGAATGATACACACCCTCGCGGCGAATTAGTCGAAACGTTCGGAGCCATCGATGATTATCAAGCCTTTGAAAAATATCAAATCCATTGCAAAAACCTATACCATTCGATTCAACCATTAAACCAACACATAAAAATGAAATTCAAAGAAATCGCCGAGAATCAATACATCGAGAACATACTCAACGCCCATCCAGAAATTCAAGATAGAACATCCGAATATGTGTTCTCAATAGACAACGATACCACGACAGATTATGATGATGCTATAAGTATAACACAAACGCCCGACACCACTCGAATATCGGTTTATATTGCAAACGTAGCACTCTGTCTCGACGCACTAGACGCATGGAATATTCAAGAGTATCGCACATCCACCATTTATTTACCGGATAAAAAACACTCCATGTTACCTACACAATTATCACAACATGTCTGCAGTCTGGTTGAAAAAACAAAACGTCTAGCCATTACAATCGATTATATCTATGACAATTCCAATACCCTTGTAGATGTCCAATATTCAACTTCCATCATCACCGTCAAAAAGAACTTTCATTACGATTCGCCTAAATTATCCAAAAACCCCCAGTATCACCGTCTATTTGAATTTACCAATAAAATTTCCTCAACGAGCCCAATCACAGATAGTCACGAATTAGTTGCATACTGGATGGTGAAAATGAATGAGACGTCTGCTAAATTATTGCATGCAAATCAGTGTGGTATTTTCAGAAAAACAACAACACCATACACCACACCTACCGAGAACATACAATCGAATGAGATGTTCCTATATCACTTTACGAATAAAATATCGAGCGAATATGATACATTTGATGAATCGAAAACATATTATCATCATTCTCTTAACATGGATTATTATGTTCATATCACAAGTCCTATCCGAAGAATTGTGGATTTATTGAATCAAATTTGTTTTTTGAAAATCATCAATACAACCTTGTCCCCATCGGCCACCGAATTTTTGAACCATTACTGTCAAAAAATTCAAAAAATAAATACCGATGCAAAATCGATACGAAAAGTTCAAATGAGTTGCGAACTAATGTATTTATCCACACATACAGATATAATGAATCGCACATATGATGCCATGATTTTTCAACAAGCCGAAAAGGGGTATTTGGTTTATATAGCCGAATTGAAATTGTTGACGAAGATAAAAACCCCTATTGTGCTGCAAATCAAAACAATCGTTCAATGCAAAATATATGTGTTTCAAAAAAAGGATTCTATAACACAAAAAATCAAGGTGGATTTATTAGAAAATTGAAAAACAATACAAGACAAAACCTTATATCACAATACTCAAACCATGAACACATTAATACTTTGCGCAATTATTTGTATATTATATTCGTCTGGTGGAATACTAACTATTCGAATACCCTTTAGTAAAATATTGAAGACAGCTGCTACGAATATACCGTTCGATATTGAATGGCCGACACACCATCTGTTTGTGTCATATGCAAACAATACTAACGATACTGTAAAAATACATGAGTATCAAGATAATTCGCCCTATCTTACGCCATATAATTTAGCAATGTTATTTGAATAAAACAAACAAACAGTTACAGTATATTTTTTTACAGGATTGAATCATTATTTCACAATATATGATTATATAAAAATATATATATCTATATTATAATGTCATCAACCAAATTTACTTACAAAGGTCAAGAATTCGAAATCAATTCGCTTGGTCAATTGACATTAGCATTTCCAATGAAACTAACACTCGCTGATTTCAATAATATATTTGCTCTCGAAGACGTAAAAAATAATGTAACTGCATTACAAATAAACAATTTTTATACTTTACAACAAATTCCAGCAAATTTATTCAAGTTAACAAATTTACGTATTTTACAAATAATCAAATGCAATATTTCAGTGCTACCAAAATCTATTGGCAAATTACAAAATTTACAACACTTATATTTACAAGATAATAAATTACAAAATTTACCTGACTCACTTGCTAGTATACCCGGTTTAAAATTATTATATTTGGAAAAAAATCCATTAGAAGCTACCAAAAACAATATTGATACTTTGCATTCGATATATAATAATGGGTCTAGTCCTAAACCTATTATTCGTGTTGATGATAATTTTGGTGATTTACATTTAGTAACTGACCGGGTATATAAAACTGGCACTACAAAAGGTAAACCTTTTAAACAAAACATGTTATTGCAATCTGATTTTGATATATTATTACATCAACCCCCACCTCCACCCACACCCCCAAAGGAAAAAACCCCAAAAAAGCTTTCCCGAAGTTCATCCAATCGTTCAAACCGCACTAAGCGTTCAAGAAGTTCATCAAATCGTTCAAACGGAACCCAGCGTAGCCGAAGTTCATGAAAATATTAATCCCGGATCTCTCCCATCCGGTCGGTGATTCTCCCATCCGGGTGATGGGCATGCCAAAGAAAAACCAAAAGAAAACCAAAAGAAAACCAAAAGAAAAACCAAAAAAAAATCGGAAAATAATGCGAAAAACAAAATCCA